TCCAGAAGTCACAGAAGTTGGAGTCGCAATCGGTTTAACCTCCAAACTCCACATTCCAACAGCCAAAGCAATAGGGTCCCAGTCATCTGCGACATAATGCAGAAACTCATCTGCGGTCGTCGCCTTAAATCCCTCTGTCTGCTCAGTATGTGTACATTTATGAGAAGCCTGCGGCTTCTCTGTTTTCTGTGGCTTTGGCTTTGGCTTATCAACTGCCTTTGAGCGCGAAGCGCTCAAATAGTCAAATGGATTATCATATTCCGTTACACCACCATCGGGACTAATATGACCTATAACCACCATATTTTTAACTAATATACTCTCATACTTACCCGGTTTAACCAGAGCATAAACAATATTTCTTTTAACCTGAGACAACTTATCAAACTCGTTTTGTGGAATAACAAAGACTTCATTTCCATTATACTGTCCAATAACGCCTCTTTCATCTCTAATATCCAAACTCATTTTTCCAACCGTTCCTTTCTAAACTGAAAATCCCTACTGTTCCTTTCAATTATTCTATCTTACATATATATTGTATCATATTTATTTATATTTATCAACTAATATATACCCCCACTTTTGAAATGAAATTTTATAATGCCCTCTCTCCCTCCATGCCCCGGATTTAAAAAATTCCGAGCGCCCCATGAGGAATTTTTAAGAATGGAGTCTGAGGACGAAGTCCGAAGACGGAATTCTTAAAATTCCGAATTCTTCTCTATATCTTAACTATTCAGACAGACAGAATTTAAGACAGAATTTAAGAATTTTATAAGACTTTTCGGAATTTTTCTCCGAACAATAAATCAAAATTCCGAAAACAGACTCTGATTTTAAGAATTTCATCACAGTTTTAGGATAAAATTCTTAAAACTCTTCAGCATTTTTATCTTAAAACTCAAATGAAATTCTTAAAACAGACTCCGATTTTAAGAAAAATATCCACATTTTCAGACACGGTTGGGATAAAATTCTTAAAACTGTTTTCGGAATTTTTGTCTGAAAACTCAAGTAAAATTCTTAAGAACAGAATTCTTTTTCAGAATTTCATCCAAAATTCCGAAAACGTTTTAGGAAAAAAATCTTAAAACCTATATTCAGTTGTCTTAACTTCAGACTCTTTTTCGGAATCTGTCTCAGAATCATTTTCGGAATTTAAGACAGAATTTAGGAAATTAGGATTTTTTCTTTCTCGCCACCCCGGACTTGAATAAATAGTTTTCACATTGATGCCAAGCATTTCGGAAATCTCAGGCGCACGTTTGCCTTCATTAGCCAATTCCCAAACCACTTCATCAGACACCAATTTGCGGCGACCGGTTGTTTTACCTATCTCAACTTTCTTATCATAAGAAACCTTCATATTATCAATTTGCGGAACTATAAAGTTCATAGCCATCTTGACCATTGGGTCATTTGAATTAGGCTCCTCTCCATAAATACCATAGCGAATCAACTGAAAATAGATTTCCTTCTGCTGCTCCACAGGTAATGATTCACAAGAGGTAAGCCAGCTGGACATAACTCTCATACTATCGCGCATACTTATACCTCCTTTTCCAGAGGACCAAGTACCCTTTGCAGTGCTATGTCAAACTCTTCACTTCTTTCGAACACCCAGCAAGTATATTCTGGATTTTTTGGATTCGGCATTTCGTGCACAGGGAAGAATCCCATCTCAACTAAAGTGGTCATCACTTTAAGCGAGTAAATGATTTTGTTTGGATGCTTCGCATCCAAAGAGTTAGATGTTTTGTTTTGCATTAGATTATCTCCTTTATAGAATTTGTTCTGCGATATATTCCTTTATCGCTTTGCGAATAACTTGCGACAGGGTCAAGCCTTCTTCCTTCGCGTAGTCTTGCAATACTTCTTTTTCGGCGGGGTCAATTCTAATAGTAATTGTTGCGCCGGTATTTTCATTCGACAAATGAATCAACTCCTTTCACTTATATATGAAAGTTAGAACTCAAATTTTGTCTTACATTGTCCTACACGATTATCGTCATTTAGCGTTAAACACCGTCCCCATAGACTCTGAAAATGTCCTAAATTCGGTCTTAATTTCAGAGTTTAGGATAAATATATAGAAACATTGCGGCTTTCCAATTTTCTGGGGCCTGGCAATGAGAATAAAAGGTCAATAAAATCCGTTACGATTTTTTTCTTAATTCAATTATACCAAATATTTCACGCAAAATCAACCTAATAAGGCTTGCAGTTCACCTCCCCCTTTAAGAAACCTGAAGGTCACTATTGATTTTTTATAAAAAATTTGTTATAATATATATGTAAGATGAAAGAAAGATAAATGAAAGGGTTGATGAATATGACACTTGAGCAGATTAAAGAGATAGCAAATGAATACGCAGCAAAGGTTGGTATGACTTTAGATATTCCAGTAGTAATCAATGGAAGATTAACCAGAACATTAGGTTGTGTGCGCTCCGTTCGTAACACTCGTACAGGCTATGTTGAAGCAACTCAGATGGACATCTCTCGTCAAATGCTTGACACTTGCTCAGAAGATAGCATCAGAAGTGTCATTGGTCACGAAGTAGCCCACTATGTAGTAATCCAGGAGACACACGCAAGTCATGGACACGACGCAGTTTTCAAAGCTGCTTGCGCTCGTCTCGGTGTTGAGAACGACAAGCCTGCAACAGAGGTAGAAAGAGTTGTGGCTGTTCACTCTAAATATGAAGTATGGTGTGACACTTGTAATGAGAATGTTGGTAACTATTCTCGTATGTGTAAGACACTGCAGAACCTTGCGTTCTGCACTTGCAACAAGTGTAAAACAAGTAACCTTAGATTAGTTCAGAATTGGTAGGAGGTAGAAAATGGCAGATGAAATTATCAAACTGTATGAATATTTTTGCAACGACCCGGCTATGCAAACACTGGCAATCGTAGTGTGTATTGGATTTGTCCTGTTTATTCTGCTATGGCTGTTTGTGTTCGGTTTCATTATGAAGCAGTTTTTCGGAATGAGAAAAGAGTTTAAGGATTTTGATAAGCATTTTAAGAACTGGTAGGAGGTGACATCGTGAATCATACTCTGTTTCATATCTATATGATTGAATATAAGTATCACGATAAAGCCAGTAAGAAAGATTATTTGAATGGGCGTGTCAATGAGATGCACGCCCAGAAGGCTCAAGAAGCCAAAGATAAGATGCGGGCTTTATTGCAGAGAGGGAAGTAACCATTTAGCTACTTCCCTCTCTAATTGATTTTTATAAAAAAAAATGTTATTATATATATGTAATAAAGATAAAGAATGTAATCACGAAAGGGTTGGTGGAATATATGGTAGCAAAGTCTTATCAGAATTTGAAAGTTGTTAAAGAGCCTTATATGGTAAATGGCAGAATGTATGTTCAGGTGGAACTCGGCAATGGTTCTGCAAAACAGGTGCGCTGGTATTCTGACGCAGAGTATAAGAAGATGTATCCTGATGCAGTAATCGACCATAGCAACGACCCTTACTGGAAGAGCCAGAAGGAAGTGCTTGGATTTAAGGCTGGTTTCATTACCATCTTTACAGGCAACACATATGAGAATAAGGAATGGTTCAAGGAAATCGGTTGTACTTACCGTAAGTTCTGGGGCTGGGGACTTCCTGGCGATATGGAACTTCCTGCTGAGCTTCCTGAGGGAATTGCGGCTGTTCGTCTTGACTGGGAGCTTGTAGGCAAGGACGACGAGGTTCTCAAGACTGATGCTGAAGTTCAGAAGGCAGTTGCATCTCTTACTGAAGAGCCAAGCGTTTCTGAGTATCAGGGTACTATCGGTGATAGAATTACTGTTGAACTCACAGTTAAGAAGGCTATCAAACTCAATGGCTTCTATGGTGAAAGCACTATGCACATTATGGAAGATGCTGCTCAGAATGTATATGTATGGACAACTGCATCTAAGACCTGGGCAGAGGGTGCTGTTAAGGTAGTTGCGGGAACCATCAAAGACCATAGAGAATATAAGAATACAAAGCAGACTGTTCTTACTCGTTGTAAGGAAGTTGTGAAATAAGGGAGGAAGAGAAGAATGAGAAAGTTGAATATTGTTTTGGTAATACTGTGGGCAATCTGTCTGATTATGGATATTGTGAGCTGGGCGAATGGCGGCTCCCCTAATTGGCTCAATATGATACTTGCCCATGTGTGCTTGATTATCAATAACCTTGATTTGTCGCTGAGAAAGTAGGAGGTGCGGATATGCAGGTTGTGATTGAAATTTCTGAAGATGAGATGTTTGAGTTATCCAGAGGAGTGAGAAGCATGAGCGACCTGGATATTGTGATTAAAGAAAATCTGATTGAAGACCCCGAAGCTATTTTAGGGGCAGAGATAAGGGTGGTGAAATAATGGCAGTATCTGGTTATCATCATTCTGGTGCTTGTCATTTTGACCTATGGGCACCAGGAGAGAGAACTGATGTCGAAAACCGAGCATTTTCTCCATATGCCAAACATATGCAAGAGCTTGAGGATATAATTCAAAGTTGTGTCGAGGCTGCGCTGAGAGGAGAAACTAATTTAACATTTGACCTTGATGATGACTTGTCTGACGAAGATTTGGCTTATATTCAATCGGAAATTCAGAAAAGGGTATAATAACAGGGAGCTTGCGGGCTCCCTTGATTTTTATTAAAATTTATGGTATTATATATATGTAATAAAGATAAAGGAAAGGTAAGGTGTTGATTATGAGAAAGTTACCTGAAAGCGATTTAGAACAGATTTTAGAATTACCTGAGTACATTCAGGACCAGGTACTTCTTAAGGGTGAACACTTTGATGCAGATAAATGGGATAAGTATTTAGCAGATAAGGAGAGTGGTCGTAAATGAGAAAAATGAGAAAAACTTATCAGAGAAAATTTAACGCAGTAATGCGTAAGTTAAATAGAAATATTGCCAATGATGATTTGTGGCGCGGACGCTTCTATTTCTTCCAGAAGGATATGAGCTTTGAAGAGTTCGAGGACCATTCCGGTGGAATGATGCACATTGTGATAAGAGCCTATGATAAAAAAACTGGCTATTACAAGGATTTCATTGTTGAGTGGGCGCCATATTTAACCTTTGGTGGACATAGAATATGGGAAATGGCTAATCATTTTATCGCAGAAGACAGCGGCGTGTGGTATGAAGAGCCAAGAATAAATAGAGTAACTGCGCCGGATTGGACTGGTGTTCGAGTGGACACTGGTAAAGTTGGTGCTTATGAACCGAACTATTATGTGAGTTATAAATATTGGAAGGAGAACAACAATGGGTAAGACATATGCAGTAAGTGATATACACGGCGTGATGGACCTGTGGCGACAGATTTCTGAATACTGCGGTCCAGACGACACTATATATTTTCTCGGTGATGCTTCAGACAGAGGTCCTCAGTGCTGGACAACTCTGATGGCAATTTACAATGACCCGAGAGTAAGGTTTATTAAGGGAAACCACGAGGATATGCTTGTTAAGGCTATCCAGCAGGAAAGAAGTGACCTGCCTTGGCGTGATGACATTCAGTTGCTTTATCACAACGGTGGAGAGCGCACACTTGAAGGTTTCCTTGCTATGAGTAAGGAAGAGCAGGATAAGTGGTATGCTACTCTTGTTCAGCTTCCTACTCGTCTTGATTATGTAAACACAAGTGGACAGAAGATTGCGTTGACACATGCGGGCTTCGACCCTTGGCAGGATGAGGAGTGGCGTGATTATATCTGGGATAGAGACCATATTAGTAGCCATTGGTCATATCCAGAAGATGAAAAGTGTGAAGGCGATGAAACCGATACTCTTGATTTCATTGTTCATGGTCATACTCCATTTGAATATCTATATACTTGGCATTACAGAGGCTATGATGTAATTTCTCAGGCTCAGTCTGCGGATGTTCGTCTAACTCCTGATGACCCAATTCATGCAGTAAGATATTGTGGCGGAAAGAAGATTGACATTGATTGCGGTGCCTTCTTCACTGGAGAGACTCTGCTTCTTGACCTTGATACATTCGAGGAAGTTCACTTTAAGACTGACCTAACTCAGGAAGAGGATGAGGACTAATTCTAAAGAGAATTGATACGAGGGAGACTTTTAGGCAACTAAAAGTTCTCCCTTGATTTTTTATAAAAATTATGTTATTATATATATGTAAGATAAAGAAAGGAAGGTAATGGTTATGGGTATTAAAGAGTTTCTCTGTAAACACAGTGTATATACTATAATTAAGAGTGAAAGAGCTGATACAAAATATGTTTGCCAGTGTCAGAAGTGCGGACACCAGTGGACAAAGATGAAGGCAGCTGGTGAAGATTACGAAGTCGGAACTGTTGTTCATAGATAAGGAGGTCGGTCAGTATGTCTTTAATGAAAGTACATTTCGTTGGTGGGATTAGCGGAGATAGGGTTGAGGTTTCAATCTTTAAGGAAGATAACACTAAGCCTGTGTTTAAGGAAAGTTATGCGTATGGTTATAACGCTGCTTATTGTCGTGACTATGCAAATGAGAAGTGCCTTTTCATTGGTGACATTCTCAGAGACCTTGTAGAAACCTATTATATCGGCAATGGAGAGATTAAGTATAGCGGTTACTTAGTATTCCCTCAGAGAGATATGAGAGAAGATGAAGTTCAGCGTCTGGTTGATAAAATTTTGGAGGAAGTGTAATGGGATTTGAGTATAGAGCCGTGGTTGCGGTTGGAATAAAAGTTAGTGTTGAAGAAATATCTGCGGCTTACGATTATCTTTGCCAGCAGTTTGATGAGGACTATGCTGATGAGTGGTATGAAAAACTCTTTGATGATGAATGGCTTACACCAGTTCAGTATGAATATGGTGAACCTTCTCATTATGTATTTACCACTCCGGACCATGTAACTAAAGTAGGTGAAGATTGTTATGCTAAGTCTATTGGAGGAATATGGCAGCGACTTAATTACAAGACTTATGAGCCTATTATTCAGGCTTTCAAAGAGGTGTTTGGTCATGTTGTAGAGCCGGACGACCATCAGGTCGATATTTACCTGGGTCTCGAGCAAGACTTTTAGAGAAAAAGGTCTTAATTGATTTTTTATAAAAAAAATGTTATTATATATATGTAAGATAAAGAAAAGAAGAAAAACAAAGAAGGGAAATGAAGCCGATGCAGATGATTGATAAAATTACTGAAACAGAAAAGAATATGTTTATGAGATACCTCGAGAGCTATGCCTATTCTGGTGGTGACTGTGGCGAAATCAAGGCTACATTCGAGCATCTTCTTCGCTTCTGGAATGAGAATAAGGGAAGATATTTAGGTCACATTTTCGGAAATCAGCTTATCCTTCAGAAGGAACTCTCTTATGAGAGAAGTAGAGCCGAGCTTGAGGACCAGTTAGATGAGAAGTTTTACTCATATTCAGCAAGAGAAACTGCGCCTGGTCGTTTCTATCAGGACTATATCGAGTGGCGTAGCCAGTTCTATGACCGTGATAGCAACAACAGAGAAGTGTATTATGCTCTTGATGCTCTTATGAGCACAGATGCACTTATCAATAACAGATATGACGGAGAAACTGTGAGCTTTATGGGACCGAACGGTAAAGAAATCAAAATCCCTCACGGTTGTCGTGCCACTCGTATGATTGGTAAGATTGCTGAAGCCTACGGAATTAAGGGATTTGAAGATTTCCGTATTGCACACTCTATGGTGTTGAACCAGAAGATGTTAAAGGGTAATCTTTGCATCTCTATCCACCCTCTTGACTATGTAACTATGTCAGATAATGAGTGTGACTGGTCATCTTGTATGTCTTGGAAAGAGGACGGTTGCTATCGTCAGGGAACTGTGGAGATGATGAACTCTCCTATGGTAGTAGTTGCATATCTTACTGCGGCTGACAATATGTGGATGCCTGGTAACAACTCTTGGAATAACAAGAAGTGGAGAGAGCTTTATATCGTGAATGATGAAATCATCACTAACATTAAGGCTTATCCTTACTGCAACGAAGAGCTTACTAAAATCGTTATCAAGTGGTTAAAGGAGCTTGTAACTGCATCTGACCTTGGTTGGAAGTATGACGAGAACCCTACTGCTTGGCGTCACGATGAGCAGGAATATGTAGAGCGTTTCAAGGAAAAGAGTATCCGTATCTATCCTGAAACTGAGTTTATGTACAACGACTTCGAGGCTAACTGCCAGCAGTGGTCATATATCGCAGAAGAGTTGTCTGGTGGTACACATTACATCAACTACTCTGGTCAGTGTGAGTGTATGGCGTGTGGTGCTGCAACTGGCAACTTCGACGGAGAAGGTCGTGTAGTATGTGAGGACTGTGAGGAAATCACATACTGTGATGATTGCGGCGACCGCATCTACGGTGGAGATGACACTTACTATGTGGACGGACAGACTATCTGTGAGAGCTGCTATGATAATCATACCTTCGAGGATATGCTTACTGGCGAGGCTCATATGAAGTATAACGGATATGAGGTAGCGATTGCACCTGATAAGGACGCACCTTTTGAGGGTTGCAAGTTGTTCTATGATAATGGCTGGAGAGACCGTGGAAATCGTGCGGTAACAGCCGAAGATAGAGGTCATACTATCTATAAGGCAATGAGCAGACACATCTACTTCTATGACGAAACTATTGATGAAGCAATGGAGAGATATTCTACTGCAAAGAAACTTCATCAGGTTGAAGGTAGATATGAGAACCGTTGGATTATCTATTTGAGCGAGGTTACAGAGGAACTTGCAACAGACCTTGGCTACGAATCGCTTGAGGATATGAAGAAAGAGTTTTATGGCTCAGAGGAGATACTAATCTCCTAAGAGCCACCCCCAAGCCTTGGGGCGAAAAAATCTCAAATTGATTTTTTCAAAAAAAAATGATATTATATATATGTAAGAAAGATAAAGAAACAATATCTTAAAAACAATCAACCAATCAAATCAAGTTCAAAAAAGAAAAGGAGAACAGGAACATGGAAAAGATTACTAAGAAAGCAATGTATGGCGCACTCGTTAACTTCGCAAATGGTGGAGAGCTTATCGCTGACACTAAGGACGGTCAGGTGACTGTATCTATGGAGCAGCTCGCTGAGTTTGCTACTCGTGAGATTGAGCTTCTTGACAACAAGGCTGCAAAGGCTAAGGCTGCTGCTGCTAAGAAGAAGACTGAGGGAGATGAGCTTCAGGATGCTGTAGCAGCTGCTCTTTCTGATACTGACTTCGAGCCTATCGCAGACATCGCAGAGAGAGTTGACGGCGAGGATGTTACTGTAAGTAAGGTAACTTACAGACTTACTCAGCTCGTAAAGAACGGAGTTGCTGAGAAGCAGGAAATCGCAGTACCTACTGCAGACGGTAAGACTCGTAAGATTATGGGTTACAGACTCGTAGTTGCCGAGGTTGCTGACGAGGTTGAGGAGGCGTAAGCCTTCCTCGCCTAGGAATAGAGTGATGAATAAGCCCCAGGGGAAACGGATGTCCCCTGGGGCTTTTAATTTAATTCTAAACTTGTGTTCCACAAGTCTGCTCCGGGCGCCGAGGGGCGTCACATATCGTCAGCTCGAAACGAAAGAGCCTTTTAGAATTTTTTCGTTGAAATTGTACTAAAATTATGTTATAATATTTTTAGAAAGGAGTAATATGCAATGAAATATAGTTTACATAGTAGAGTAGAAACTGAATATCTCCAGAAGGCAGATGAAATTAGAGTCGACACTAGAGATTATCGTTCAGTTCCCGATTTAATTGACAAATATCCGGATAAAGACATTGTTCTTGAACTATTCCATAAGACAGATATAGATTGGAATGAATTGCGCCGTTGGGGTATTTTATCTCGCGGACACTTGATTTTATGTCTTGATAGACCGGAAGATTTTCCAAAAGCAACAGAAATTGGAGTTAAATATTATTTGGGATATCCAGTCGAGTCATTCTATGAAATGAGGGCATTGGTTGACAATGGAGTATGTTGTGTTAATCTTGGTATGCCTCTTATTTTTGATGTGAATGAGTTGGTTGACTTTAAGAAGTTCCATCCTGTTGAATTTAGATATTGTCCAACAGTGGCATATTATGATGGATTGCATAGAGAAGATGGAGTTTGCGGCGGCTGGATTAGACCGGAAGACCTGGAAATGTATGAGCCAGTACTTGACAGAATTGAGTTTAATCATATTAAAACAGATAAAGAGCAGGCTTTATATCGTATTTATGCTGAGCAGAAAGAGTGGCCTGGTGACCTGGGAATGATTATTGAGAACTTTAATCATATCGGCGTAAACCGAATGATTATGCGTGAAGTAACCCTGTCTCGTATGAACTGTAAGCACAGATGTCAGACGAAGGGAACCTGCAATATATGCCCTCGTGCCGTGTCTTTGGCAGACCCTGACAGGATAAAAGAGTGGCAGTCTAGCGAAAAGATTACCGATTGATTTTTATAAAAAATTATTGTATAATATATTTAGAAATAAAAGAAAGGTGGGAAAGGTATGCAGAACTTAAAAGTAGAAGATTATAAGCTGATGAAGACTTTAGTTGGCATGAGTCAAGAAGGTCTAAGACGCACTATGGCTACCTATCTCGAGAATAAGTATCCTAAGCTAATTCAAACAAAGGATTACTTATACGCAGAGGGCGATATTCCGATTGCTCTCGTTGCGCATCTCGACACAGTATTTGCTAAACCAGCAAAAGATGTATTTTATGATAGAGAGCAGGGTGTAATGTGGAGTCCACAGGGTCTTGGAGCAGATGACCGTGCTGGAATATTTGCAATCATTAAAATACTTCAGAGTAAGTATAGACCAACAGTTATTTTAACAACTGATGAAGAGAAGGGTTGTTTAGGTTCGGATAAGTTGGTTATTGACTTCCCTGAAGCACCTTCAAAACTAAATTATATTATACAGTTGGACAGACGAGGAACTAATGACTGTGTATTTTATGACTGCGACAATGATGCGTTTGTAAAATATGTTGAACAGTTTGGTTTCATAGAAAATTTTGGTTCATTGTCTGATATTAGTGTAATATGTCCTGAGTGGGGTATGGCAGGAGTTAACCTTTCAGTAGGATATGAAGGAGAACATTCGGAGACGGAAATACTTCATGTTGGACCTTTGCTTGCGACTATTGAAAAAGTTAAGGTAATGTTATCTCAGCAGGATATCCCGGAATTTCAGTACATTCCAAGTCAGTATAGCTGGTATTCAATGTGGAAGAAAGGTTACGGCGGAGCTGGTATATATAGTTATCCATTTGATGACGAGTATACTTGCTGCAAGTGTAAAAAGCAGTTAACTGAGTATGAAGTTATTCCAGTAGTTGATAAGAATGGAAAAGATGTATATTATTGTGGTGATTGTTGTATAGAGAACATCGAATGGTGTGATTTATGTAAAGGCGGTTACGAAGCAACTGAAGAAGATAAGAAATCTAAGCGTCATTTTTGCCCGTCTTGTAAGTCTAAGTCTGCAAAGATAAAGGGTACAGGAGGCAAACGCAAGGATGTATAGTGCAATTAAAGAAGACTTTATGAAGGTAGTGGAATACTCACAAGGTATTCCACAGCCTCATGTTGAGAAACTATTTGACGACTGGATGGAAGCCAAGAGGGACTTCATTGAAGCCTGGGGTGGAAAGCTCATATATGAGTGGCCGGAAAAAGTTTCATTTGAACTTGGTGCAAAAGAAAAAGAACTTCGATTAAAGGACTTCTGCACTATGGTTCGTAATACTTATGGTAATTCTGATTTAGCTGACTTTATTGAAGAAAACAAAGATGGTTTCTTCTCTAATCAAGTGTTAGAAGATTATGATTATTGCGGCACTAAAGTTCCAAAAGGAATGAAGTTGCTGCGAGCATTTAAGTTTTTTGAAAGTAATCAAAGCGCACTTGAAAACCTCCAGAATGCGGCGAGTATGATTATCCAAGAGGATAAAATTGAAGGCACCCTATGTTTATCAGTTCACCCTCTTGATTTCTTGAGTACAAGTGAAAATAATCATAATTGGAGAAGTTGTCATGCGCTGGATGGAGAATATAGAGCAGGAAATCTTAGTCATATGATTGATAAGGCAACGATTATTTGTTACCTTAAATCCAATAGAGAAGAGGTTCTTCCAAATTTTCCAACAGAAGTAAAGTGGAACTCAAAGAAATGGAGAGTGCTATTTTATTTTTCTGAACAATGGGATATGGTGTTCGCGGGTCGCCAGTATCCGTTCACCACAGAGACTGGACTTGATTTTGTTAAGAATAAGGTCTTTCCAAAAGCTCAGTTGGGAGAGTTTTCACATTGGACAGATAAGAAGTACAGAGATTTCAAAGAGGGCGATATCGCTACTCATTTCAGTTTTTCATATGTTCCAGTAGTAGATGGAATTTTGAAGCTTAATGAGTTGATGATTAACGAGCCAGGTTCTTTACAATTTAATGATGTGTTATCTTCAAGTTGTTATGATGCGCTATATGCATATAGACAGCGTGAAGGTTTTGGCGGAATTATATCATATTATCCTTCAATTCATCATACACATTTCAAGATTGGCGGACGATGCACTTGCATGAGATGCGGCAAAGCCCCTATTGAAATCACAGAGTCGTTTATGTGTAATGATTGTGAATTGGAATATGGTGACAGTGACGACGATATGTTTGCATATTGCCCTTGCTGCGGAAGCCGATATTTCTATGATGATGGAATATGGGTAGAAGGGGCAGAGGAATGTGTATGTCCTAATTGCGCTGATTCACAAACTCTCGTTTGTGATTGTTGTGGTGAAAGATATTATAAAGATGACTTAGTTTACAGTAGAAAACATGACGCATATTATTGCGGCTGTTGTGCAGATGATATGGATAATATTCGAGAGAATTTGAAGGAGGATTTTGACTAATGGCAAAAGGTGCGATTGCTAAACAGGTAGTAACTAATAAGATTGCTGAGGCGTTTGGTGAAGATTATATTGGTGAAGTTGATAAGAAGATTTATGTATGGGCGATGGAGAATGGAGAGAAAGTCCAGATTGCATTGGCTTTAACCTGTCCTAAGGTTATGGTTGCGAATGGTGCGGCTCCAGTTCCAGCAGCTCTTGAAAGTACAGATGGTGGTTTTAACTGGGATGATACGGTAAAACCTGATGCTGAACCAGCAGTTATTACAGCCGATGAAGAGGCTAATATTTCTAAATTGATGGCTGAACTTGGTTTATAAGATTGATATGGGGCAGATAAAGATAAACTTCTGCCCCTATTTATCATATTTATTGTGGAAGCACAAACAAAACTTTAAGGAGGTATACCAATGGATTATACTTTGTTAGTCGACGACAAAACCCTTGGCATCACAAGCTTCACAGAGAGTTTAGATGGCAATGGTAATATGACATTCAGTGTTACTGCAAACAATATTGATATGTCTAAATCTACATTTACTGGATTGAGAGATATTAGAGAGGCTATTGCAGACAATGAAATTGGTCTTAAGATTAAAGATAAGACTGGTCATATTGTATGGCAGAGTGATGAGTACGAGCTTTCTAACGCAAACTTTAATGCTAATGAGAGCGGTGTTTATTTCTCAGCTTATTTTTACATTCCAACAGTAGCAGCTGAAGAGAATGCAAGCGCTGGAACTGTAGCAGCTCCAAACGCATAAGAAAAATTCATTATTGACAAAATTAAAAAAATATGTTATAATATTTATATAAGGTTGAAAAATAATGAATTTAAGAATAATCGGAGGATTTCGCCCATGGAAGATATGTTTGTTATGGAAAATGAAGATTTTGAAATCGAAACTGATATTGAGGATATCGAAGTGGAGGAATCCGTCGATTGTTCCAATTCTCTTAAGATGTATTTGAAGGAAATTGGTAAGGTAGCATTATTGAGTGCTGAAGAAGAAGTGGCTCTTGCAAAACAGATTGAAGCCGGTGATGAGGACGCTAAGAAGAGATTAGCTGAGGCTAATTTGCGTCTTGTTGTTTCTGTGGCAAAAAAGTATATCGGTTGCGGTCTTGGCTTTCAGGATTTAATCCAGGAGGGCAATCTTGGTTTGATGAAAGCAGTTGAAAAGTATGATTATCGCAAGGGCTTCCGTTTTTCTACATATGCAACTTGGTGGATTAAGCAGGCTATTTCTCGTGCAATTGCGGACCAGGGTAAAACTATTCGTATTCCGGCTCATATTGTTGAAAGCATTAACAAGATGAAGAAAGCACAGAGAGAATTGACTGCGACCCTGGGTAAGGAACCTTCTATTCACCAGATTGCTATTGTAATGAAGGTAGATGATAAGACAATTACTGAATGGATGAGCTATATGGCTGACCCTTCAAGTCTTGATGTTCAGATTGGTGAGGACGAGGATACTACTATTGGTTCTTTGATTGAAGATACAAGTTGTATCAATCCTATGGACAAAGTCATTTCAGAGAGCAGGGCTGAAACTCTTAATACTATACTGGACACTCTTCCTAAAAAGGAAGCGGATATTCTTCGCTACCGTTTTGGTTTGATTGATGGTAAGGCAAAGACTCTTGAAGAGGTTGGAGAGATTTATTCTCTTTCAAGAGAGCGTATTCGTCAGCTTGAGCAGAAGGCGTTTAGAAAATTGCGTCACCCTGCAAGAAGTAAGATGTTGCGTGAATTATTTGCTTAATTGATTTTTATAAAAAAAATTGTTATAATATATATATAAAGTAAAGACAGAAACAGCAATAGTTATGTTAAAGCAAGCCGATTGTCGTGGGTTCGAGCCCCACCTTCCGGGTCTGTGATAGATAGGAAGTAGCTCAGCTGGGAGAGCCTCAGCCAATATAACAAATCTGTCTTGAACAAAATTTCTTTTTTGATTTTTATTAAAATTTTTGTTATAATATATATGTAAGATAAAGATAGGAAAGAAATGAGGTGTCGTAGAATGAGAAAGAATGTGAAACTTAAAACTGTAATTGGTCATTTAGACGGATGTAGCAATACAGAGTTATATATCGGCGAAGAGAAGGTTTGGAGTGGCAGCACACTTTTAATTGCGGCTGCGGCAGATGCTCACGGGGATAAGGCTCAGTTTTTGAGAGAATGTGAAGCAGATGAAGAATATGCTGACATCGGCAGAACTTTATGTGCTGAAAAGTTCTTAAACTACAAGCTGGATACTGATGTAAATGGCGAGGCTATTTCGGCAGTGCCTCGAGTTAATGAGCACGGTGTTACAATGATTACTTTCCAGATTTGCTTAAAAAAGTAACAATTTGATTTTTATTAAAAAATTTGTTATAATATTTATGTAAGATAAAGAAAGACCTACACCGACGAGGTCGTTAAATAAAGATAGGCGGTTAAGTGCTTAGATAGTTGATGAAAGTAACTATCGGTTGGTTTGGTGGGAAAATATTTTGGTGGTGTAGTTCAGCTGGTTAGAACGCCTGCCTGTCACGCAGGAGGTCACGGGTTCGAACCCCGTCATCATCGCGCCCCAGTGGTAGTTTACTGGTATCTACCCGCCCGGGAAGGGGAATTCAAACCATTAAGAGTGGCATAGCTAACCACTCCATCTCGAGATGCGAAGGAGACTCACAATAGTTCAAATACAGCAGAACACCTTCATCGTCGATATAGCTCAGTGGTTTAGAGCGGAACCGAATCAGGTCTGCCGTCGTAGGTTCGAATCCTACTATCGACATTCGATTTCAAACATAAAGAAAAAAATTTGATTTTTACAAAAAAATTTGTTATAATATTTATGTAAGAAATCAAGATGAACCTTGAAAATAAAACGATAAATACCTAAGTGATAAACCATACGCAACGGTGTGGCTTAGAGTACCTGAATTAGTTAGTTGTTGAAAAATCGGGGACGATTTGATGCGGCTATCCAAAAGTAGCGATACTTGCGGACGAGGCTAGACACCAAGACTAACGGGTTCGTGCTTACGGTATCGCTGTATAGTGCAGGAAGAGCATCGGTGGAGAGATACAAAGTTGGTGGAAACACCTTCCTCTGCGGGATAGACTTTAACAGGTGGTGCTGAAAGGACCGCCCCGCAAATACCAAATAATCCACTTTGTCGTGAAACAGAGAAATCTGTGTATAAGATGTTCAAGCAACCTCTGAGTAGGAGAAGACAAGTGCTGTCAAATTTTACCTTAAAGAGATTAGGAAAATTTGATAATAGAAGAATACTTAGCGAAAGCAACTCTGAAAGGTGGAGGGAAACCAGTCCTCCCATATCTAGTCGGCTTGCCGAGGATTAGGATTGCACCAGGGTAGCTCCCAGGCGCACGCGTCCTAGTTCATATGTCGCATAAGAAATGCAGAAGGTATTGAGAAGTAAGGAGAAGTCCTATTTATCGTTTTATTTTGAGGGTTCATCCCTCACCATTTAACCTTTCATTAAGATAAAGACACTATTTCTGCAAACTTTATACTCAAAAAGTATGATGAACAACTACAAGAAAACTCAGTAAAAGTTTTATTGGTTCGGTAGATTTAGTTGGCGATGACTTATGTATCCGTTTTATACTTAACATTTGCTTAGTGTCTTGTAGAGATTATTCCCAGGTAGCTCAGTAGGTAGAGCAGCTGGCTGTTAACCAGCGGGTCGCAGGTTCGAGCCCTGTCCTGGGAGCTCAAAACCTATGGGTAGGCAATAACAAGATGCCCCCATAAAGAAGAACACTCCCGCCATCTTGTTTGAATAAGGGGGTTGAAGTTCTTACAAATTAAGTTAAAGGTGCTTAATTGATTTTTATAAAAAAATATGATATTATATATATGTAAGAAATGATAAGTGTACTTATGAAGTTGTCGACAAACTTTGTAAGAGAGTCCCGCGGTTGAAGATACCGTGTCCGTATCGCCGGATAATATAACGGGAGCCAGAGTGCACAGAATTACCCCAATATAACGGTTCTGGCTGGGGAAAGAAGAAGGATAAAATCATTTCTGAATATTATGGGGGTGTGGCGAAATGGCAGACGCGCTGGTCTTAGGAACCAGTTCCCTTGCGGAGTGTGGGTTCAAGTCCCACCGCCCCTACTATCTTGCAGCAGTGCAACAGTCCGCTGATGTACTTGTTCCAAGATAGAGGACACCCTTAAATGGGATTACTCAAGTGCCTCTATAAACATAATTGGGTTGACTTTGGAGATTGCTTACTATTGTTCCTCACCGAGTTCAACAGGAACTCAAAGATGTCACAATAGCCGCGCGGTTCAGTTGCTAAGGGGTAGCGGTTATATACGGATAAAGCAACAATTCTCGAGAAGGGGCGTTTGGTAATGTCCTCACTGCGGTGGAATCAGTCCCGAAGATACAGACCTTCGTTAAAAAGGTGGCGCCCTGGCATATGGCAAGTTCGCAATAATATGCTTTCGGAAAAATGTTTTTCTAAACACTGTGGTTAGTGAGTTCGCGGCAATAGTCTAACCAGAAGAGAAAATCAAGTGTGCCCCCGGAGTGTGACTGTGTGATGGGCAATTACTGGTGAGTATTAGTGGTGACAGTGACACCACAATTTATATGGGTGGTTATACCGTAGGGGTAGCGGGGCAGACTGTAAATCTGCTGCCTTCGGGCTCGGGTGGTTCGACTCCATCACCGCCCACTCATTCCTTGGCGTGAAAGGTAGAGATACGCAGGGTATTAGGCGAAATGGTAATTAAACTTAAAGTATGGGGTATGCACTCAATTCCCCGCCGAGTCAAGGAATGTATTTTTGGAATAAAGCACCAAAAGCAACATAAGGTGTATTAAACCTGCGGGCTTGACCCGTGTGGTAGCTTATGAAACTGGAACTCCGTCGGTATGGAGCGAAAAGTGGAGGCTCACAGAAGTATCCTTTACTATAAACCGACTATATGGCTTAGCCAGACAAAAAAAGGTGTTGTTTATATTAGCTTGGCGAATGATTATTTCATTCAGTTCAATATGGCGGAAGTCGTCAAGCAGCCGCCAGATACAATGGGGGATTAGCTCATCTGGGAGAGCGCTTGCCTTGCAAGCAAGAGGTGACGGGTTCGAGTCCCGTATCCTCCACTCGGCAATTTAATATGGCTTGTAGCCTAAAAACTTGAGGTCGCACTTACCAGGAAACAGAAATGTGTTGGTTTACGGTAATCCAGTACAAATATGCTGAAAACCGTATTTTTTTTCCACAAAATCAAGCGTATTCTATCGTCACTTTGAGGTCAGCCAAAACTATATGTAAAGACCCGCCGACAGATAGTTTGCAATATAAAAACACGCTCAGCTCGCTGGCAGACCGGAGAACGCATTATAGTCTGCTTATCTATGGGGATATGGCGAAACTGGCAAACGCGCCAGACTCAAAATCTGGTGGAGCAATCCTTGTGGGTTCGAGTCCCACTATCCCCACTCCCCGAAGTAGTGCTTACTGCCGGCCCCGGACAAAACTAACGAGACCGCATACTAGTTGCAGATAGGGCGCTCAAACGGGCTTTTTAGAAAACATCTGCTGTGCAAGTCAGCTTGTGCGGGGTCCACCCGCCGAAAATAAATTAAAGGAGAGTATAATAGCGTGCTATATGCTACTCTTGGAAAAGTGGTGGGATGCTGGTGGTACCAGCGGTCGCAGATGTAACTCTTTCCATCGCAGGGTTGACCATAAAAAACCTTTTTCTAATTGAAATTTCTCAAATTGATTTTTCTTAAAAAATATGATATTATATATATGTAAGATAAAGAAAGAGAGGAAAAGTAAATGGAAGGAATGTATTGGGATAGTTTTGATTGTCAGGTTCAGTGTGAAGAGATTTATGAAGCAGATGCCATTCTTGATGAGGCTCTGTTGGAAGAACTGAATCGAGAGTAAAAATCTTAAATTGATTTTTCTTAAAAAATTTGTTATAATATATATGTAAGAAAGATAAAGAAATTCATACTTCGCCAGAGACCTGGTGGCAAGGGGCGCGACCCGATAGTCGTAATTAGTATAAATGTTGCGAATGAGCAACCACTCAACCCGTCGGTGGGCAGAATAGATGGGGTAAATGAAGTATGAGCGTCAGCCAGTTGGGACTGAAGGACGATAACTAGGAAAGACCAATATGGCTCCGTAGTCAAGCGGTTAAGACGCCGCCCTCTCAAGGCGGAGACGAGGGTTCGATTCCCTCCGGAGTCACTTGCCAGCTATTAGGCACAGTAATGATAGCAGGATGTCGCCCCCTAAAGTGTGTGGACTGTCCGACCTGAGACGCAGGTGCAGGTAGAGTTATCATTGAAAGTTGTTTGGGTTCGATTCCCAACTCGCCGAATTGCGGCGAGCGTGAGGTGTACCAGCTGAAGAAATGATTTGGCTGATTGAGTGAGATGTTTGCAGACAAGGAACAAAATGCCATAGTAACTCGGCAAGGACTCACTGCAATGAGAACTTGTTTGCTTTGGTGTTTAACCATTACACCCAAAAGAAATGGTGCATGCGGCCCGTTCGACAAGTGGTCTAAGTCGCCACCCTTTCACGGTGGAGTCAGGGGTTCGAGTCCCCTACGGGTCACTAAAGCCTATCTCGGCTTGTAAAATATAGAATTAGCGTTAGCATGGATTTGGCAACTTAAACTACCACCGACTATGTGAGATATGTGGCTTAGTGGCAAACGCTTTATAAAGAGGCAAAGTAAATGTTGCAAACAATCATTTCCCCTTTCTGTGAAACGGGTGGTGGGTAATAATCTGCCACCCAATATATGCCCGAGTAGCTCAGTTGGTTAGAGCGCCCGCCTCATAAGTGGGAGGTCGAGAGTTCAAATCTCTCCTTTGGTACTTGAGATACATACAGCAATCTTTCTTCTAATATTTTTATTGGGTAAGAAAAAGGTCTGGGTTCGAATCCCAGTGTGGTAAGGAACAGCCATATGGTGTAATGGGAGCATTAAAAGAGAAGTATCTCGGAATTGAGTTCCTTAAATAATATCGCGGGGTAGAGCAGTTCGGTAGCTCGCTTGGCTCATAACCAAGAGGTCGTCAGTTCAAATCTGGCTCCCGCTACTAGGTAATTCATTTACCTCATTTTCATTTCCTTTCGTAGTGGGTTTTGGAGTTTTCCCCTAAAAACTCCTTTTTAATCAATATCGCGGGGTAGACTGGAGAGGTTCCAGCACGGTCTCATAAACCGTCGACGCGGGTTCAAATCCCGCCCACCGCAACCATGGCTGGTTAGCTCAGTAGGTAGAGCAGCGGACTGAAAATCCGCGTGTCGCTGGTTCAATTCCAGCACCAGCCACTTAAAGACTCGGACAGGAAATCCATTCGGTTACAAATGTTTAGTGGTCGCCTCCGAATGGCTGCGAGTTGGCATCCTTTTCTATATATTTACAGTATATAGAAACAAAAGAGAAATTCGGTCATTAGGTCTTTTACATCTAGACTCAGGGTGGGTTTGTTTTTCTACTAATGACCATTTTATTTGGGCAGGTACTCAAGTGGCTAAAGAGGCTCCCCTGCTAAGGGAGTAGGTCGCAGAGATGCGGCGCGAGGGTTCGAATCCCTCCCTGCCCGCTAAAGACGGACATAAAATACACGAAATGAGTTCGTTGTAAGAAAAAAACCAACATACGGAACAAAAGTGGAAACAAAATCCGTGAGGTGTGCTTGAGTTTCCACCTCAAGCAGATATGGTGGCGGTAGCTTAGTTGGTAAAGCACCGGATTGTGGCTCCGAAGACCGAGGGTTCAAGCCCCTCCCGTCACCCTCACTCGTGCTAGCATCTTCGAATACGAGTATAAATAAAGTTGGCTATGGTAAATTAAAGATGCATAAAGGAACGAACAAGCCTGACAGTGATAGTTCAATGTTCTATCCATTTGGCGCTGGCATTTAACCAGCCAACCAGATGGTCTTAAAGGCGAACTGTATGGAGTGGTCACACACCAAGAGCGCAAGGGTTTGGTAGGTCTCTGTCCCTATTGTGAAAAGGGCAGAATGGTAAGGACCAGGAGTGGAAATGCGATGAAACTCGAGAAACCTACATTTTATAGGTGCCGAAATTGCTAAACGCAGGATTCAGAGGTTAAATGAGGTAACCAGTCCGTAAATCAGCCTATAATGTAAAGGGTTGGCAGATATAAGTCCCAGCTATGCATTTAGCAACAAAATCTGCGGTCATATGATTCCGACCTGCGCACAGGTGGCTTAGGTACTCCGGTTTGCGGTGATAACTGGATAGATATGTGCGAAACCGCATCTTACAAAAATAATTTGATTTTTATTAAAAAATTTGATATAATATATATGTAAGATAAAGAAAGGAATTGAAAAAAATGGAAAGCAATAGAGCAAGTTCGTCAGGAATTGGTTTTACAGGTTTATTGACAATCGTATTTATTGTGCTGAAGTTAGTTGGAGTAATCTCTTGGAGTTGGGTTTGGGTTTTATCTCCACTTTGGATTTCATTTGCTTTAGCATTTGTAATAATGGGTATTGCTGGTATCATTATCTTAACCAAAGGTTTTGGCAGAGGTAATCGACACAGGTAAATAAAATCAGACGGAAACAGCAATTTGTAGATAGAATATCTATAATGCAAGCGTTTAATTTGGGATTAAAAGGGCTAACATAATTCCGTCTAGTATATGCTCCCTTAGCACAGTTGGTAGTGCAGCTGATTAGTAATCAGCAGGTCGTTGGTTCGAGTCCGACAGGGAGCTCTTGACCGACAAGGTCACTTAGCTAAGAACAATGCATTGTTGAGGGGTACAAGCCTCACGACCAGAAGCAGATAGGTCGTTAAAAAACGCCGCGACAGCGCTACGGTGGTTGTCGGATATCTGCGCTACTAGCTCAATTGGCAGAGCAACAGACTCTTAATCTGGAGGTTCAGGGTTCGATTCCCTGGTGGCGCACTCTTTATGAATAAGGTGATGAAAATGGAGAAACCAAAAGTTAGAATTAAGAATTTGGTATGGGGTATCCTTTTCCAAGTAACCCGTAAAGACTTTATGAGAGGAAATGTCAAAGCAATTCTGCATATCAATTCTCATATCGTAAAAAAGACCAAACAACCAAAAGTAGCATATGGACATTATGAGACCGCTTTACGTGCGGCGACCCGTATGGCTGAAAAGAATAATAAGACTTATGGTGTTTATAAGTGTGTTTATTGCGACTCTTGGCACATTGGCAAAAAAAGATATATGTCCCGGTAGCTCAATGGAATTAGAGCATGCGGCTTCTACCCGCACGGTTGGGGGTTCGAGTCCCTCTCGGGATACTTTTAATAGGCAGACACAGCAACTCATTTTGGAATTGACTTTTAATCAATTAAACCAGAAACTGCCTAGATATGCGCCTGTAGGCTAATGGAAAGACCGTGTGGCTACGGACCATGAGATGGGGGTTCGATTCCCTCTGGGCGCACTTGGAAAATCATTCAGTTGATTTTTTCAAAAAATATTGATATAATATTTATATAAAGAAAAAAGATATAAAAGCTGAAACGAGTCAGGTCCAATCGCTCGGATAGGTAGGCGAGGTAAGTGAGGTTGGTTGAATGATTAGGATACACGCTAACAGACAATTCATTCGTAAAATCCTACGCCTTTGGAAACTTGGAGTTCCACATGAAACAATAGGTAAGCGTGGTTATGAAACATGAACCCCACCTATCCTTTAGCTTTTATTATATATGCGAAGGTGGCGCAACAGGTTAGCGCACACGGCTGATAACCGTGAGGTTGAGAGTTCGAGTCTCTCCCTTCGCACTTAGATGCAAACAGCAAACTTATTAAAACATCAAACTTCCAATTTGAAAATAGTTTACAGGGCATCTAGTTTAATTCCGGGGTATAGCGCAGTTTGGTCGGCGCGCTTGATTTGGGTTCAAGAGGTCGTGGGTTCGAATCCCGCTACCCCGACTTGTCCGTAACAGAAAGGAGAATAATTGTGTTGCATTTAGTTGAATGGATTTATTTGCAACTTGATGGAAATCTCGCTTTCTATGATAGACAAACTAAAGTTTTCAATCGAAATTGGTGGGAATATTCTGGCAGACAAAAGTATCAGAAAAAAGAAATATATCTCACTATGATTGACCTAAATGGCTTGAAGATTGCTAATGATACTTTGGGGCATGAGGCTGGTGATAGGAAGGTACTTCGTGTAGTCGATTTGATTAACTCAACTTTCGAGAAGAAGATTTTATGTCGCCTTGGTGGTGACGAGTTCCTACTTTTAACAAAAAATAACCCAGAAGCTGCATTAACAAATATCTCCACATTAGGAGACTTTAGTTTCGGAGTTTATCACAAAAAAGCTGAAGAAGAGATTTCTGTGGCTTTGAAGAAAGCAGACGAACTCATGTATGCAATGAAAAGAAATTGCCCTAATAGGCGATAAGAAAAACAGAATATAGACTCGGGACTGCAAAAATCACTTTAGTATTATAATATACATATTATAAAGATGATGGGAGTGAAGACTTTCGTAGAAAGTATTTACTAAATGCCCGCTTGTATCTATTCGTTATATACTGGTAAGAACGGGGCGGATAGAGAGGTATTCCGTTGAATTACTACGAGTCTAGTTTATATGCGGGATTAGCTCAGCCGGGAGAGCATCTGCCTTACAAGCAGGGGGTCACAGGTTCGAACCCTGTATCCCGCACTGTGCGTGATGGAAGTTTCTAGCAGGCTCCATCAAAATAACTGGGGTAAGGTCTTCATTTGCTAGGAAATGAAGAATAGAGTGGGGTAAAACGTCGCCCAGAGTATTTGCTTCAAAGTCACCCACTCCGATATTGGGCTGTCGCCAAGGGGTAAGGCACAGGACTTTGACTCCTGCATTTCGTTGGTTCGAATCCAACCAGCCCAGCTTCTAAAATTGAATATACGCCTCTGGTGTAATGGTAGCATGTGGGTCTCCAAAACCCTTGGTCAAGGTTCGAGTCCTTGGGGGCGTGCTTAAAGGCACATACAGCAAACTTTGCTAATAGCGAGAATGGCTCAGTTGGTAGAGCGTTAACCCGATAAGTTAAATGTCACTGGTTCGAATCCAGTTTTTTGCACCAAAGCAGTGCCTTGTAAAATATTGGGGTGTAGCCAAACGGTAAGGCAGCGGACTCTGACTCCGTCACTTCTAGGTTCGAATCCTAGTACCCCAGCTCGCACGGTTGGAAATCGTGCAAATGAGACGGGTGTGAAGGTCGGTAAAACACAAATGGTGGGATGTAGGAGTTGAACTTCATCATTCAAAGAGTGGGGCCGCGGCTGAAATATCCCTTTGGTCAGTAAGACACACCACCCGCAAGTCGAAAGCGTTATCATGGCATTATTTAATATGGCTCCGTAGCTTAGTAGGCTTAAAGCGCCGCCCTGTCACGGCGGAGACCGTGGGTTCGAATCCCATCGGAGTCGCTCTGTCCGAGAAACTCAACTCGGGACATTAAACTCCCACAATAGAGTCACTATCATTTCAACAAGTTTTCCAGTAGTGGTCGTTATGGAAAGCACGTCGCCACGGTTAATGGTTCGAACTCTACCGGCAATGTGAGTAATAGAAATCCCGCATCTTAAAGCGTTGAAATAGGATGTTCGGCGGCTCATTTATTTGTGAACACAGACTATCGCAAGATAGTCTTTTTTTATTTGGAGGGAAATGAAATGTATTCACATGAAATTCAAGCTACGATGGAACAGCACGAATGGGCGTTGCCATCAAAGGTATATTTGAATATCTTATATACCAGTCCGCAAATTAGACGCACAAAGTTCTCACCTTACGGAGAATATTTTGAAATGTGGACAGATGATAATTACTATTGGAGATTTTATGTCTACCTTGAAGAATAACAAGGCTGCTCGGACCGGCAGTGGACGCGGAGAGCCGTCAGTCCAAAACTAAAAAGCCTTTAACTAATTTTTCAAGCAAATGGGGTAAGCTGCGGCTTACCCCTTATTTTTGTTTAGGCTAATTTAAGTTAATAATATTGTCCTAATTTTGAAAATATATGATGAGAGGGATGCCGTGGGGCGATAATTTGACTTTCATTATTTTTTATGATATAATTATATTAAAAGGAGGTACAATTATGTTCAAAATAATTGTAAACAACACATTTGAATGTGAATGTAGCGCCTTTCAAGAGCGCTATAATAACATTGAGAAAAGTCAGTATTTATCTGTTGAAAAGCATGGCGTGGATGAAAACTTTTTAGCAGATTGGAGAGCTTTTAGTGATGCGAATCCAGTAATCACTTCAATCGAATTCCAATACGATGGAACCTCTATGATTGAGTATTCTCATTATAATGTATTGCAAGAAGTGAATATTAGTTCACTTCCAGACGAAGTGACTTTGGGTGGTACTATTACATTTGTACAAAAATAATTAGGAGGTACTAAGTATGGCAGTATCAACAGGTTCAACATTACTATCCTCTGATATGCAATCTTGGTACAATCGCTTAAATGCAGTAATTTCTAAATATGGCGGCGGGATGGCTGGTGTTACAGTGCCCGCAGCCAATAAAAGAGCTGATGCTTCTGATGTAAATACTATCGTAAATAAGTTTAACTCTATTAAAAGTGATGCTTATTTAGGAAATGATAGTTGGATTTATACTGCTGGCTATACGAGTGTAAGTGTGGGAGAGTTAATTAGAGCAAGTCAAGGCACTGCTATTATAACCACATTAACAAGACTAGAAGCAATTAAATGTAGAAATAATGCTCGTTATAGTAATGGCGATAGTAATGCTCGTAATAGTTACGGAGATAGCAATGCTCGTAATAGTTACGGAGATAGTAATGCTAGAAATAGTTACGGAGATAGTAATGCTCGTAAATCTAATGGAGATAGTAAGTCTACTAAATCCAATGGTGACAGTAATGCGAGAAATAGTAATGGAAATAGTAATTCTCGTCAATCCAACGGTTTTACTCAAAGCGCTCGTACTTATGACAGACAATCAGTGAGTGGTAGATACAATACTAACCAATGTTATTTCTGGGGTCAAAGCGGAAAAAGTAATGGTAACGCTAATGCCACAAACAGCGATGGTAACTCCAATAGCAGAAACAGTTATGGTAACTCCAATAGCAGAAACAGTTATGGTGACAGTAATGCTAGAAATAGTTATGGAGATAGCAATGCTAGAAATAGCTACGGAAATAGTAATGCTAGAAACAGTTATGGAGATTCACAATCACGAAATTCACGAGATTCAAGAATAGATATTTATAACTCTAGAACGGTGGTGTAAAATGCGCGACGGACAAAGAAAAAATCCAACTAAAAATACACGTGAAATTGCAGTATTTTATCCTACCGCAACCTGTAATTTAAGATGCAGATATTGTGGTATTGATAAGAACCCAATTTTACAAAAAATTGATGATACAATCGGGGAAAGCTTTGAAGGAGATTATTATATTAACCAGCTGAAAAAGTTTTTCCCTGAACCATATCAACTTAGAAAAGTTGAAACATGGGGCGGCGAACCTTTTATTCATATGGAGCGAATGCATAAATTGTTACATCAAATCATTGAATATTATCCTTATTTCAATATGATGTTTTCTTCTACAAATTTTTCATATCCACAATGGATTGATAAATTTTTTGGACTAATGGAACAGTTTAGAGAATATGCACCCCGCAGATTTGAATATGTTTTACAGTTATCATTGGATGGACCAAAAGAAATCAATGATGCAAACAGAGGCGAAGGTGTAACTGATAAATGTTTAGCAAATTTAGATTTGTTATTACAGGAGTTACCAAAGCGATTACCTGATAATGTAGATTTAACTTTACAATTTAAGGGAACGCTGGATAATGGTTCGATTAAAGCCTTAAACACAAAAGAAAAAATTATTCAGTATTTTAAGTTTTATGACGACCTCTATGACAAAATGATGCAACTAGATATGCCGAACGTTCATAGCGGAGTTACAATTCCGAATACTGCGGTTCCTTCTCCAGTTACAAAAGAAGAAGGAGAAATTTTTGCAAAGTTATGTAAAAATTGTCGTGAAATTGAAAAAGAAAATCAATCACAGCATTATTTTAAGAGATACACTACTATTACTCCATATAGTGAATGTTGTGATGGTAGATGTCCATTAAGTGGATTTAGATATAGTAGTACCCTTTGCGGCACAGGTACAAAGATTTTGGGATTTTTACCTCAGAATATGATTAGCGTTTGCCATGAAGGTTTTACAAACTTATATGAAGATTATAAGAAATATGCTGCTACTTCAGATAGAGCTTTTGATGGAACAATTAACTTTAATCAGTATATCGGGGAACAAGGGTCTTCTATCTTCTGTATGAATGAAGAACAGTATTATGAATATGAAAATTATGTTAGCAATTTCTCTAAAGATGGTAGCTGTGCAAGACTGGTTAACATGACCGCAGAAATTATTGCATTGGCAATGGCTGGAGAGATTGATGCTAAATATATGGATATGCAGGAAGCTAATGAGGCAGCATTATTTTTACAAGGTCAGACTGCATATTGTATAAAAGATAATTATAATGTAACTGGTAGTATGTATTTAATTCCATTCGGCACAATTAAGTTATTGCTTAATGGAGCTAAAGATGCTATTGAGGAAGGAGCATGGTGTTGTTGCGATGAATAATGAAATCTTAAAAGATAAAGAAGTATTCCAACAAGAACAAGATAAGCTATTGCAAACTATCTTAGATGCACGCTTTTTCAATGGATGGAGACGTAGAGGACCAGACGCAACTAACGATGTTCCAGTTGGTAATTTGGAATTATTCATTACCTCTGCTTGTAATCAAGAATGCGAATATTGTTATTTAGTAAAATATGAGCAGCTATATCCAAAAGCATTTAATCAGCATGATTTAATCATTAAAAATATGAAAATGTTATTTGACTGGCTAATTGAGAATAATTATCATATTCCTATCTTAGATATATTCACTGGAGAGATTTGGCATAGTCATTTTGGTTTAGAGGTTTTAGATATTATTTATGACTATGTTGTTAATAAAGGTCTAAATATTGATGGTATTATGATTCCGTCAAATTGCAGTTTTATCCATGATAGAAATCAAACTATTGAAATTCAAAATCGAATTGATGCTTTTACAAGAAGAGGTATTTCATTTCGTTTTTCAATTTCGGTAGATGGTAAGCCTATTGAAGAAGAGACTCGTCCGTTAAAGAATGGAACTGTCTTTAAAAGAGATGATAAATTCTATGATGATGTCTTTATGTTTGCAAAACGGAATAGCTTTGGATTTCATCCTATGGTTAGTGCGGTAAGCGCAGACAAATGGATTGAAAACTTTGAATGGTGGAAATCAATGCATTATAAATATGACTTACCAATGGATTATTTAATGATGCTAGAAGTTCGTAATAACGATTGGAATGAAGAAAATTTTGCTGAATATGCAAAATTCGTGAAATATTTAGTTGATGATGCTATTAAGTATCACCAGGGAGACATTGGTCAAGTAGCTGATGATTTACTTATGGTAAATCAAACTTATGATGTTGACCAGAATGGCTATCTGTGGGGTAAAGACACTTCATATACCCCATTCTGTTTTGGAGATGAAAAAGGTATTTATGGTTGTACTATCTCTTCTCATATGACTGTGCGTTTAGGAGATTTGGCAATTTGTCCTTGTCATCGAACCGCATATAACAAACAGCTATATGGACACTTTGATGTAAAAGATGATAAAATTGTTGGTATTACAGCAAACAATCCTCATCTAGCAATTCATATTTTAATGACAGACAGAAATTACTCCACTCTTGGATGTGATACTTGTGTATTTACAAATTTCTGTTTAGGTACTTGCAAAGGTCAATCTATTGAAGGAACAGGTGACCCAATTCACAATGACCCTAAAGTATGTTACTTCTTGCGTAAAAAATATGATTGTTTATTTACTGTATATGAAGAGGCTGGTATTATGAAGTGGCTTGAGGATAATATTACTGAATATCACACCGGATATACATCTATTAAGCCAATATTAGATGTTTACCATAATTATAAAAAGGAGAAGAAAAATGGAGAATTGGAGTTGTTTAGACAAAATTTTTATTGGAAACATTGAATTCTTCTGTGATATGAAATATGGTAACTTGAGTAAGGAGGATGTGAAACGCATCAATCCTCCTTACTTAGAAACTTCAACCATTAAACCTGCGGCAACGCAAGGAAGTTTGAATTCATTAGTATACCAAGAAATTCTTCGCATATATAGAGATGGTAGGGTAGAACGTCGTTATCCTTACCATGCCAGAGTGCCAATTATGGATAATACCGTTGTAATGAATCCAATAGGTAAAAAAATGGTAGATTATGTTTTCTTTAAAGATAAAAGTCAAGAAAGTGAGGATTAAGCATGATAGATATTATCGTATCAGTTGGAGATAATAACGCTCTTAATTTACAAAGAACTTTGAATACTATTGGAGATGTTAATGCAAATGTAATTGTCGTAGTTCCAGAAGAGTTAAGAGAATACTATATGCCAGAAGATGTAAGAGCCCTTTGTCCACTAATTCAGAATTTGTCTTATATTCGCTCAGGAGATAAGGTTCAACATATGCAACAGTTCTATGATGGACTACATTCAGAATTTGCTACGGGGGACATTATTACTTTTCTTAAAAGTGGAGATTATTTTTTAGGTGCGCCTCATATTGAACGTATTCAAAATATATTTGATGCCACCCCAAATGTAATGGTATTGTGCGGCCGTGTACAAACCAAGACTGGTATTAGTTTATATTGTAATGATAAAATAAATTTACAAGGCAAGTTCTTTAAAAGACAATTTATTGACTACTATACTTTTTTTGAAGAGTTTGTTAATGAACTTGAATTTTCATTGAATTTGCACTATATTTCAGAAGTACAAAAAAACATTATTGAGTATATAGATGAAGTTATGGTGTTTATCACTTCTCCATTGAGCGATATAGGGGCAGCTTGTCAGCATTATTTTGACCAGGTTGTACCATATCAAGACTTTTTTGATAACACTTTAACTATTAAATACATTTATTCAATTATGGCTGAATGTTATTTCTCTTATATTGAGGCTATTAACTTAGAGGTTGATACGGCTGTGCTTGAAACATTGTTAAATGATATTTATAGATTTTATCTATATTTTAGACAATTAGAATTAACTGATACTGAAGTGTTGGTTGAAATTTATAATCAAGGAATTTTAGCAAGATATGGAGTGGTTCGTCATCCTTTTGTTAAAAATATTCCAACTCTACATCTTATTCAATTTTTGGAAATGTTAGAAGCTAATGTAAAAAGTGAGGAATAATTTATGATAAATTACTATTGTCCAGATTTTTATACAAATCAAGCCTATTATGCAATTTTATTTCAATTAAGAGAAAAGGGGGGGCAGTGCTTTTATCCGAATGTACGCATAGATACAATTTATGGTTGTTTTCCGAATTGTATCTGGAATGGCGGAGGATATGCTTTCACTCGTAGCGTACCACTAAATGTAATATATGATTATTTAGATTGGTATTCAGATAAAGGAGTTACTTTACAATTAACTTTAACTAACCCCACACTAGAGCCTACAGATGTGTATGATAGATATGGTAATGCTATTTTAAAAGCGGCTAGTGAATATGATTTTGTTGATGTATTAGTATGTTCTCCTTACTTAGAAGAGCATATTAGAAAAAACTATCCAACATTAAAAGTGGATAGAAGTATTATCTCAACAACAAAAATCCGAGACACCGCAGATGATACAGTTGACTATTATCTTAATTGTTTAAATGACTATAATATGTGCGTTTTACCTCGTAAGTATAGTAAGAAGCCAGAATTTTTATCTCAAATTCCAGAAGACAAGCGTAATAGATTTGAAATTTTGGTCAATGACCCTTGCCCTATCTCATGTCCTCATTTGAGTTCACACTATGAAGAGTTGGGATATGTGCAATCATACCAAAAGGGAAATGAAGGACAATGTGATTGTACTATGATACCTCGTTCAAACCCTTATAGACAGTGGATGTATCGTAAAGACCAACTTAGCTATGATGAAATTTGTAAGACTCTTGAACCACTTGGTTTCACCAATATTAAGCTAAGTGGACGCAATTCTTATGTATTTGCAGTATTACAAACCGTACCTTATCTAATTAAACCGGAATATAGAGTGGATGTTTACAGAGAAGCTTTCGGTGAGTTTATGGATATGGATGTGGCTCCTATGTTTATTTAAGGGGGTAAAATATGATATATTATCATCTACCCGGACTGTTTGAATATTTTGATTTTTACCAAGTGTTTATTAAAATATTCCAAACAGAGCCTCATAAATTCAGAGATGTGAAAATTGCATCTATTTACGGTGCGCCGCCAAATTGTTTGTGGGCTGGCGGCCGCACCGGACATCCTGCGGAAGGTAATATTTTTAAGATAATGGGTTGGTTACATGAGACAGGAATGAAATGCGATTTAGTGTTTAGTAACTGTCTTTTGGAACCTCAACACTTCTCTGATAAATATTGTAATACTATTTTACACACTTTTCACGAGTCGGGTAATAATATTACAGTATATTCAGACGACTTAAAAAACTATATTCATACTAATTTTCCCGAGTATACTTTTACTTCATCCACTACTAAATGTATTAAAGATAAAAGTCTTGCGTGCGCAGAGGCTGATACATATGATTTAGTTGTATTGGATTATAATTTTAATTATCAAGAAGATTTCTTAAAAAGTATTGATAATAAAGAAAAATTTGAATTACTTGTAAATTCAGTATGTACTCCAAATTGCCCTCAACGTTTTGAGCATTATACAGAAATTTCTGAATTTGCTCTTGGTATACGCAAAGACCATAAAATTTTTTGTCCTTGTCAACAAAAAAAGTTTTGGGAAATTCTCAATAATCCCACTGTTTTAAAACTTGAAGATATATACAGGTATGAAAAAATGGGATTTTCTCATTTTAAGATTGAGGGTAGAACAACTCCATATGCCGACCTGGTTGAAATCTTAGTATATTATATGGTAAAGCCTGAATATCAATTAGAAATAAGGCAAAGACTTATGTTCTGTTAATTGATTTTTATTAAAAAATATTATATAATATATATGTAAGATAAAGAAAGGAAGTGGCAAGTATGGTGATGTATGATATTACTTTAGATAATGGCGAGCAAGTAACAGTAATTGCTCAGAATATTCGTGGAGCATTGGCACTTGCTGAGGTTTATGGCGGCACTGCTGTTGAGTGCAAGTTCGTAAGACGCATTGAGAAGTTACGCATTGAGGGCGAGTTGCTCGCAATTTGATTTTTGAAAAAATTTTTGATATAATATATATGTAAATAAGGCACATTCAGCAAAATAAGATTTAATTCTGTAATAGTCAAAAGGTTAAGACATTACCCTTCCAAGGTGAAATTTTGGGTTCGATTCCCAATTACAATGAAAAGTGCCTTGAAATATGCTGGAGTGGCGCAACGGTAGCGCAACTGACTTGTAATCAGTAGGTTGTGGGTTCGAATCCCACCTTCAGCTCTCACATTGGTCATCTTTGAAATATGGAACACGGTAAGGCTGGGGATAGTAGACAACGCCTTCAGCATGACCAATGTAAAATGCAGTATTAGTTTATCGGTAAAACATCTCCTTGCCAAGGAGAAGAGGCGGGTTCGATTCCCGCATATTGCTCGCAGTCAGTTAAGACTATAAAAAACGGCAACGCCAGAAGGAAAAGGCGGAGTGGGAGACGAAAGTTTAGGTCTTAAACGGTGACCGTGAGAATCGGGCTATCCGCATATGCGCTAGGTAGCAAACATCATACGAATTCCCACATGGGTAACGCCGCTCAGAAGAGGAGCCGGCTCGTAAGAGTGACATGGTTAAATAACGGAGTGGAGAGCGGACAGTAAGTCGGTTGGATAAAGTGTCGAAGCGTGATAGCTGGGATTTTGCGGCTTACAGCCTGTCTTGGGGTTAGAAAACAAGAGTGTCAAGGTGGAACCTTGCAGGTGTGCAATCCTGTCGAATTGTATGTCTATATGATATACGGAGCCTCTGCTTGAGGAGAATAAAGTTGGCAAGCACCGCCAGTAAAATGCAACCGAAGTGTGTTTATAGGTTTCTCAATCTTTGTACCTATTAAAATCCCAACAAACAAGGTGTACGCGAGAGTTTTAGGGTGGAACTTAGGCGAATAGCTCTCAGGGTTGAAAGTGACGAGAAGTCGAAAAACCTTAGCGACCTAAAGAGAATAATTTTAGGAAACTAAACTGGAACAACATTGTGGGTGAGCAACACATTAAACTCAGCTGTAATCCAGCGGTACGCGCCCGATGAAAATGCAAAACTCAGCTTCGGGATACAAAACTAATAGAGAGTTTAGTCTATGGGCGGGTCGCATAGCCAGGTCGAGTGCACCGGTCTTGAAAACCGGAGGCCCTCCGGGGTCCGTGGGTTCGAATCCCACCCCGCCCGCTTTTAACGAATGATATAGGAGGTTGCAAGTATGGTAGGTGCTTATAACCGCGATGTGTCTATTCGCAAAGCCAAAAGAAAAAAGAGAATTGCAGAACAATATCATTATTGGTTGTGGCCGTCCGGCTGGTTTGATAACTTGCATCAGTATAGCAAAAATCAAGTATATTGTTCTTGCCCTATGTGCCATGTTCATACCAATAATAAAGGTAAAAATCGTAGAAAGCATGGCAATTACTTTCCGTCTAAATATTGGAAACATTCTGATTTGAAGAAAATTCAGTCGATGGAAAGTCAATTATTCGACTACGAAACTGGGGCATAGCCCCACATATGGGGGAGTGGCGGAATGGCAGACGCAGCGGACTTAAAATCCGCTGAGCGCAAGCTCGTGTGGGTTCGAATCCCATTTCCCCCACTTATCGGGCATCAGATAGTCTGATGCCCATTTTTTTGTATGAAAGGAGGTAACATGAAAAAGTTTTACATTCCAAATAAAATACGATTTTTATTTAGTTTAATTTTTGCAGGATTGTGGTTATGTTTAGCGATATGGGTTGGTTATAATTGGTTTATTGACTTGTTTAATATATTCCCAGCACCAATTGCAGTTTTTATCATTACCAGTTTATGTATATTACCATCTATTAGTTCGGCGCAATGGTTAGCGTCATTGGCTATGGATTCTCCAAGAGATTACAAAGAGTTACCTGAGCATTTGCCTGGGGTTACTATATTGATTGCGGCTTACAATGAAGAAGAAGGTATATATGAAACTTTAGAATATTTGAACAAACAAGAATACCCAGGAGATATGATTGTAAAAGTTATTGATAATAATTCCACAGATAATACGAAAAATGAAATACTTAGAGCGCAAAAAGATTTTCCAAATTTGAAATTAGAATATATGTTTGAACCCAGTAAAGGTAAATTCAATGCGCTAAATAAAGGATTGTATTCCAGTGACACTCCATATGTAATTACTTTGGACGCAGACACGATTGTATATGGTAATGGTGTAGGCATATTGGTAAACCACATATGGCAAGAAGGAAAAAATAAAAATGTGGGTGCAGTTGCCGGCGCAATCCTTGTTAGAAATTCAAGAGTTAATTTTATGACAAAGTTACAGGAATGGGAATACTTTTTATCTGTAAATAATGCTAAAAGAGCACAAGGCATGTGGTCATCTTGTTTATGTACCGCTGGTGCATTTAGTGTATTTGATACAAGTCTAGTTCAGAGATTAGGCGGTTGGAAAGACTCTATTGGAGAAGATATCGTTTTAACTTGGGACATATTGGCTAGTCATTATCTCACTCAATATGAGCCAGAAGCAATGACATTTACCAATGTTCCAACTACATATGCGGCTTACTTTAAGCAACGTGCGCGCTGGGGTAGAGGTATGATTGAGGCTCTGCGTCAAGGTGGACCTTGGAGATACCCAGGTCTTATTACTAAAATATATGTACTTGAAGATTTTCTTTTGCCAATACTTGACTTCGGAGTAGTATTGGTGTGGATACCAGGCATAATTGCGGCACTCCTATTTCATAACTTTATAATTGTTGGACCAGGGTTCTTATTTATGGCGCCTTGGTTATTATTGATGACAACTGCAATGTTTTTAACTGAATATTTTAGAGTATTTAGAAAAAGCGAAAGACCACTAAAAATTAGAAAACATACGCTATTGGCGTTAATTGTATATATGTTATGCTTTAGTTTCTATGTTGCGCCAGCCGCTTGTTGGGGATACATACAAGAGATTTTTAAGGCTAAGCGCAAATGGAAATAATTGATTTTTCTTAAAAAATTTGTTATAATATATATAGAAAGTGAGGATAAGATATGGTTTGGAGAATGAGTGTTTTCTAAGTATCTGAAAGGAGGTACTTAGAATGAGTAGAAGCTATAAAAAACATCCTTGGTGCGGAGATAAGAAGGGAACTGCCAAGAAAAGAGTGGCATGGAAAACTGTAAGACAGTGGTGTAAAGACCACCCTGAAGAACCACTTAGAGGTGGACAGTACAAGAAGATTTATGAAACTTGGGATATCTGTGACTATGGTTGGACTACCACTTGGGAAGAATACTGGAATAGTTGTAAAAAATGGCACGAAGAAGCGGTTAATCGTGGTTGGGGACATTATAAAGAAGAACTCGATGAAAAGAAAGAATACCGCTATTGGTACAAACATTATCGTGCAAAATGATTTTCAGTTGATTTTTCAAAAAAATTTTGATATAATATAAATGTAAAAAATGAAAGATGTTTTTACATTCCCTCCCTTCTTTTGGTACTGAATGTTTTAGGGGTTTCAACAGTTAAAAAATCAAACCTCTTTTATGTGGGTATGGTGTAATGGTAACACACTAGCCTTCCAAGCTGGTTTTACGGGTTCGAGTCCCGCTACCCACTCTTGATAAGTTCCAGACTGCAGCTCCGGAACGAACCTTTTTTCTCTACCATCTATTTTGCATAAGAACGGTAAAAAAAGATGATATGCAGGAGCAATGAGAGTCCAACAGCAAAACACCTATTATAACAGCAAATGGTTATATTAACAGTAGGTTGGGGATAATTCTTTAAGTAGAAGAAATTATCTAATCGCTTCAAGACTTTGCTCAGTACTTTTTTCTGCCTGACTCTCGAAAACTGAGGCGGCAAAAACGAACGCAAAGCGTGGGAGTGATATGCATTTTTCCGAGATTCCGCAACATGAAAGTAGCACTTAGTACGAAATTGTGTTGCGGAATTTATTTTTCACAGGAGGTCTATTTAGTGAAAAAGAGATTAGTTTTATTATTAGTATGTGGTATTTTAGTATTTGCGGCAAGTGGTTGTGGTAACAAAGTGGTAGAAAGTTCTGTGGAAGTGGAAACAATGCAAAGATTTCCTTCATATGACTGGGATGCAGAGGATAATAGAATGTTGGCATATGTAGCAGCCAACACCCCCGGTTCAGAAGTAAATAAACAAAAAGCAATTCTTTGTGTTTTAGATGTAGTTTGGGAGACCGGCACATCAATTACAACTTATGTAGAACGCAATTATGAATTATATAATCAGCCAACAACCAGAGATTATGAACTGGTTCAAATGGTAATATTTGGTGAGTGGGCAAAATCTTAAATTGATTTTTATTAAAAAATTTGTTATAATATATATGTAAGGTAAAGATATGAAAAAAGGTTTACAGTAGTATCTTTGTTAAAACGATGGAAAAAACAGAAACCTTGAGCCTTTGGTTACGGGCGAGCTAAGCGCCGTCTATGATTGGGGGTGACAGACCACAGGGTAATTCCTCAGGAGTGCTGGTAAGTCCATTATCCCTTACAATATTTTACTCACGAGGTTTTTATATGGGTTATCGTAAAGTTGGTTATTTAGAACAGATTTGGTATATTATTCGCTTCAAAATGAAACATTTGTTCAAGCGAAAGTAAAATATGTGCCAGTAGCTCAGTTGGTAGAGCACCGGACTTTTAATCCGGGTGTCGCGGGTTCGAGTCCCGTCTGGCACACTCGAGGTCTTATCAGCCGGAACGCTCCTCATAGCGTCAAGTGGGTGACTTTATTCGGTTCAAGAGGAATCGGGTTCCTAGCACGGGTAAGAGGCGGACGCTTTTTGAAATGGTTTGTGTAAAGAAGAAATCATTTTAGGATTGTAACCTGAGTGATAAACAAATAACTAATATAGGGAAGTAGCTCAATGGTAGAGCGCGTTATAGACTTTGTCTTGATTAAGACAGCGACAGCAATTCTTTCTTTGCATGAGGAGCACGATGTTGCAGGTTCGAATCCTGTCTTCCCTGCTCAGTCCTATTGTTAGTTGAATGACTTAAAACAGTACAACTAAACCCTGAAGGACAACTGGTGGAGCAAACCCGGTGGATATTCTAGAAGGTCAAAGAATAGTCCGTAAAACTATTCAAAAAGTCTGGAGTACAAAATTTGAAGTTTGCACAGACAAATCGAGTGGCTGTCGTAATAGACCTGGTCCACCACCCGGTACTCAAGGCGAGTGAGTCTAAAAAGCTGGGGAACTCCAGGGATATACCCTGCAAGGGCGGGTTGAGCCGCCCAATGTATAGCAACCACAAGGAGAACGAAAATGACTAAAAAGGTTTTAATTGGTACTATTGATTCGGTCAAGAAGTTCGTAAATATCACAACTAAGCAGTCTTTTGATATTGACCTTGTAAGCGGTCGATATGTCATTGATGCGAAGTCTATTATGGGTATTTTCAGCCTTGACTTAACAAAGCCTATTGAGTTACGAATACAGGAAGATGCTGATGCAGCAGAAGTTGAGACTTTCCTTAACGAGATTTCCTTTGTACTCGTAGATTAAACGGACCGTTAGCTCAATAGGTTAGAGCATCCGGCTCATATCAAGCAATATCATATCTGTGAAAAAAATATGATTGATACAAATATTATTGGTGTAATTACCGAATTAAAATGTAAAACTTATTTTTTGGAATTAGGATATACAGTATCCACTCCAGAAAATCCAGCTCGTTATGATTTTATTCTTGATACTGGAGATAAATTATTGAAGGTTCAGGTAAAAACTTGTAATTGTGATGGAGAAAAACTAAATTTTGCAACTTGTTCAAGTCATTTTGTGAATGGAAAAGTAACTCACACTGACTATAAAACTGATAACATTGATTATTTTTGCACTTGGTTTGAAAATGAATGTTATTTAGTACCTGTCTCTGAGTGTGGGAAAACTGAAAAGAATTTACGATTAGTTCCTACAAAAAATGGACAGGTAAAAGGCATTTATTTTGCTAAGGATTATATTGCTAAGGAGGTTATTCGCAGATAAGTGAACCAGATATGAACCGGACGGCTCTGGGTTCAAATCCCAGGCGGTCCACTTATATGACGATGTAGCCAAGCTGGTTAAGGCAACGGACTGCAACTCCGTGACCGTGAGTTCGAATCTCACTATCGTCTCTAGCGCGAAAGGCGCGATTAAATAATGGAACAGACTATAAATGAAGTTCACGGTGCTCAAGCTTAAACCGGACTGCACAAGAGTCTATTGGAAAGTATAACTCTGGCTCGCAACCGAAAATGTTGAAATCCAAATCTAAATTGTGCGGGACACGCCCCATTGAAAACCTAGCGAGGAAGGAGTTGCGCTGCAATCACTCCACTCTATTGTGCGGATAGTAGAAAAGCAGGACTGGCGGTCACCTGCTCTCGCGGAAAGTAAGGCGTGTTTAATTTATTTTGGGATAGTTACGGCGTGTTATATAATGCTGAGGGCGACTATCATATGCGAAAGGGTGGGGCATCGCATAAAATAACGGTGAGTGGCGGAATTGGGAGACGCAGAGGAACCCTTCAACGGGTTTTGACAAAAACCGCGACTGCAATTTAGCTTGGACTTAAAATCCTCCGCTCGATGCAGCGTCCAGGTTCGAATCCTGGCTCACCGACTAATTAAGGGGAGAAATGATGGCAACACACGCAAGTAGAGATACAACAACAGGTTTGAGATTTGAAGAAAAAGTAACTATTAACAAAAAGGGATACGATTTAAGCAAACACAATTTGTATCGTTATCTCCAGAAGAAAGGATTGAATTGGGAAGATTACTTGTCAAAGAAATTACTTCCCGATGAGGCATATTATGACCCGGAAGGCGACAACATACTTTGGATATATGAAAAGAAATATCAGGCGACTGAGGGCTCAGCGGATGAGAAACCTCAAACTTGCGCTTTTAAGATATGGGAGTTCCGAAAAATTGCAGAAGCCATTGGTGCGTCAGATGTTCGATATACATATGTCTTTAATAATTGGTTTAGTCATGCGAGATATAAAGATATGCTTGAGTATATTCGAAGCGTTGAAGGGTGCGATTATTTCTTTGCGGAATAAATAAGAAAGGAGTCTGATTATGGTCAATTATGATAAGGAAAATGATTGGTACATATTCAAAGAGAAGATTGATAATCAGACATTTTTTATGGAGTTCCAAGTTTATGATGAAACGGAAGATACCTCCTATATCAACATTTGTATGGGAGTTTTTAATAAGCGGAAACATGCAGAGCGAAATGAAAATGAGGTTCGTATAACCGGTCAGAACCCAATGAAGACCGTAATGACTGCAATCCGAGCATTTAATGAACTGGAAAAAGTGGCGATTGAACGAGAGCTTTGGACACATGATAGAGTTCATGTTTCCTGTTGGTGGGTTGATAATCGCCGCAGAGATGCTTATTACAAATTTTTATCTAAAAGAGGTTATCAGTTCGGAAATTTTGAAGGAAAAAAAGTTATATTCAGAGTTTACGAAAAAAATTGATTTTTATAAAAAAATTTGTTATAATAATATATGTAAGAAAGATAAATGATAAATATAAACAATTCCTCTTGTCCAAGAGGAACCAAAGAGTTAAAGGAGAATGAAGCCCATGAATAAGTTTATGAATGGTATGGCAAATGCAACTAATTTTACTTACACTGAGAACGGTGCAGTAACTCATAAGACTACTAAGTCTGATTTGCTGGATATGTTTGCGCTTGGCGCAGCTATGCGTAATCGCTCAGATGAAGATGTACTTTTGATGTGGCGTAAGGCATTCGGGGAGAACCCTGTATATGCTTTGAAGTGTCTGTTCTATATCCGTGATGTTCGTGGCGGACAGGGTGAGAGACGCTTCTTCAGAGTTTGTATGAAGGACTTGGCTAAGTATAACACTGATGCCGCAAAGAGAAACCTTCAGTATGTACCTGAGTTCGGACGCTGGGATGACCTTTATGTGTTCGTAGGTACTCCTCTTGAGAGAGATGCTCTTGAGATTATGAAGAACCAGTTGGCTCTTGATGTTGAATGTAAGACTCCTTCTTTGCTTGCAAAGTGGTTGAAGTCTGAGAATACTTCTTCTGTTGAGTCACGCAGACTTGGTAATATTACTCGTGCATACTTCGGTATGTCACATAAGCAGTATAGAAAGACTCTTTCTATCCTTCGTGAGCGTATCAATGTCCTTGAGAGATTGATGTCTGCTGGAAAGTGGGATGAGATTGAGTTCGATAAGATTCCTTCTAAGGCAGGTATGAAGTATAAGAATGCGTTCGCGCGTCACGACTTCGAGCGTGCTAAGAATGAGAATGTACAGACTTATGCGGACTTCGCTAAGGACGAAACTAAGACTGTAAACGCAAAGGCACTTTATCCTTATGAGTGTGTCCACGAGGCACTTCAGATTATGGGTAATCAGCAGTGCTGGAGACGTAACGGCAACAATGTTGCTATGGACAATACTCAGAGACTTATGGCAAATAAGTACTGGGCAAATCTTGCAGATTACTTCAATGGTTCTACTTTCAACGGTATCTGCTTGATTGATACTTCTGGCTCTATGGATGGTACTCCTATCGAAGTAGCAATCTCTCTGGGATTGTACTGCGCTGAGAAGAACACTGGTGCTTTCGCAAACCACTTCATCTCATTCGAGTCTAATCCTCACTGGATTAAGACTGAGGGCGTAGACTTCTGTGATAAGGTTTACCGTATCACTGGAGCAGACTGGGGTGGCTCAACTAATGTTGAGGCGGCTATGGATTTGATTTTGAAGGTAGCACTTCAGAACAACTGTGGTCAGGACGACCTTCCTCAGAACCTTGTAATCGTCTCTGATATGGAGTTCAATCACTGCGTAACTTCAAACGGCTACTCAGGCTGGGGTGGAGATAGAGGTGTTAATGATACTCTGTTCGAGAAGATTGCTGCTAAGTTCCGTGCACACGGATATGAGATGCCTCATGTTATCTTCTGGAATGTAGATGCTCGTCAGAACAACATTCCTATGATTGGTAACGGAAATGTGTCTTATGTATCAGGTTTCTCTCCTTCTATCTTTGAGACCATCATGTCTGGCAAGACTGGATATGACCTCATGATGGAGAAGTTGAACTCTGAGCGCTATGCACAGATTCAGTAAGACCTCTCTTCGCGGGGCGAACTGTAGAAATACGGTTCGCCCCGTTTTTTTTGTTTATCTAGGAGTGTGGGTGATTGCGCCGCCGATGGGTGTGGGAGCCCGCAATCCCAAATTCAAAAATCGCTTAACTAATTTTGCGAGTAAATGATTGATTTTTATTAAAAAATATTGTATAATATATATAGATAAAAAGTAGAAGATTATTATAAACGAGGTGTATATGGATATAGTATATTTTGAATTAAATCACTGGTCAACAGAATATTATCCCGATGAAGAGCCTTTTGAGTCTTGGATGAGTGATTACTATGAAACTCCAGAAGAGAAAGCTAAGTCTTGGATACAAGAACCTAAAATTATGGATAAGTGGTATAAAGATAATGGGCTTTGTGTTGTCGTATCCATTATTGATATGTCTGTAAATTTCTGTATAACTGCGCCTCGAGCTTGGGTGGAAGAGCATTGTCCTCGACTTTTAACTGACTATCCTCAGTTTTTGCGTACTCCAGATGAAGATGGAGAGGTAATAGGATATTTCGATGGTCATTTTGTTGAATGGTCAGAAGAAAATTGCGGCATTTGGTATGATATTGATGATGAAGATGGATATAAATTAGAGAAATGGGAGGAAGATAATGCTAACTCCTAAAGGATTTGATAGATTAAATGCTATTCCTGGTCTTATAAAAGCTACAAAAAATCCTTTTAAGAAATGGAAACTATATAAAGAATATAAAAAACTAAGGAGGTCTTTATGAGACGCGGGTATAATATAGATGGACGAGATAAAGAAGCGTTAATACCCATTATGGAAGGTATTATATGGCGATTAGAACAGAAAGATATTGATGAAATCGAATTAAGTATGATTAACCTGGGGCCTGCGCAATTTGTTGAATTACTTGAAGCAATCGGCTATGAGCGTCATGAAGATTGGGACTCTAATGGCTGGGAGCAGGATACCTGGTATTATTTTTCACGAGAGGGATATTCTTCTCTTTGTTTAGCCTACAGTGGATACTATGGTGACATCAAGCTGTGGCGCACAAGTCGGGATGAGGAAGAATAACTTTATTTTTATTAAAAAATTTGTTATAATATATATGTAAAGAAATGATAAAGAAAGGTGAGGTGTGGGAATGAGCGACAGTCGTAAGTCTGGCGGCGGATTAGGTCTGCTTGATGTTATTTTAGTAGTAAATATTATCTTAAAGTTGGTTGGAGTGATTTCTTGGAGTTGGGGCGTTGTGCTCTGGCCTCTGTGGGTAACTTTAGGACTTTTAGGTATTCTGTTAATTGCACTACTTATTGCAAATAGTTAAGGAGGTAGCGAAATGCCTGTTCGTGATGATTTAGGTGTTAGAATGAAAACATTCTATGAGCAAGTACCAAAAACTTGCCTTATGCGTAGAACTCCAGTAGCAATTAGAATTGATGGTAAGGCATTCCACACCTTTACAAGAGGAATGATGAAACCATTTGATGATGTTCTCATTAAGTCTATGCAGGATACAATGAAGTATCTTTGTGAGAACATTCAAGGTTGCGTACTTGGATATACTCAGTCTGACGAGATTACTCTTATTCTTGTGGACTATAAACGATTTGATAGTTGCGCTTGGTTTGATTATGAAGTACAGAAACTTTGTTCTGTGTCAGCTTCAATGGCAACCTTTGCGTTCAATAGATTTTTTGAAATAAATGTAGATGAGTGGGGTCGTAAAACCTTCGAGGATTGGGATGAAGGCGGCACTAATGACCCTGAGGTTGCAAATTCTCCAGAGTGGGAGTTAATGCAGGTATATGGTAGAGCATTAGCGAAAGGTGCTATGTTTGACGCTCGTTGCTTCAATATTCCAAAAGAGGAAGTAACAAACCTTGTATATTGGAGACAAATTGACGCGGCCCGCAATAGTGTGCAGATGGTAGGTCAGGCTTACTTCTCACACAAGCAACTTGACAAGAAAACTTGTGAAATGATACAGGAAATGCTTTGGAGTGAGAAAGGAATTAACTGGAATGACTTTCCTGCTACAAAGAAAAGAGGTTCTTGTTGTGTTAAAGTAGGTACTGGTTGGGAAATTGATAACGACATTCCTCAGTTTAAGAATGAGGGTAGAGAGTATATCGAGAAGCTTATCCAACCAGAGGAAGTGTAATGGAGGATTAACGATGGTCGATTTACTCGAAGTAGCAAAAGTTGTGGAGAGTAGAGGATACCGCGCAGAAGTGCGCCCCGTTGTAAAAAACGGGGTAGAGGTCACAGGCTTTTGCATCGGTAAGCCAGGTATCAATATTATGGCAACTCTATATCCAGAGAAGATGAATTTGAAAGATGTAACCGTAGATGAGGCAGCAGACATTCTGTTAGATATTGCACTTGATAATCTTCCTGACGAGGATTATGAGGTGGAAAGAATTCTTGATTGGAATTATATTGCACCTCGCTTAAGAATGTGCGTAAGACCTAAGAAAGAGGATGGCGCCCTAGCCGTAGGGTTCTTAGACCTTGAGCTATACTTGCGCGCCGAGGTAGATGCGCCAACGAGTACTGATGACGCAATGGCATCAATGGTAGTTACTGTTGAACTTGCTAAAAATTGGAATAAGACTTATGAGGAAATCTTTGCTCAGGCTAAAGACAATATGAAAGATAAATATGCTATTCGTGATATGGCTGGAGCATTGTCAATGTGCGGCTTTGATAAGGATTTACTTGATGAAATTGAAGTTATGCCTAATATGTATGTTCTCTCTACCAGAGATAGCCTATATGGCGCTTCTGCAATCACAAGTGACTTGGTAATGAGTTCTGTTCAGCATCTTATGGGTGGGGATTTTTATATCCTTCCAAGTTCAATCCATGAGGTTATTGCAATTCCAGCCGATGATAGAAGTTCAGTAGACTATCTTCGTTCAATGGTAAGAGAGGTTAATATTACTCAAGTACCTCCTGCTGAGGTATTGAGTTATTCAGTATATCTCTTTAAGAATGGCGAACTTCAGGTTCTCTAATTGATTTTTATTAAAAATTGTGTTATAATATATATGTAATGAAAAAAGAAATCTCAAAAAGGTAGGTAGAGCGAATGGGAAGATATGAAGACGAATATGGTCAGGCTCCACAGATGAGTCGTCAAAGAGACTTAGTCCTCTCTGTCAATGAGTTCTGTTTCTTGCAGAATAAGACAAACGGACAGATTAAAACCCAGGTTGGACCTCTTACGACAACTATTAGTCAGCAGGAGGCACTGGTATGTTTCAATACTCGCACTAAGAAGTTCGAGGAAATTACTGATTTTGAGAAAGCAAAGCAGCTCTTCATTTCCGCTCCAGAGGGTTGGTATGTAACATTAAAGAACCCAATTAAGAGTGGTGTGTATCCGGAGGCTGGCAAGGCAAATAACAGTCCAACTGATATGATTATCGGTACTAAGGTACATATCCCTGGACCTGTATCCTTCGCTCTGTTCCCTGGTCAGATGGCTAAGGTTGTTCGTGGTCATAGACTTCGTTCAAACCAGTATTTGCTTGCTCGTGTTTATGATGCTGATGCCGCAAAGAAGAGTGTGGGAGAAGCTAAGATTGTAGATGCTGAAGGTAATGAGGTTAAGCAGGATACAAAGGAATATTTCGTAGGTCAGCTCTTGGTTATCAAGGGTACTGAAGTTTCCTTCTATATCCCTCCAACTGGTATCGAGGTTATTCCTGTCGGCGGTGCTGGCAATGAATATGTTCGTGACGCAGTAACTCTTGAAAGATTAGAGTATGCAATCCTTAAGGACGAAGATGGAGAGAAGCGTTATGTGCATGGTCCTGCGGTGGTATTCCCAGAGCCAACAGAGACATTCGTAGAAACTCCAAAGGGCGGAACAATCTTCCGTGCGTTAGAGTTATCTCCAATCAGCGGTATCTATGTAAAGGTTATTGCTGAGTACACTGAGAATGGTGTAAAGCATCCTATTGGTGAGGAATTATTCATCACTGGTAATGAGCAGATGATTTATTATCCAAGACCTGAGCATGCGATGATTCAGTATGATGGCAAGTATATGCATCACGCTATCGCAATCCCTGAGGGCGAAGGTCGTTACATTCTTAATCGTCTGACTGGTGAGATTGTTACTGTAAAGGGACCTCAGATGTACCTTCCTGACCCTCGTACAGAGGTTGTTGTAAAGAGAAAGCTCTCTGTTAAGGAGTGCGAGCTTCTTTACCCTGGCAACTACGAGGTATTGCAGTACAATAATCAGATGTCTGAGAAGCGCACAGAGAAGCTCGCTATGAAGGGCTTGACATCTCAGGACGCATTAAACTGTGCATATTCTACTGATGACCAAGAGAGCGCACTTGCAATCTTCGAGGCAACTGCAAATATCAGTAGAGGAAATTCATACACTAAGCCAAGAACTATCACTCTTGATACCAAGTATGATGGTGTTGTAAGCGTAGATGTATGGACTGGTTACGCAATCAATGTTGTTTCTAAGTCTGGTAAGAGAGAGGTTGTAATCGGACCTACTACTCGTCTACTTGATTATGACGAAACACTTGAATATATGGAACTTTCTACTGGAAAGCCTAAGACAACTGACAAGTTGATTAGTACCGCCTTCCTTAGAGTTGAGAACAACAAGGTTTCTGACATTATCAATGCTGAAACTAAAGACTTCGTAAATGTACAGATTAAGGTTTCCTACTGTGTAGATTTCCTTAAGGAGTACAAGGATAAGTGGTTCTCAGTAGACAATTATGTTAAGTTCCTTTGCGACAGAGTAAGAAGCTTACTCAAGAGAGAAGTAAAGAAATATTCTATTCAGGACTTTTATGCGAAGTCAACTGACATTATCCGTAAAGCAATTCTCCATGCTGAGGTAAAGGAAGGTAAGACTCCTTTCGCTCTCTTTGAAGAGAATGGTATGAAGATTATGGATGTAGAAGTTCTTAGTGTCAAGGTTGAAGAGCGTATCGCTGAGATGCTTGAAAGACACCAGGAGGAAATGGTTTCCAAGACCCTTGAGTTGTCTGACGCTGAGGCTCGTATGGCAGTTGTTACTAAGTTGGCAGAAGTTGAGAAGACTGAGGCTGCTTTATCCAACGCTAACAAGCTCTATAAGTTAGAGTTGATGAAGAAGGAGCAGGAAGAGAAGATTGCTGTTGAAGAGGCTATTAAGTCTAAGGAGCGTGCGGCAACCGCAGCAGCTAAACAGGCAGAGTCTGACCTTCAGGCAGTACTCAATGCAATTCAGAACGAACAGCTTGCAAGAGATAAGGCTAAGCAGGATGCGACTATCGCATACGAGAAGCAGCTTGCGGCTATCGAGGAGGCTAAGCAGAAGTCATATGCTGAAACTGTGAAGTCTATCATGGAAAGCGTATCTCCTGACCTCATCGCAGCATTGTCTACTAAGGCAAATGCAGAATTGCTTACAACTGCAACCAAGTCTATGAGTCCTTACGCAATCGCTAATGGCGAAAGTGTTGCTGAGACTGTTGACAAGTTGTTAAGAGGTACTACTCTTGAGGGTATCCTTACAAAGGTCGGCAAGAGCGACAACTAAGAGATTTGTGGGGGAACGGAGTAAAATCCGTTCCCTTTTGTAAAATTATAGAGTTATTGAGGAGAAATTCTATTGGTGGAGAAAGATGTAGTGGATAAAATTAAGGAGCTCCCGGTATCTGATACTCTTAAAGATAGTTTTATTAAGATGTATGAGAAGTCCGTTCGCAGTACTCCTTATGAAAATCTGTATACAATGGCGCCCCGCACATTTGGTCAATGGGGAGAAAAACATATTAACGCCTTGTATCCAGAAGTAAAGTTAGCAACAAAAAAGAATTTACAAGAAGAATATCCTGAGTTTGATGGCGAGTTTGACCTGTGGTATATGGGTAAAAGAATTGAGGTTAAGGCTTGCAGAGCAAATCAGGGTGCGGGCCCGGGTACTTTACTTGACCGCGCATATACATTAGATGATGCTTTAGAGCATAATTTCAAATATCATTTTCAACAGATAAAGCCAAGTTGTTGCGATAAATTCGTATTTGTGGGCATTCACTTGGATACAGTATGTTATTGGGTAGTTCCAAGTTCAGGTTTTGCAGAGATGAAAGGGTTTTCATCACAACATCGTAACAATTCGGAAAGTGGCGAGATATATGAAGGACAGATTTTTAAGACTTATGAGGACTTAAAACCTTATCTTGTGGAAGAAAACAATATTCTTGAATATTTGAAGTAATATTAAGGGGGTACATTGTACCCCCTATTGATTTTTATTAAAATTTTTGATATAATATATATAGAAAGGGTGATGAATATGAAAACAAATTATTATGAGGAAATTAACCAGGCTCTAAAGTCTTATGAAGAGCATAAACCATATCATACAAAAACTATGGAATGGGTTGCAAACCGCATAGACTGGTGTTGGAAATGGCGAAAAATCACTGAAGAACAAATGAATGAGCTAGCTGATAGAGCTACCGCAGTTTTTGATGGAGGGTTTTAAGATGACTGATGCAGAAAGAATTCTTGTATTAAAAAAGGCGTTAGAAATGACTGCCAAAGTAATTAGAGATAATCCCCCAGAAATGGACTGGCATTTAGAAGATGGTCAGCGAATAAAAATTCTTGCTGGCGGCGTAAATAGAGACCCTGAAGGCGCTGAATATGTAAATTATTTTATTGTTCAGGCTTATCACGATTTGAAAGAGAAAGGATTGGTTGAATAATGGCATTTGAATTAAATGAAAAAAGACTTATTACAACCGCATATCGTATGTGCTTGGCAAATTATGATAAAAAGAAAATGGCTCACGCACAACGAGTGGCTGATTATGCGGCTGAAATCGCATTAAGAGATGCAGATTTTGCAAGACATAGTTATACAGAAACTGATGCGTATGTGACAGGTTTATTGCATGACCTTTTGGAAGATACACATTGCAGCTTTGATGAATTTTATAGCACTTTTCCATCTCATATTACTGAGGCAGTCACCATTTTAACCAAAGAAGATGATGAAACATATGACCAGTATATTGATAGAGTGCTTGAGTCAGAAAACATTTTAGCATTTGATGTTAAGAAGGCTGATATGAAGGACCACCTTGCTCTCAAGGACACTTTAACCGATAAGTTGAAAGCAAAGTATTTCCCTCATATTGCTAAATTCTTGGTATAAGGAGATTATTATGGGAAAATGGTATCTTTGTGGAGATATTCACGGTAAATATACGGGCATTTGGAATTTTGTACATCGCCACGGAGAAGATAGCTTTGACGGAACTGACAAGATTATCATTCTTGGAGACGCGGGTTTTAATTTTTATCTAAATGACCCGAAGTATCGCAGCGGACGAGCTGACGAGTATTTTAAGAAGAAAATGAGTTCTTTTCCATTTACTTATTATGTAGTTCGTGGTAATCACGAAGAGCGTCCTTCTGTTGTTGCAGACGCTTATGGAGATAAATGGGAAATGATATATGACGAGGAAGTTGATGGAAGTGTTTGGGTTGAGAAAAAGTTCCCTAATATTCGTTATTTCCTTGATAGTCCTGCGGTTTATCGTATCGCAGACCGCAACGCCTTAGTAATGGGTGGTGCATATTCAGTTGACAAGTATTATCGTCTAATGAACGGTTGGAGTTGGTTTGAACAGGAGCAGATGACTGAGGATGAGATGAATCAGGCACGTCAGCTTTGTGAAGACCATCAGTGGAATATTGACCTTGTTTTTACTCATACTTGTCCAATTATGTATGAGCCAACTGACCTTTTCCTTGATTTTATAGACCAAAGTTCTGTTGATAAAGCTATGGAACGCTTTTTTGGTGAAATTGAGTATAAATTGGATTACGCGGCTTGGTGCTGGGGACATTTTCACGCATTTCGCGATTATCCTCGTCCAGATGGACGCCGTCGTTTAATGCTTGGAGTTGATGATATTGTAGAACTTGAAGCGTTTATGACAACTGATGTTGCAGAAAAGGTATAAGAGGTCTATATAGACCTCTTTCCTTTTGATTTTTATTAAAAAATTTGTTATAATATATATGTAAGAAATGAAAAGGAAGTGATTATTTATGAAAAGAAAGTTATTAGCATTGATGTGTGCCGGAGTAATGGCAATAAGTTTAACGGGATGTGGAGAGCAAGCCCAAGTTGATTATCTCAATCGACAAATTGCAGAACTATCTGCACAGAAGGTAGAATTAGAAAATTCAATAGCGACTTTACAAGAAATGGAAACTGCAGAAAAGGTGAGAACTGGAACTGAAGTTTATGTCCTTGAAATCAATATTAGACAATCGCATTTCACATTAGACCTTGAAGAGCATATGAAAGATGCGATGAATGATGTAACAATTTCCGTTCCTGTATCAGAAGATTTTTATAATTCAGTAGAAATTGGAACTATGCTTGATGACAGCTTCCGCTGGGGTTCTTTTATCTTCAAAGGCAGTCTTGGTAGCTGGAAGGTTAAAGTAACTAATAAATATATTCAGTAGGAGGTTGGTTAGTATGAAATATTTTATAGATTTTGAAGCAACACAATATTCAAATCGAATTATATCAGTAGGGTGTGTAAATGAGGAGGGTGCAGCATTTTATTCGTTAGTAAATCCGCATAAAGAACTTACACCTTTTATCACCTCTTTAACTGGAATCACACAGGAAATGGCGGACGCGGCTCCAGAAGCAAATGAAGTATTTGAGGCTTTATATGACTTCTGTTGTGACGATGATGAGGCTCCAGAGTTCTTGTGCTATGGGGATACAGATAAAGATTTTTGTGTTGCTACATTTTATAAGATGGCTACATCTTTCAAAGCTAAAACACTATTAGCATATTTACATACGGGACTTATTGATTTTAGTCCTATTGTAAAATCTCATTTTGGATTAAGATGTAATATCGCACTTAACAAAGTAGCCAACTACTACAAAGGCGAAGAGAATGTCCAGAAGCATAATGCACTTGAAGATGCGGAAATGCTCTTATATGTTTATAATGAGGTTATGAGTCACGAGAATGAGTTTGACGCATTTCCTGAGCATGGAGCCGCACAGGGCGCAGCTAAGGTTAAGAAGGAAGTTAAAGATGCTACTGGAAAGAATTGTGAATATATGGTATTCCGTTTGAAGAAAGGTAGAGTTGCAGAAACTTACTACACACTTGCGGATGCTATTATGTGGGTAATTGACCACAAAATGAAGAACCAGAACGCAGTACCTGAGAACATTGGTAAGAAAATATTGTCAGCAGCTCGTAATGGTAAGCAATACTGCTCATTATATTGGGCAATCGCAGAAAAGGCGGAGGGTTAATATGGTAAAAATTAAATTCAGATTTCGTGACGCAATGAGTAACTGGGAATGGCGCGAGCGACAGTGCCAGGTGTCGAGCCTTGAAGAGTGTATCCGCATATATGGACTCGATGCTGGTGATGTAGATTATGAAATCATTTCAATAGAGGAGGTTTAAGTTATGGCATATGTAGCATATGTGGCAAAGTTGAAGAATGTGCGTAAGCATCCTAACGCTGATAGACTTCAGCTTGGAGAGTGCTTTGGTAATACTGTGTGCGTATCTCTTGAGTATGTAGATGGACAGTTGGGTATCTATTTCCCTACTGATGGTCAGCTTTCAGAGGCATACGCAGATACTAATAATCTTGTTCGCAAGAAGGACGAGAATGGTAACAACATTGGTGGTTATATGGACCCGGTTAAGAGAAATGTAACTTCAATCAAGCTTCGTGGAGAGAAGTCAGATGGTCTTTTCATGCCTTTGGAGTCTTTGGCTTTCACTGGCGTAGACCTTGCTACTCTTACTGAGGGTACTACTATTGATGTTGTAAATGGTGTTGAGATTTGTAAGAAGTATATTCCTAAGAGAAATCATCGTCAGGGTTCTGTGTCTGAGGGTAATAGAACTCGCAAGAAGAAGGTAGATGTGGCGCCTTTGTTCGCAGAGCACGCAGATACTGAGCAGCTTGCATACAATCTTGCCGCTTTCAAGGAGGGCGACCAGATTGAAATTACTCTAAAGATGCACGGAACTTCACAGAGAACTGGATACCTTCCTGTATACCAGGGTGAGAAGAAGACTTTCTGGCAGAAGTTGTTCAGAAAGCCTGGTACTCCAATCTATGACTGGGGTTATGTATCTGGTACTCGTAGAGTAGTTCTTGACACTTTTGATGGCGGTTTCTACGGTTCTAATGAGTTCCGTGAGCAGCACTCAAAGGCATTTGAGGGCAAGCTTCATAAGGGCGAGACTGTGTACTATGAGGTTGTAGGTTTCACTACTGCTGGACAGCCTATCATGGGTGATTGTGCAAACAAGAAGCTCAACGATAAGGAGTTTGTAAAGCAATATGGAGAGGTTACTACTTTCTCTTATGGTTGTGCACCTGACGGTTACAAGATGATGTGGGGCGAGGATGAGGAAGGTACTTTCTCTGTTCCAGTAGAAAAGCCTCAGTCTGACATCTATGTATATCGTATGACTATGACTAATGAGGATGGCGATGTTGTGGAGTACACTCCAGACTTCATGCGCTACCGTTGTGAGCAGATGGGTATTAAGACTGTTCCTGTATTCTGGCAGGGATACATTCCTAAGAACGCAGGTTCTACTGTTGATACTCCAACTGGCGATGGCGAGTGGGTAAAGGCAATCGCAGAGCAGTTCTACGATGGTCCAGACCCTATCGGTAAGACTCATGTCCGTGAGGGTGTCGTAGTTAGAATTGTCAACAGACCTAAGTTTGCGGCTTACAAGCACAAGAATTTCGCATTCAAGTGCTTGGAGGGTATCGTAAAGGCTGATGCAGAAGCACCAGATATGGAAGAGGCACAGGAAGTAACTGAGTAATCAGTTGTACAAGGGGGCGGAAACGCCCCCCGTTTTTGATTTTTATTAAAAAATATATTATAATATTATTATAGAAAGGAAAGGTGATTATAAATGAGAGATATTAAAGAAGCACTTAAATATCATTTTGATAATCTGATTGCGGCTGGATATAAAAAAGAAGAAATCCTCGGTGTGTTTGTTTATGGTTCACAGAATTATAACTTTGCACACGATGGTTCAGATGTTGATACTAAAGCAATTATTCTACCTACCTGGGAGAGGTTGGTACATGGTCCGGTATTAAGTAAGGAACATCACTGGGAGAATGGAGAACACTGCGAAGTTAAAGATATTCAAGAGTTTGCAAGAATGCTTTACAAACAGAATGTAAACTTCCTCGAAGTGCTATATACAGACTATGCTCTAGTTAACTCAGAGTTCAAAAGTTTGTGGGAAACGAATATTCTATCACTCCGTGACAAAATCGTTCGCTACGATGTCAACGCAGGTGTAAAATCTATTTGCGGACAGGCTCTTAACACAATTAAACAGGCTATGGGTATGTTAGACTCTGACCCCGTACAAGCGGGAAAGAAATATGCGAACTCTGTAAGACTGATGATTTATCTAAAAGATTATCAGAGAGGTGCATATTATAAAGATGCAATTACTCTAAGTGGATTGGATAAGCAAATCTTACTTCCATACAAAACTGGTGAAATGTCACCTACTCCTGATATGCTTGAAAAATTAAGAGAACTATTCAGAGTAGAAATGGAGGAGTCTAGTGGAGCACCAATTTCAGAAGTAAAAGCAGAACTTGACAAGGCGGTTGCTGATATTTGCTGGTATAAAGTAAATCGTGACAGAACTGGATACCCTCCAATTGATTTTTATTAAAAAATATGATATTATATATATAGTAAAAAAGAAAGGAAAAAAATCAAATGAAAATTCTTTTAGTAGTAGATGCACAGAAAGATTTTATTAACGGAGTTCTTGGTACCGCAGAGGCTGAAGCTGCAACTCCAATTATTGCAGATAAGGTTGCAAAAGCAGTAGAAGATGGTACTATGGTCATCTTTACACAGGATACACATTTTGATGACTATATGGATACTCGAGAAGGTAAATTCCTTCCTGTCCCTCATTGTATCCAGGATACAGACGGTTGGAAAATTGATGAAAGAGTAGATATTACAGGTGGTTTCCATATCCGAAAGCTCACATTTGGAGATTATAGCATCGTAGATGATATTGAGGATTGTATTCAAACTGTACACTCTAGTATGGAATTTGAAGATATTGAAGAGATTGAGGTTTGCGGTTTCTGTACTGACATTTGTGTAATTTCAAATGTGCTTATGCTTCAGTCAGTTTGTCACATTGCTGGTATTCCTATTAAGGTTGATGCAAAGGCTTGCGCTGGTGTGACCCCTGAGAAGCACGCAGCTGCCATTGAAGTTATGAAGTCTTGTCAGATTGAAGTGGAGGAGTAAAATGATTAAAATTAACGGAATAGCACTTGAGCAGAAACAGTTCCCGGATGGCACACTTCATTTTGAGGTTCCTGAACCTCAAGAAGATTGGAAAGTTCTTGAAATTACTTGGCTCTATGATAATGATGTGGAGTTATTTATGCTTCAGTGTATCGTAGACAAGTATCCAAATTTCGATAAGGTTCTTATTCTTCCTTATGTGCCTCATGCACGAATGGATAGAACAAAGCACTTTACAGATGTATTTACTCTTAAATCATTCTGTAAGATTATTAACACAATGAATTTCAGAAGTGTATGCGTCCTTGACCCTCACTCTGATGTAACTCCTGCATTGCTCGACAGAGTATTTGTTCTTCCTGCGGACTCTTGGGTACCTCAGGTTATTGAACACGAAGAGTTTGGTGATGATTTTGTATTCTTCTATCCTGATGCGGGTGCGGCAAAGCGTTATGATAGCGGCAAACCTCATACATATGGAGTTAAGAAGCGCAACTGGGAGACTGGAAAAATTGAAAGTCTTGTTATCGCAGACCCTGATGTAGTAAAGGGTAAGAATGTAATTATTGTAGATGACATTTGCTCTTATGGTGGAACTTTCAGCCGAGCTGCTGCCGCTCTTAAAGAGGCTGGCGCAGAAAAGATTTACCTTTTTGTAAGTCATTGCGAGGGTAATATCTTTAAGGGTACTGTATTCAGCGACGGTAATATCGACGCAGTTTATACAACAAACTCTCTCATTAAACCTTGGGAAGTTCCGGAAGGAATGGAAGGCAAGTTCTACATCGTAGATATGTTCTAAGAAATTGAAGTCCTCTGCTTCTTTTGGAAACAGAGGACTTTATTGATTTTTATTAAAAAATTTGTTATAATATATACATAAGATAAAGAAAGAAATAAAAAGCACTGGAGGGCTTGAGATGTATAATAACACAGTATCACTTTTATTGTCAGACACTTATAAACAGACTCACGATAGAATGTATCCAAAAGGACTTACAAAGTTAGTATCCTACTGGACCCCGAGAAAGGCTATGGCAGATTATCACGATAAGATGGTATTCTTCGGACTCCAGGCGTTTATTAAGGAGTTCCTTGTTGAAGGCTTTAGAGATAACTTCTTCAACAGACCTCTTGATGAAGTGGTAGAAGAGTATAGCTACTATATGAACGGACAGATTGGAGAGGGTAACTATGACATTGATAAGGTTATCAAGTTACATAAGTTAGGTTATCTTCCTCTTGAAATAAGAGCATTACCAGAAGGAACAATCGTCAATATGGGTATTCCTTGTATTGAAATTACTAATACAGATGATGAGTTCGCATGGTTAGTGCAGTGGATTGAGTGTGTATTACAGACAGAGCTTTGGGAGCCTTGCTGCTACGCAACAATCGGTAAGATGTATTATGATTTAGCAGAAAGATTTTATACAAAGACAGTTGATGGTGTTAAGCCTTCAATGGCAATGGCAGACTTTGGAATGAGAGGAATGTCTTGCTTAAATGACTCTATTAGGACTTCTGCGGCTTGGTTAGTAAGTTTCGACAAGACCAGCACTATCCCAGCATTAAAGTACATTGATAAGATGTATGATGCTCACAGTGTGGAAAACCATATCGGTCTTGGTGCGGTTTCTACTGAGCACTCTGTAATGGGTGCAAACTTCGCAGTAGACGGAGATGAAATCACATTTGTAAAGAGATTACTTACTGAGTTATATCCAAACACTTCATTCAGTATGGTATCTGATACCTATGATTATTGGAATATGGTAAATAACATTCTTCCTGCTTGCAGAGAAGAGATTATGAACCACAACGGAAAGTTACTTGTTAGACCTGATAGCGGAGATATTGTAGATATTTCTGTAACTACTGTTGAAAAACTTTGGGAGTTATTCGGCGGCACAGTAAATAGCAAGGGTTATAAGGTACTTGACCCACATATCGGAATTATCTACGGTGATGGCTGTACCTTAAATAGAGTAGAGGAAATCTTAGACCAGTTAGAGAAGAAAGGATTTGCTTCTAATAATATCGCATTTGGAGTTGGAGCCTTCTGCTTCCACGGGTTCTTCGAAGGAGATAAGTTCTGGGCATTAACCAGAGATACATTTGGTATCGCAATGAAGGCAACATATGGCGAAGTTGGCGCAACTTGCTTCCCTATTTATAAAGACCCTAAGACTGATATTTCTAAGTTAAAGAAATCTCACAAGGGATGCTGTGCAGTAACTGGTACAAGTGGTAACTACGAAGTGACTGATGAATATTTTGGCTTAGTAGATGAAGATAAGACTGCTCTTAAAACAGTCTTCACAGATGGAACTGTTGTGAATGAAGTAACATTCCAGCAGGTAAGGGAGAATTTATATGGTAAAAGAGATTAACGGAGATTTACTTAAATCCGATGTTGACATAATTTGCCATCAAACGAATTGTCAGGGTAAAATGAACTCGGGGATTGCGAAAGCAATCCGCGAAACCTACCCCGAAGTTTATAAAGAATATAATTTATTATGCACAATTACTGAACCTGAGAAACTTTTAGGTGAGGTTCAGCCAGTAAATATTGGCGAAAATAAGTGGGTAATGAATATGTTCTCACAGTTGAATTTCGGATATGATGGTAAAAGATATACTTCATATGATGCTATATGGAGTTGCCTCTGGAAAGTAAAAACTTATTCTCCAGAAGGGCTAAAGATTGGTTTCCCCGCAAGAATTGGTTGTGTGCGCGGCGGAGCAAATTGGAATGTAGTTAAGAAAATGATAGAAGAAGTTTTTACAGATAGGGAGGTCTATATTTATGACTTGGGAATTTGATGCTCAGAAAGAAGTAAAACACATTGTAAATTGGATTAAGAATTATTTTGTGAAGAACGGTCCGGACTGTAAAGCAGTTATCGGTATCTCTGGCGGTAAGGATAGTTCAGTAGCTGCGGCACTCTTAGTTGAAGCTCTTGGTAAGGACAAGGTTATTGGTGTAAAGATGCCACAGGGCGACCAGAAAGACATTGATGACGCAAATGCTCTTATTAAGCATCTTGGAATTGAGAGTTTTGAAATCAATATTGGAGCTACTTGCGATGCTGCATATACAGCCCTCAAAGCCGCTGGCACAAGCATTGACAATCCAGTTGTATATACAAATCTTCCAGCAAGAATTAGAATGACTACTTTATATGCGGTCGCTGCAGGCAATCATGGTAGAGTATGTAATACTTGCAATAGAAGTGAAGATTATATCGGTTATTCTACAAAGTATGGCGATAGCGCCGGAGATTTTAGTCCACTTGCAGAATATTGTGTTCGTGAAGTAATGTTACTTGGAGATGCTCTTGGACTTCCTTATGACCTCGTTCATAAGACTCCTGCCGACGGACTTTGTGGACAGAGTGATGAAGCAAATCTTGGCTTCACATATGAAACTCTTGATAGATTTATTCTTGAAGATGAAGTGCCTGAGTATGAGGTATATAAGAAAATTCAGCAGCTTCATAGCCGCAATAAGCACAAGTTACAGCTTATGCCAACTTGTCATAAGAAATCAGATTTCTGTTTTTAAGGAGGAGTAAGAGATGGCAAAGACCAGAGAAATAGCGTGTATTCATTATAAATGTGAAGGTAACTGTGATTTGGGTAAGGATGCGTCATTCCGAGGTCATTGCCAGACTTGCCCGACCTACAAAAAGTTACCAGGTGGCAAACCAGCCCGAGTAGATAATCGCAGAAAGAAAATGGATAAGATTATACGAAAGGAGAAATGGTAATGAAAGAAAAGGAAGCATCTTGGTTTGCTAAGTTACAATGTAAAATCAGAGGACATAAATGGAAAGTGGTAAAGAAAGATAATAACTCTTACTATAACGATGTACAGGAGTGGGTATGTACTTGTTGTGGAGAAAAAACCACTATTCGCAGGAGGTAAATATGGGAGAATGTGAAGCAGAATACAGTACATATTCGGATGGAGCATATACTCATGTAGTATCACTTGACGAGTCTGTTCGTTCAATCAAGGCTCATATCCGAAGTGTAGAAATGAGAAATAAATATTTGGAAGAAGAAAATGCCCGTCTAAAAGATGAGGCTTATAAGGATACTCAGCTCCAAGAGATGAGAGAGTCAATGGAGCGCATGCGCCAAGAAATCCGCTATGGTTTTCCTGTTGATGAAGAAGAACATAGACGACTTGAAGAGTGGAAAAGAAAGCACGACGAAGAGGCACATGGCGCAGATTATTCTCAGAAAAAGTTCCGTTATTCCGGAGCAATTGGTGGAAGTTATACATACCGCTTTACCCCTACATCAATCGGTACTTTTGGTACTTGTGTATGTAGTTGCGGTGCAAAATTCGATTTCCAGGAGGCATAATATGATAGCTAAATTTGAAGGTAAAGATGCCTTTTTAAGCAACTTTGCATCAAGTCCGATAAACTACGAGGGGATAACATACCCTACTGTAGAGCACGCATTTCAGGCGGCAAAGACCTTGTCTACTGAAGAAAGAGCGACCATTGCGGCAATGGCAACACCAGGGCAGGCAAAGCGTGCGGGTCGCAGAGTTTCCCTTCGCAGTGACTGGGAAACAGTAAAATTTAGCGTAATGGAAGAGTGTCTGCGATTGAAGTTCGCAGACCCGGTGTTACGCAAAAAGTTGTTAAATACAGGCGACCTTGTATTAGTAGAAGGTAACACTTGGCATGATAATATTTGGGGCAGTTGTACTTGCCCAAATTGCGGCAACCGAGGCGGCAACGCACTTGGTCAGATGTTAATGAGTATTAGAGAGGAGTTAAGACAATGACACTTGAAGCATTGCAAAAAGAAATGATTGCAGCTATGAAGTCAGGTGACAAGGCTCGTAAGGATGTTTTGTCTGGACTCGTAGGTGCTGTTAAAAAGGCAGGAATTGACAATATGTGCAAGGACAATATTCCAGAGGAATTGGTAGATACTGTCCTTCTAAAAGAGAAGAAAACTGTACAAGAGCAGATTGATACCTGTCCTACTGACAGAGTAGATAATATGGAGAAATTCCAGTTTGCTATGTCTGTTATCAATGAGTTTGCACCATCTCTTATGAGTGATGCAACTGAGATTGAGAACTTTGTGCGCGGACTTGGTATTGAGCTTACTAAGGCTAACCGAGGTACAATTATGAAGGCTCTTAAGGGTAAGGCTGATATGAAGATTGCAAATGGCGTAATTAGCTCTCTGTTGGCGTAAGGAGGTTACTATGAGCGTTTGTGGTAATTGTCCTTGGCCCGCAGAAGAGGGCATAGATGATTGTGACGGTGGCTGCACTTTTGAAGATGCGGCTTACCGTGCGCAAGATGCATATGATGCACTTTATAATCGTTTTGTAAAGTTGAAAGAAGAGTATGAAAAAGTTATGAAGGAGAGAGAACGATGTCTAGACGACGGAAAATAATTTTATTCATTGTGTGGTTTTTGTGGATAGTCGGAGGAGCAGTTCTATCTTCTTATGTACCACATACTTGGCTATATACAACTGGATTTATCTTTGGTTGTTTTAGTACATTATTTACAGATTGGATGCATTAACAGAACCCCCTTGTGCGTGCGCACGGGGGTTTTTGATTTTTATTAAAAAATTTGATATAATATATATATGAAAGGAAGTGAAAATATGACTTGTTACACTTGTGGATATGGTGATGTGAATGAATTTGGAGATATTACCTGTGGATATGGACCAGGGTGTTTCCGCAATCAGCCAGACAGAATATTGGAAGAAAAAGAATATGGCGATTACGATGGCGACCAAGAAGATGAAAATTGATTTTTATTAAAAAATATTGTATAATATATATGTAATAAAGATAAGGAAAGGAAAGTGGTGTAGATGAATGGGCAAGATGATAGAACATAGTTTTTATTGTATTCAATGTGGTAAAAAGGGTATTCCAATAGTAAGAAAAGAAGGACATCAGCGCAAAAGTATGCACAGAAAGAAATTGTATTGCGTGTTCTGTAAAGAGGAAGTAAATCATGTGGAATGCCGCAATTTTGCTGAAGTAGAGAAGTTTAGAGAAAATTTTGAAAAAGGGGTGTATGTCGATGAAGCGAAAGAATCTGTTTCTTATGTGCGGTCCGAGCGGCTCGGGTAAGTCAACTTGGATAGCACAACAAGTTAAGGATATGAAAGTGCCTTACATAGTAATTTCAAGAGATGGAATTCGTTTTTCTATGTTAAAAGATAGTGACGATTATTTTGCTCACGAAGATGAAGTGTTTGCTGAATTCCGTCGCCAGATACAGGCAGCCATTGACGAAGATGTGGAAATGAATATCTTTGTTGATGCGACCCACTTAAGCGAGAAAGCTCGCAATAAAACTTTAGATGGTCTGCGTCTTGAGGGCGTTGATTTATATGCGGTTGCTATGGATATTCCTATGGGAGTGTGCTTAGACCAGAATGAACAAAGAGAAGGTAGGGCTTATGTTCCTCGTTCAGTTATCAGAAGAATGTGGTATCAGTACCAACCTCCTACTGAGAATGAAAAGTATAAGTATCATATCCTGACCGTAAGTAGAAAGGAAGGAGAAGAGGAAGATGAGTAAGATTTTTTTCACATCTGATACACATTTCTGTCACGACAGAGAGTTTGTGTATAAGGTTCGAGGATTTCCGAGCATTGATGCGATGAATGAAGCTATCGTAGAAAGATGGAACGCAGTGGTCGGTCCAGAAGATACGGTATATCATCTTGGCGATGTAATGCTGAATGATAATGAAAAGGGAATGGAGTTACTTCGTAGGCTGAATGGTCACATTTACATTATTCGTGGTAATCACGATACAGACACCAGAGTTAAGCTCTATGTAAATGAAGGAATGAAGGTTCTTAATTCAGTAATTCCTTATGCAGAAGTAATTAAGTATGGCAAGTTTACTTTTTATCTTAGCCATTACCCAACATTGACTTCAAATCTTGATAATGATGCACCCCTAAGTCAGCATGTGCTGAACCTTTATGGACATACGCATCAGACGAAGAACTTTTACAATGATACGCCTTTTATGTATCATGTTGGAATGGACTCACATGATTGCACTCCAGTATCTGCGGAGCAGGTAATTGAGGACATTAAGAGAGAAGTTGAAGTGTGCAAGGCACAGCTTTAACATATAAATTTAGTACCTTGAAAACAAAATAATATAAACGGAGAAAAAGGAGACAAAGAATGGTAGAAACTTTAATGACTATCGGAATGGTTGCCGCTGCCGTATTAGTGGTATTTGCTCTAATCGTAATTCTCGTGAAGAGCTGTTGGAAAATTGCTGAAACAAATCAGTTAATGGTAATTACTGGTGCTGGTAAATCCAAGATTGTACACGCCGGCGGTGCTTTTGTAATCCCTCTTATCCAGAAGGTCAATTATATGACACTGGAGAATATTAAAGTTGATTTTACTTCTAAGGATGAGGTTCCTACTCAGGATGCCATCAATATTCTCGTTGATGCCGTAGCAAATATGTCTATTTCAGCCGACCCTGAATTACAGAAGATTGCGGCAAGCAAGTGGGTTGGTAAGTCAGCGCAGGATATTGAGAATGTTGTAATCAATGTACTTGAGGGTAATATTCGAGAGATTATCTCTCAGACCCGACTTGAAGAGTTGATTACTGGTGATAAAAAGGCTCTTTCTGAGAGAGTCCGTGAAAATGTCGCTCCTAACCTTGCCGACCTTGGTATTGACTTGACAACTTTCAACATTCAGTCTTACCGTGATAAGAATGGTATTATTGCCGACCTTGGTATTGAGAATACTGAGCAGATTCGTAAGAAGGCTTCTATCGCAGCTGCAAAGGCTAAAGCAGAAGTTGCTATCGCTCAGGCACAGGCTGATAAGGAAGCAAATGATGCAAAGGTTAAGGCTGCAACTGAGATTGCTGAGGCAAATACTGAGTTTGCAATTAAGCAGGCTGGTTTGAAGGAGAAGGCTGATATTGAGCAGGCTAAGGCTGATGCTGCAAAGCAGATTGAGGCTGAGAACCAGAGAAAGACACACGAAATCGCTGTTGCTAATGCAAACCTTGCAAAGCAGGAGAAGGAAATCGAGTTAAAAGAGAGAGAAGTTGCTATTCAGGAGCGTCAGCTTGAAGCTCAGGTTAAGAAGACTGCGGAAGCTGAGAAGTACGCAGCACAGCAGAGAGCAGATGCTAAGTTGTATGAGCAGCAGAGACAGGCAGAGGCTGAACTTTTCGAGCAGGAACGTGCGGCTGAAGCTGAGCGTGTAAAGGCTGAGAAGAAGGCTGAAGCACAGAAGGCTCTTGCTGAGGCAGATAAGTACGCTAAGCTTCAGGAAGCAGAGGCAGTTGAGGCTGCTGGTAAGGCAAAGGCCGCTGCTATTGAGGCAGAAGGTAAGGCTGCTGCGGCTGCTAAGCTCGCTGAGTTAGAGGCTGAAGCTGAAGGTATTCAGAAGAAGGCTGAGGCGATGAAGCAGTACGGTGAAGCTGCTATGGCAGATATGCAGTTACAGGCTGTTAAGTGTTACTTCGAGCAGTTACCTGCTATTGCAGAGGCTTGCGGAAAGGCTTACACAAATGTTGACTCTATCAAGATGTTTGGTGGAGAGACTTCACAGCTTACTGGCGACATTATGAAGAACCTTACACAGGTTTCTGATGGTTTAAGCGAGTCAATCGGTATTGACCTTCAGTCATTACTTGCTGGCTTCCTTGGTGGTCAGATTGCTAAGAAGAATGACTAATCCATAAAGGCTGCGGCCCCAGGGTGTAAAAACCCTGGGGCTTTTGTAGTCTTGAACCCCGTGGACGGTCGTTTTTCGGTCAAAAATCGCCTATACAAATTTTTCGAGCAAATTGTCGCAAATTGACTTTTCCCTTATTTTTTGATATAATATAATTAAATTAGATAAGGAGGATTATTATGAAGGAACCGATTTTTGAATTTAACAAAGACACAGGTTTTTCAAAGTGCATTATTAAAGATAAAGAACTTGAATTTATTGGTACTGCACAATGTCACCCTGATGATATGGATATGAATAGTCATTTCACTGGTATGACCATCGCAGAGATGCGTGCAGAGCTAGCCGCATTTAGACATATTCGTGATAATGAAATTATTCCAGAGTTAAGAGCATTAAAAGAGCTTCATGGAACAATGAAACACAGCAAACGATTCAATCCTAAGTCATATGAAAATGTAATGCTACAAAGAGCAATCCGAAGAAAAGAGTTTGAATTAAAAGAAATCCGTACTATTATTGCAGAACAGGTTGCCGCAATCCATAGTTTTATCTTCGAGAAAGAAAAATGCTATCAAGGTATGCGAAGGAATCGAGTTGAGGCTGCGCATGAGCAAGGCCAAAATTAGATAAAAATAACTGTCCAATCTTTATAATTCCTTGAAGAGTTAGACAAAGAAAAGGAGGTAAAATATGCACGAATTGTTATATTTTATCCTTGGGGTTATTTTTGTTTTGCTTGTATCCCCTATTATCGAGAGCCTATGCACTTTAATATTAACCGGTATGGAGGTTATTAAAGGAGTATGGACGCTTAAGATACAAAAAATAAATGCACAAATTCGCAAGGTTAACCTTGAATATCCTGATGAACCACCTCATCATCAGATAGGATTTGTGATACCAAGTAGTAGTGAGGAGGAAGAATACGAGGATGATGACGACGATTACTAAATTTTACGACACATGCAGTCTGTTAAAGAAGGTGGATAACTTATTCGAAGATGGAATTGGTGTTTATATTTCTTCAGTAACGCTTAAAGAATTAGAGAATATCAAAGTAGCTTCTAATAAGGATGCAGACGTAAAATATGCAGCAAGAAAGTTATTGCACGTATTGGATGAAAACTCGGATAAATATGAAATAGTTATTTTCAAGTCTGAGTTTATGGAACCTATCATTGAACAAGATTTACCAGTATCCGATGATATGCGTATCCTAGCTTGCGCAATTGCGCAGAAAAATTTCGAACCAAATATGATTTTTGTAACCAATGATATGGCTCTCAAAGCCATTGCTTCTGTATTTTTTGACAAGGAGCATATCGAGTCAATCGCAGAAGACTTTAATGATGGTTATACTGGTCATATTAAAATGACTTTGAGTGAAGAAGCTATGGCAATGTTTTATCAACATCCAGAAGTCAACATGTTCGACTTAAAAGTAAATCAATATGCAACCATTTGGAACGAGGATGGGGAAATGGTAGATATTGTATACTGGAATGGCGAACGTTTTATCAAGGTTACTTTCAACAGTTTCGACTCTAAGTGGTTCGGAAAAGTTAAACCATATGCAACAGACCCATACCAACAGATGGTTTGTGACAGCTTTAAGCGTAACAAGATTACTATGGTTAAGGGTCCTGCGGGCTCAGGTAAGACTTATCTTTCTCTTGGATATTTGATGAGTCAGCTCGAGCATGGTCGAATTGATAAGATTATCGTATTTTGTAATACAGTTGCAACAAAGAATTCAGCTAAGTTAGGTTATCTGCCAGGTACTCGTGATGAAAAGTTACTTGATTCTCAAATCGGTAACTTACTTATCAGTAAATTCGGCGGACGAATGGCTGTTGAAAAAATGATATATGATGAGCAACTTTTATTGTTGCCATTCTCAGATATCCGTGGATATGATACAAATGGTATGAATGCGGGTATCTACATTTCAGAAGCACAGAACCTAGACATTAGTCTTATGAAACTGGCTCTTCAAAGAATTGGCGAAGATAGTATTTGTATCATTGATGGTGATGAAAAAACTCAGGTTGATGATATCGCATTCGCCGGCGCAAACAATGGTATGCGCAGATTATCAAAAGTCTTCCGAGGTGAAGATATTTACGGAGAAGTTGAATTACAACAGATTCACCGTTCACGTATCGCAAGCATTGCGGAACGTATGTAAGGAATTAACCAGAAGAGGTTAAACTCTCTTCTGGTTTTTTTATATTCATATAGGAAGAATATTAGAAAGGAGGACGCTGAATGTCAGTAATGATTGGGCATATAGCCGTTGACGTTAATGGTATTGCTACTGGTGGTAGTGGTGCGGCTTTAAAGTCAGATACTATTTTCACTAGACCCTTTTATGAAAAAAAGTGGCGCAAAGTTTATCGCACAGACAGTGACGCAAAAGCTGAAATTGTAGCGACCACCATGGAAAAACTTTGTGCAAACGACAATATTCAGTATAGTAAAACCAATAGTAGACAACTCTACGATTTGGCACATGAATATAAGTGGGATGTAGCCAAAATTTCTGAACCTTGCGGCGCCGACAGCATGATGGCGGTTTTAGTCATCGTGAGAGCATTGGGACAAGTTGTTGGCAATCCAGATAAGTTTGAATTTAAGAATATTGACAAGTTCTTCGAGAGGGCGAATTTCCAGGAAATTACGTTCAAATCGAAAGAAGATTTAAAGCGTGGCGATATCATCGTTGGCGAGACTCATATTGCAGTAGTTCTCTCTGATGGAGAGAATATTGACAGACGCACTCCGGCACAAGTCGTTTTAGATAAACAGGCTGTGAATAAAGCTCACCTTGGTGAGTGTATTAGCACTGCCGTAACTAGAACTTCGGTATCAGTTTATTCTGGACCAGGCACTCATTTTATCGAGTATAAAGTAATTCCTAGAAAGACAGAGTTAGCCATTTTAGAAGTGCTTACAGATGGATGGTTCAAAATAGTGTATCCATATGTTCAAGCTGGGTATGGGTATATTAGAGATGAAAGTGGAACTGCTTTACAGATTGCTGATACTTCTATTCTTCCACACGAGGAGGAAGAGGAAGTAATCGTAAATGAGGTTGATTATTTGGCTTTCTTTTTGGATGGTGTGGTTAACATCCGTAAGGGACCAGGTAAACAATACCCGAATGTCGGCACTGCGCCATGCAAGACCAAACTACACATAACTAAAGAATGTGAGGGTTGGGGTTATTGCGAGAGTCTTGATGCATGGATTAGACTATCCCGCATTAAGAAAATATAATTTGTGTTCGAAGTTCTGAAGACCTAGCTTTGAACACCTTCCATGGGCCTTGTAGAGTTCTCGCTACAAGGCTTTTTTTACTTTCCGGGAACTGAAAGGAGATTTCATTATGTCGCTAAAAGGCAACACAAATGAAGAGAAGATTTGGAATTATCTCATGGATAAGTTCAACAATGCCTACGGTGTTGCGGGCTTAATGGGAAATCTGTATGCGGAAAGTGGTTTCCGCTCAAATAACTTGCAAAACAGTTATGAAAAATCTTTAGGTTTATCTGATGATGAGTATACCTCAAAAGTAGACAATGGTACCTATACTAACTTTGTAAAGGATAAAGCTGGTTATGGTCTTGCCCAATGGACTTACTGGAGTCGTAAAGAAAATTTACTTAATTACGCAAAAGGTAAAAAGAAATCCATTGGAGATTTGGAAATGCAATTAGATTTTTTATATCAGGAACTACAAGGATATAAAAACTGTTTTAGCACCATTAAAAACGCAAAATCTATTTTGGAAGCATCAAACGTAATTCTTCTTGAATTCGAGCGTCCAGCAGACCAAAGTGTAACCGTACAGCAGAAGAGAGCAAGTTTTGGACAAGATACATATGATAAATTTGCAAAGAAAAATAGTAATACAGGAGGTACAACACAGATGGGATATACAAACAGTAGTTTAGTAAACTACACAAAAATCTCTCCCAACAAAACAGTTGGTAGAAATCATGCTATTGATACTATTACTATTCACTGCGTTGTTGGCCAGTGTTCAGTAGAAACACTTGGCGAGGTATTCGCCCCTACTTCTAGACAAGCCTCATCTAACTATGGTGTAGGTAAAGATGGAAGAATCGGTATGTATGTTGAGGAGAAGGACAGAAGTTGGTGTTCTTCTAACGCAGCAAATGACCACAGAGCAATCACTATTGAGGTTGCATCTGATACAACTCACCCATATGCAGTTACTGATGCCGCACTTCAGGCAACTATTAAGCTTTGTGCTGATATTTGTAAGAGAAATGGTATTAAGAAACTTTTGTGGAAGGGTGACAAGAGTTTAATTGGCCAGGTTGATAAGCAGAACATGACTGTTCACAGATGGTTTGCTAATAAGTCTTGTCCTGGTGATTATTTATATGAGAGACATGGATACATTGCAGATGAAGTTAATAAACTTCTTGGAGTTGTAACACCTATTACACCAGAGCAGCCTGTTACACCACCTGCACAACCAGTTTCTTGGTACAGAGTTCGTAAGACTTGGGCAGATGCTAAGTCACAGTTAGGCGCATATAAAGAACTTGCGAATGCAAAGGCTTGCGTAGATAAGAACCCTGGATATTTTGTATTTGACGAAAACGGTAAATCTATTTACCCAGTAGCATCAACCCCTGCACCACAGCCTATGGACTTCGTCGAAGGACAGACTATCAAACTTAAGGATGGTGCTACATATTACAATGGAAAATCAATTCCTGGTTGGGTATTTAATTCTACCTTATATTATAGAGGTCAGAATAGCAACGGAGTGATTTTCAGTACACTTAAGACAGGTGCTATTACTGGCGTTGTCAAGAAGGAAAATATTGTTGGCGCAGAAGCAACTGCGGCTCCAACAGTAGGCTTCAAGGCATATCTTGTAAAGGTAACTGCTGATGTGCTTAACATCAGAAAGGGTCCTGGCGTAAATTACGTCGCTGTTGGCGCAATTCGTGACCAGGGTGTATATACTATTGTGGAAGAGCAAAATGGTTGGGGTCGTTTAAAGAGCGGCGCTGGCTGGATTAGTTTAGCTTACACAAAGAAAATCTAAAACTGAATAACGGAGGTAGCTAGATGAGCGTAAGAATTGGACACGCAAGTATTGATGAAAACGGTAAGGCGAGTGGCGGCTCAGCTGGCGACCAAAATGGACGTGAAGTATGCACTAGAGATTGGTACAACAAGCCTTGGGATGTACTCTTAAGACCTGTAAACCAGTCTCTTGCAGAAAAGTCCGCTGTCGCTTGTGAGCAGGCATGCGCTAACTCCAAAATTGGTTATGACCAAGGTCAACGCAACTCATTGTATATAGAGGCGATTAAAGTTAATTATAACTTAGCAAATATCAAAACCGCATGTGAATGTGACTGTAGTTCACTTATGTGTGTGTGCGCGATTGCCGGCGGGGTATCTGCGAGTCTCCTATACAAAGGTGGCAACATGCAAACAACGCGAAGTATGAGAAATGCTTTTAAGGCTACTGGTTTATATGAAGTAATTACTGATAGTAAATACTTAACAAGTGACCAGTACTTAAAGCGTGGCGACATTCTTGTTAAAGAAGGTAGTCATACTGTTATGGTATTGTCAAATGGCTCTGCCGTATCTAAACCAGTAGAACCACCTAAGCCAGATAACAATGGTAATCAGAGTTATTGCGGTAAGGGTATTGGTACAGGAACTGCACTTACAACAATGAATGTTCGTGATACAAATGGTACAGCTGGAAAGGTTGTAGGTACAGTAGCTAAGGGCGCAAAGGTTGAGGTTCTTGAAATCTTATCAAATGGTTGGTATAAAATCGTTTGGCCTGGCTGCTCTAAAGGATATGCTTACACAAGTAATGCTTCTAATAAGTATTACACTTATGTTGCAAATTCCAATAGCTATAAAGTTAAAATTACAGCAAGTGCATTAAATGTTCGTGCTGGAGTTGGAACATCTTACAAAATCAATAAGGTTGTACACCAAAATGAAGTTTACACTGTTGTGGAGGAAAAGAGTGGCTGGGGCCGTTTATCTACCGGAGACGGATGGATTAGCCTAAGCTACACCAAGAGAGTGTAAAAAGGAGGTGCTTTATGAGAGTTCCACAAACTTGTAAGAAAGAGGAATTCTCTAAGTGGCTGTTAATCCAAGAGTCAGTATTGATTTGGATTGTAACAATTATGTTTTTAGTCTTGGCTTTTGTATGCGTAATTAACCAATATTTTGGTGAATTGCCTTGGTTAACTGCGATGGCAGGCTTCCCTTGGACCGCATATGGTGTGAGCCAGGCATTCTATTACAAGAAAGCCACAGCTGAGAATACAAAAGGTGGCATTAAGTATGACTCTATTATCGACAGTCCTACTGGTGCGCCACCTGCTGACTCTGAGGAGTCTGTAGGCTAAGATATTTTATAGGCCCTGTGAAAACGATTTTTCACAGGGCTTTTTTTTATGCCCTTCTTTAGAATTATCGAGTTGAATTTTCTAAAAAATTTTCGTATAATATATATGTGAAGAAAAATATTGACGAAATCAGTTAGTTAAATTATACGAAAATTTTGTGAGATTTGTCAAGGAAAGGAGTTTCGATGCTTACTATCTACACAGATGGAGCGTGTAGCGGAAATGGCAAAACCAGTGCAACTGGAGGCTATGGTGTTGTTGTTCTTGATGATATGAATTATGTTGTTGAAGCCAGAAGTAAACATTGTGATGAAACAACTACGAACAATCGAGAAGAACTTAAAGCCATTTTATATGCTATGCTTAAATATGGTTCAAAAACAAACCCACCAACAGTATATAGTGATTCTGCATATGCGGTTAATACACTAACACAGTGGATGTTTGGTTGGGAGCGAAAAGGCTGGGTAAAAAGTGACAACAAGACACCAGAAAACCTTGATTTAATTAAACCATATTTCGATAGGGTTAAAGAAGGTTATAAAATTGATTTGGTTAAAGTAAAAGGACATTCTGGAGTTCAGTGGAACGAAGTGGCTGATAAATTGGCAACTGGTTCTGTAACTGGAGAAGATATTATGTCTAAATATGGGAGGTAATTATGGTACAAATTTTAATTTTATTCTCCCATGAAAGTGATTTAGTTAAAGCAGAACAATTATTTAATAAATTAAAACCGTACGAAAATGAATGTGCGGTTCATACTGTTAAAACCAAGATAGAATATACTTGTAAATCAGAACATAAAATTGTTCGACTAATTCGTTTTGGTGAAAGAAGTATGATGGGGAGAAGAGCAGACATCCTATATGTTCCCGAAGATTTTGATGTACAAGAGTATAGAAGTCTAATTTATCCTTGTATAAATAGTGGGGGAACAATTTTCACATATTGATTTTTATTTTAATTTATGTTATAATAAAATAGAGTAATGAAGAAAGGATAGAAATAATGGCAGATAAAACACTTTATAATGAACAAAGTATTGAGTCATTGTCTCCATTAGAGTTTACTCGACTTCGTCCTGGTGTATATGCGGGCGATACTAAATATTCAACTCAGTTGCTTGTAGAGATTGTGTCAAATGCAGTTGATGAGTTTAGACTTGGTCATGGAACTCAGATTGATGTAACACTTGAGAAAGATGTTATTACAGTCCGAGATTATGGTCAGGGATTTATTGTCAACTCAAAGCGTGAAGACGGCAAAACAATCTTAGAGGCAGCTTTTAGTGTTTTGAATACTTCGGGTAAATATCGTGAAGACGGAACTTATGAAGGAACTTCATTAGGTTCATTTGGTATTGGTAGTAAGATTACTACATTTTTGTCACATTGGCTTGAAGTAAGAACGTGGAGAGACAGTAAGACAGAATTTATTCGTTTTAACGAAGGTGTGTTTGAAAAAAGAGACACTGACGACTGCAGGGTTAATGGTGAATTAACTGGAACTAAGGTTTCATGGCAGGCTTCAGAGGAGTTCTTTACCAATACAACTGTTGAGGTGGTTAAAATTAAGGACTTATTCAAGGTTATTACTTGTCTTTGTCCTGGTTTAACAATTAACCTTGATGATAATGGAACTAAGACAGTATACTTCTCTCAGAACGGACTCAAAGATTTAGCAGATGAGTTTGTAAAAGATAGTGAAGTTATTGACAAAAGATTTACAATGAACTATGCTGAGGGTAAAAATAAGTTAGATTTGATTTTAACTTATACTTCAAATTATAGTTTAACAATGGTTCCATATGTTAACACAGGTTTGACCGAGAAGGGACCTCATATTGCGCAGGTTAAGACAATTATCACAAGAGAATTTAATAAATTCTTTAGAGATAAAAAGTGGTTGAAAGATAAAGATGAAAACCTTACTGGTGATGATATCCAAGAGGGTATGTATATTGTATTCAATATCACAACCGCAAATGTATCTTATGATGCACAGGTTAAATCAACTGTAACCAAATTGGATATGACCCCATTTGCAAGCGTAATTGCGGAAGAGTTGCAGAATTGGTTGACCAATAATGAAAAAGAAGTTAAAGTAATTGCGGACAAGGCATTAAATGCAAGAAAGGCTCGTGAGGCTGCTCGTAAAGCGAGAGAAGCTGCAAGAGGTAATGCAGAGAAGAAGCAGAAGAAAGCATTGAAGTTTGATAGTAAACTTGCAGATGCGAACTCAAAAGATAGAAGTAAATGTGAAATTTACATCACAGAGGGTGATTCTGCGAGTGGTAACTTGAAGCTGGCTCGTGATAATGAGACTCAGGCTATTATGCCGGTTCGTGGTAAGATTATAAATGTTCGTAAGGCAACTTTAGATAAAATTCAGAAGAACGCAGAAATTATGAATATGATTGATGCATTTGGTCTTGAGGTTGACCCGAAGACAATGAAATTGACATTTACCCCGGATAAGTTAAGATATGGTAAGATTATCATTATGTCCGATGCGGACGTTGATGGTGCTCATATTAAGAACTTGTTCTACACATTCATATGGACATTCTGTCCAGCACTAATTGAGCAGGGTTACGTATATGCGGGTGTTCCACCTCTTTATCGAGTAACAGAGAATAAGGATACTTATGTGTACTTAAAAGACGATGCGGCTTTGGATGAATATCGTAAGGCGCACCCTGGTAAGAAATTAACTCTTACTCGTATGAAGGGTCTTGGTGAAATGGACGCAGAGGAAACTAAGATTTTGGTTGAGCCTGACCAAAGAATTATCAATCAGGTAACTGTTGAAGATGCCAAGGCAGCTGATAAGTTATTTGAGGATTTGATGGGCGACTCAGTGGTTCCTCGTAAGAAGTATATTACAGAGCATTCTGCGGAAGCAACATTCCAGATTTAAGGAGGGTATTATGAGTTTAGACGTAACAAGAGAATTAGGTCAAAATTTCATAGAGTATGCGGCCGCAGTTAATACTGACAGAAGTATCCCGGATGCAAAATCTGGATTAAAGCCAGTAGCAAGAAGAATTTTGTTCGGAGCTTTTGATACTGGTCGTAGCTCTAGTAAACCATATGTAAAGAACGCAAGAATTGTCGGAGATGTAATGGGTTCATTACATCCACATGGCGACAGTTCAATTTATGGGGCATTAGTAAGATTGTCTCAGCCTTGGGTAATGCGATATCCATTGATGGACTTCCATGGAAACCAGGGTTCAATCAACGGAGACGGACCTGCGGCAATGCGTTACACAGAAGGCCGTCTCGCAAAGTTAGCAGAAGATGGTATGTTAAAAGCACTTAAAAAGAATTGTGTAGATATGATGCCTACATATGATGATAGTGCTGAGGAACCAATTACATTACCAGCAATCTTCCCTAACTTACTTTGCAACCCAAATAGTGGTATTGGTGTTGCGATGGCATGTAACTGGGCATGTCATAACTTAAGAGAAGTACAGGACGCAATCTTAGCATATATGAATGGCGAAGAGCCAATGTTACCTGGACCGGACTTTCCAACAGGTGGAATTATCATCAACAAGAATGATATTCCAAGCATTATGAAGACTGGTCATGGTTCTGTTAAGATTCGTGCTAAATATGAAGTAAAAAAGAATGTAATCACAGTAACAGAAATTCCGTATGGAACAACTGTTGAAGGATTGCTAACAGAAATTGGTGCTTTTGCAGATGAGAACCCAACAACTGGAATTAAAGATGTGAAAGACCAGACAAACAATAAGGGTGTTAAAATCGTTATTGAATGTGAAAACTCAGCAAGTCCAGAAGTGATTATGCAGAAATTGTTCTCAAAAACTAATCTACAGAGTTCATTCTCATATAACCAGGTTGCTTTGGTTGACAAAGTTCCAACAGAGTTGAACTTAAAAGATTGTTGTAAGGTTTATGTAGAACACAATATTGAGTGTATTGTTCGTGAGGCTCAGTTCGATTTAGACAAGGCGCAAGCAAGACTTCACATTGTTGATGGTTTGTTAAAGGCTTTGGAAGATATTGATAATATCATTGCATTGATTAAAAAGTCTGCAAGTGCGGCTGATGCAAAGGTAGCCCTCATTGACAAGTACAAATTCTCTGACGAGCAGGCTAAAGCGATTCTCGCAATGAGATTGTCAAGTTTAGCAAACTTAGAGAAGATTGAACTTCAGAATGAAAAAGCTGATTTACAGAAAGCAATTTCTGAATTAACAGCTTTAATCAATACAGAGGAATTACAGAAAACTGAATTAAAAAATCGTCTTGCTGAAATTGTTAAAAAGTATGGCGATGAAAGAAAAACTGAACTCGCACAGGTTGAAATTGCGAAAGAAGAGAAAGAAATTCAGTTTGTTGAGCCTGAAAAGTGTGTAGTAGTAATTACTGAGGGTGGCTCAATTAAGAGAATTCCAACTGCATCTTTCAGAACCCAGAAGAGAAATGGTAAGGGTGTGAAGACGCAGGATGATATCGTAGAAGCGGTCATCCGCACTAATACGATTGACTCATTGATGATTTTCACAAATCAAGGAAGAATGTATCGAATTTTAGTAGATAATATCCCTGTTGGAACGAACGCAGCGAAGGGAACTTCAATTCATTCGTTAGTGGAAATGCAGGCCGGAGAAACTCCTTCTGTAATTTATTCAATTTATCGAGATACAGACGCACAATATGTATTATTTGTGACAAAAAATGGACTTGTAAAGAAGACTCCATTAGATGAATATATAAAGACCAAGAAGAAAACAGGAATTGCGGCAATCGCAATTAAGGATGGAGATGAGCTTGCATCAGTTTCACTTGTAAAAGATGAAGATGTAATTCTGTTGACTTCTGGTGGAATGGGTATCAGATTTAACACAATGGAAGTAGCCCCTACTTCAAGGTCAACATCAGGTGTTAAGGGTATTACTCTTAAAGATAATGACTTTGTAACTGCGGCGATGCCGGTTAGACACCCTGAGGACCAGGTCGCTGTATTCGTAAAGAGTGGACTAGGAAAGAAATTCCCGATGGGAGAACTTCCAGTTCAGAAGCGTGCTGGTAAAGGTTTGATTTGTTACAAGCCAACTGATACAACTGGACCCGTAACTGCGGGAGCTCTGTTGTCAGATGAAGATGCCATTCTGTTAATTGGCGAAAAAACATCAATATGTATTGCGGCAACTGATGTACCAAGTCTTAGCCGTGGTTCTATTGGTAATCAGCTAATTAAAAACGGAAAGATATGTTCAGTATCAAAGGTATAAGATATGAGGGGAAGCCTAATGGCTTCCTCTTATTGATTTATCACAAAAAATTTTATATAATATAAATGTAATAAGAGAAAAAGGAGATTAACGAATGAGTGAAGCACTTTTACAAGGAGCGTTTTCCGCTAATGTTATTAGAGGAATGATTGATTATCTTAATGCTCGTACAGCTGAATATGACGCAGGTGTGCCTACCATCTCTGATAAAGAGTGGGATGACTCCTATTTCGAGTTGAAGAGAATCGAAGAAGCAACTGGTATTATCTTCCCTGATTCGCCAACTCAGTCAATTTCTTATACAGTTGTAAATCAACTAAATAAAGTTACTCACAATCATGCAATGTTATCATTAGCAAAGACCAAGGAAGTTGAAGAAGTTGAGAATTTCGTTGGGTTTAATGAATATATTTGCATGGCTAAGATGGACGGACTTACTTGTTCACTTAAGTATGTTGATGGAGAGCTTGTTTCCGCAGAAACAAGAGGAAATGGTATTGTCGGTGAGGATGTTACTCATAATGCAATGGTAATAGCATCTATTCCAAAACATATCCCTGCGTCCGGAGTTCTCGTTTGCGATGGAGAAATTATTTCAACAGAACGAAACTTTGAGAGGTTCGCGAGTGAATATAAAAATGAACGAAATTTTGCTTCAGGTAGTATCCGTTTGCTCGATGCAAGTGAGTGTCAGAAGCGAGGTTTAACTTTTGTTCTTTGGGATGTTATTGAAGGACTAGAAGATAAGCCCACTTTGCGTGACAAACTTAATTCTTTAATGAATGTTGGATTTGAGGTTGTTCCTTGGACTGCTGAAGGTACGATTGAACAGCAGATAGAATTTATCAAGCAACGAGCTGCTGAAAAAGGCTACCCTATTGATGGTGCTGTATTCAAGTTTGATAATGTTGCATATGGTAAATCCCTGGGTCGAACCGCGCATCATTTCAAAAATGCTATTGCTTTTAAGTTTTATGATGAAATTAGCTTTAGCAATTTAATTGATATTGAATGGACAATGGGTAGAACAGGCGTACTAACCCCAGTTGCAGTATTCGCTCCGATTGAGATGGATGGCTCAACTGTGGAAAGAGCAAGTCTTCATAATGTTAGTATTATGAAAGAACTTCTAAAACAGCCTTTCGTTGGTCAGGAAGTAGGAGTATTCAAAGCGAATATGATTATTCCTCAGATTGGTATTGCCAATGAGCCAGCAGAAGGTCAAGAAGTTCACTTCTTACAGTTGCCTAAAGTTTGCCCGATTTGTGGTGAGAATGTAGAACTTGTTGAAAATGATGGCGTACAATTCTTAAGATGTTCAAATCCAAGTTGCGAGGGTAAACTAATCAATAGATTAGACCATTTCTGCGGCAAGAAGGGCCTGGATATAAAGGGACTTTCTAAAGCAACACTTGAAAAACTTATTGACTGGGGTTGGGTAAATGGTTTAGTTGATATTTTCAAATTGGCTGAGCATAAGGCTGATTGGGTATCTAAACCTGGCTTTGGAGAAAAGTCTGTTAGTAATATTCTTAATGCTATTGAGGCATCAAAAGATGTTACTTTAGATAAATTTATATCATCTCTAGGCATACCTCTTATTGGAACATCAGTAGCAAAGGAAATGGCAAAGCATGAATATGGCTGGTTCCAAATTCGTGAAGATATCGAAGGTAATTTTGACTTCACTAAATGGAATGGCTTCGGTGATGCTATGTCTACTGCCTTAAAACGATTTGATTATCGTGAAGCTGATTTCTTGTGGGATAATTACTTACATATTACAAATCCTCTGTGGATTGACCCAGATGCTAAGCCAGAAGAGACACAGAAGACCAGTCTTAATGGTAAAACCATCGTAATCACAGGTAAATTAACCACATTTAAGAACCGTGCAGAACTTGTTGCGGCAATCGAACAAGCGGGTGGAAAGGTTGCCTCTGCCGTATCTGGCAAGACAGATATTTTGATTAACAATGATAATACATCTAGTTCTGCGAAGAATGTAGCCGCTCAGAAAAACGGTATCCCGATACTGACTGAGGAAGCGTTTATTCAAGAATTTTTATAAAAAAACTTGAAAAATGCGAAAAAAAATGATATACTATAAATGTAAGTAAGGAAATCAAAAATTTATGAAGAAGAAAGAAATTGAGCGCATCGCCCAGACTATCGCCCAAAATGAACTCATTATATCGAGTGCAGATAGTTCCGGCGAAGATAAACAAAAAGCTATGAAAACAATTATGTCGTTATCAACCAAGTTTACCAACTTAGAAGACATGATGGCTGTGGACGAACGAGTCCAAGACATTCTAGCCACTCAAGCTTGAAAATTCAAAAATTTTTTGATATAATATTTACATAAGCAAGCAAAAGTGCTTGTAAGTACAACAAATTTTATTAAAAGTGAAAAGGAGACACACAATTATGGCAATGTCAGAAAATTCTAAGAAGGTATTGAATTTCTTAAAGGAGAACAACGGAGCAGACCTTACTGCAGCAGACGTAGCAGCAGCACTTGGTATCGAGAAGAGAAGCGTTGATGGCGCTTTCACATCTGCTCTTCAGAGAAAGGGTTATGGCGAGCGTATTCCTGCTGAGGTAGAGAACCCTGACGGAACTCACAAGGCAGTTAAGCTTCTTAAGCTTACAGACGCTGGTATGGCTTTTGACCCAGACGCAGTAGAGACTGCTGAATAATTCAGATATAAACTGAGGGGACAGGAGCAATCCTGTTCCCTCTTAGTCTCTAAAGGAGAATGTGGATAGTGTTAGGTTATGTAATATGCCTGGTTGTCGGTTTACTGATAGCGGGTATTCCGTTGCTACTTAAGCTGCGCAAACATGAATCCGTTAACGACCACATCCGACAACTGAATATTGAAGAAGAGAAGAAAAACCAAGAGTTGATTATCCGTAAGGAAGAACTCCAAAAGCAATTTGATGAAATTGCTGAACAAGTAAAGAAAACTTCTCAAATGGCTGATGAAGCCGCTGAAGCTTACGCTAAAGCCGCCTTAGATAAGGCAACGGCAAGTATTGAAACCTCTCTTGAGGAACTCGGTAGACAATACCGACAAGCTGAACAAGATTATGATGATGAATATTGTAAACTGATGGAAGACCTTGTTCACGATATGAACGATACTATTGAATTAAAGCGTAAGCTTATTTCAGAGTTAGAAATAGAGCGCGATGGGCTGGCTCGTTCGGTTGCAGCAACCATTCAGGCGAGAGTGCGCGAGAAAGAGGTTAAAGAACAACTTGACTTCTATTGTCTCAAAATTGACCCAGCCGACAGAGGTGATATTACGATGTTAAATCAAGTAAAATCACGTCTAAGTAAACCTCGTATTTTATCTATGTTAATTTGGCAAACTTATTACCAAAAGCCTATGACACAGCTTTGTAATGATGTATTAGGTACATCTGTAGTTACAGGTATCTATAAAATTACAAATCAAACTACTGACCAAGTTTATATTGGACAGGCACGAGATATGGCATCACGATGGAAAGAACACGCGAAATGCGGTCTTGACATCGACCGTCCCGCAGGTAATAAATTATACCTTGCAATGATGGAAGATGGCATTGAAAATTTCTCATGGGAGCTTTTGGAGAAATGTACGCCACAAGAATTAAACGAAAAAGAGCGTCAGTATATTGAACTATATCAAGCTTTAGAATATGGATATAACAGTAATAAGGGAGTTAGTAAATAATGAAGTTTGAAAATGTAAGAGTTATGAACTTTGAAAATGCTTTGAGAGGAATGAGAAATCCAAAAAATTCATGGCATTTATCAGATAGTTCTTTTGGTTTGGAACATATGGATTGCATTGATTATGCAACTGACCCAGTAGTAAACGCATATATGGAAGCTGGAGCCGAAGATGCGGAGCAGGTAAATTCTTACTTGTTAAATAATGGTATTATTCATCTACGCGGGGATTTGTGCGAATTCGCATTCATCGGTCCAAAAGATATGAAACTTGCTAAGGCACTCATTAAGGGTGGCCCAGAACATAGAAAATTTATGAGACAGATTTTTGTGTCTGTTGATATTACCGCTCCTCTCTATTGGTGGAAGGAGTTTGATACTTATAAAGTTGGTACTGTTGCCAACTCGACCAGTACAATGCACAAAATCACAAGTAAGGAAATTACTCGTGAGAATTTTGAAATGGATGATTACGTTCCTATTTTCCCCGACCCTGGTTATGAAGGTAAGGATGAACAGGTTTCAATTGACGTTCAGGTGGACGATATTGTCGAATTTCTTGAGGACTTACGCAAGAAATACTTGGAGTTGAAAGATACCGACCCAGACCGTGCATATGTCTACTGGAAGGAACTAATTCGTTGGACTCCAGAGTCTTGGCTACAGACTAGAACTGTAACAATGAACTATGAGAACTTGCTGGCTATGTGTTCCAAGAGCCAGAGACGTTTCCATAAATTAAACGAGTGGTCAGGTCGCAAAGATGACTCGCTTGATAATTTCATTTCTTTCGCTAGAGATTTACCATATGCGGCTGACTTCATCTTTCTTGATGAGGTAGAGCAAGAGTAAAGTATACAATAGTTGATTTTTGTAATTAAATTTTGTATAATATAAATGTAATCAATGAAAATTACAAATTTAGTGAAAAGAAAGTGAGTATAAGAAATGTCGAAGAAACAAGAGTTTATTAAAGTTGTTAACATGCTAATTGACCAGACTAACTTCAACTGGGAAGAGGAAGCAGATGCGAAAGCATATTGGGACGCTTTCACTACAGCAAAAGAGGAAGATAAGCCAGAGTTTACTGATAATGGTAAGATGATTCTCAAGTATATGCAGGATAATGCGGATACAGAGAATTTCAAAGCTAAGGATATTGGAGAAGGATTGTTTATTTCTTCAAGAACCGTATCTGGTTCAATCCGTAAATTAGTAACCGACGGTTATGTCGAAAAAATTGGTCAAGACCCTGTTATCTATACATTAACAGAAAAAGGTAAGAACAAAGAAATTATTTAATTGAAGGAGAAAAGAAATTATGAAATCAATGATTAACAGAACTCACATCGAAGGATTACTTTATGAGCACGCACTTGAGTTGAGAACATCTGGTCCTAACTCTAAGAACCCTGGTACTGAGTTTATCATGGGTACTGTAAGCATCGCAACTGATGACGCACAGGTTAATATTGTGCCTGTTCACTTCACATATGTGACAGCTACTACTGCGAAGGGAACTGCAAATGCAACTTTCGGAGTATTGAAGGATATTATTGATGGCAAGCTTGGCACTGTTATGGGTAACGGCGCTGATGGTGCAGCAAAGCTTCGTATCGATTCTGCAGTAGGTCTTAATGAGTTCTACACAGATAGAAACGGACAGGAAGAGCTTGTTTCTGCAAAGAGAAATGAAGGTGGATTTATCCACACAACTGCTACTTTAGCAGAAGATGAGAAGGCTCGTAATACATTTGAGGTTGATATTGTAATCACAAATGTAAGACGTATTGAGGCTGATGAGGAGAAGAACATTCCTGAGAAGGCAATCGTAAAGGGTGCAATCTTCGACTTCAGAAAGAGTTTAATGCCAGTAGAGTTTTCAGTAACTAATCCTAACGCAATGGATTATTTCGAGGGACTTGAGGCTTCAAGCAAGAGCCCTGTCTTCACTAAGATTAAGGGACGTCAGGTTTCTGAGACAATCACTCGTAAGATTGTTGAAGAGTCTGCATTCGGTGAGGACTCTGTACGTGAGGTAAATTCAAGCCGTAAGGATTGGGTTGTAACTTGGGCACAGAAGGAGCCTTACATCTGGGATGATGAGGAAACAATCACAGCAGCTGAAATGACTGACGCAATGAGCGCACGTCAGACTTATCTTGCAACTGTTAAGCAGAGAGCAGATGAGTATAAAGCTCAGAAGGCAGCTCAGGGTGGCTCTAAGGCAGCTCCTGCAGCAAGCGGTGGATACGACTTCTAATAGCACGCCCCCTTTAAGGGGGCTGCGTTCAACCGTAGAGTTATTTGAAGACAGTATATTTATTAACAATAATATAGAAGAAATAAAGAAGGAGATAAACGAAAATGGCTATCAATCTATTAGACATTCAGCCAAACAAGGTAAGTAGAGACTTGGGCGGCTATATTACTTACATCTACGGTCCTGCCGGCGCTGGTAAGACAACATTTGGTTCTAAGATGCCAAAGCCTCTGCTTCTTGCAGCTGAGCCTGGATATAGAGCCATCCCTGGTATTCGAGCAATCGACATTACTTCATGGGGCGAGCTAAAGCAGGTATTGAGAGAGCTTAAAAAGCCAGAAGTCAAAGATGCGTATTCTTCAATCATTTGTGATACAGTAGATATTATGGCAGACCTTTGCCAGAAGTACATCTGTAATCAGTTGGGCATCGAGAACATCGGTGACGGCGGCTGGACTACAAATGGTTGGTCTAAATATAAGAAGGAGTTTGAGGAGACTTTCCGTACTCTTGCTCAGCAGGGTTACGCAATCGTATTCCTTGGACACGCAAAGGAAAAGACTATTAAGCCACAGTTCGGTGACGAGTATCAGCAGATTTGTCCTGCACTTCAGTCTTCTGCGGCAACCATCGTTGAGAATATGTGTGATATCATCGGATATGCTCACACTTATCTTAAGGAAGGAAATTCTTACAGAGTATTAACTCTTCGTTCTGCGGATGACAGCGTACTTTGCAAGAGCCGTTTCAAGAACATCAAGCATGAGATTGATTTCTCATATGATTCACTTGCAGAGGCACTTCATGATGCTATTGATTCTGAGGCTGATGAGCACAATGGTCAGTTCGTAACTGATGATAAGATGAAGGCAGTTGAAGCTGCAACTTACGACTATGAGGCTCTTATGGCAGAGTTCCAGGATATGGTTGGTAAGATTATGGCAAGCAACTCTAACAACGCTCCTCGTATTTCTCAGATTGTTGAGAAGTATCTTGGTCGCGGTAAGAAGGTATCTGATACCACCGCAAACCAGGCAGAGTTAGTTTCTCTTATCGTTGGAGAAATTAAAGACGAACTTATGTAAAATAAGTCACGATTTTTATAAAGCCGGGGTGAAATTCACCTCGGCTTGATTTTTTATTAAAATTTTGATATAATATATATGTAATGAAAATAAGGAAAGGAGTAGTAGAGAATGGCACATAATGTAACCTGTCCTATTTGTACTCGAAAGTTTGACAGAGATAAAGAAGAATATGTTCAAATGAGTGCCCGCAGATATGCTCACGCAAAGTGTGCATTAAGAGAAGCAGAAAAGAACTCTACTCCAGTTCCAGAGATAATCAATCCGCTTGATAATGTGGTTTGTGAGTATTGTAAGAAACCTATGAACCGCAAAGATGAAGATTGTGTACCGTTGGGGAATGGGAAATATGCTCATCGAGAGTGTCAGCATATCGAAGATACTCGAGAATTAACTGAGCAAGAAAAACTTGATAGATACATTATGAAGTTATTTAAGACTGATTATGTACATCAAAGAGTAAAACGACAAATCAATGACTTTATGAAACAGTATAATTATACATACTCAGGAATAAGGAAGTCATTGACTTATTGGTATGAAGTAAAGAAACAACCAATAGAAAAAGCCAATGGTGGAATTGGAATTGTTCCATATATTTATAAAGACGCATATAATTATTACTATATGCTATGGGAAGCGCAACAAAAGAACCAAAATAAGGATATTGAAAGTTACAAGCCAGAGGATATTGTTATTCGCGTTCCCGCTCCGCAAAGGAATATTAAAAAGCGAAAGTTGTTTACTTTCTTGGACGAGGAGGAGAATAATGGCTAGTAAATATGTAGATTTGACTGCGGTTATGCAGGTCATCGGATGTGTGTATAACAATCCGGGATTATTAGAATTTACAGACAAATATACAATCGTTGATGAAGACTTCGCCGATGAGTTCCACAGAACGGTGTTCGGCGCAATTTATAAAATTCACGAAATGGGTGCAAATAAAATTACACTCCAACAGATTGAAGATTTCTTGAGCACAAGACCTAAATCAGCAGCGAATTTTAAGGTTAATAAAGGTGAAGAGTGGATTGTGAAAGTATCTGACACTTGCACACCTTCAGCTTTTGATTATTACTATAACCGATTAAAGAAATTTACTTTACTCCGTGCGTATGATAATTTTGGAATTGATGTAACAGACATTTATGACCCGGACAATATCATGGATGTAAAGAAGAAACAACTCCAAGAGGATATAGTTGATAATTCAACACTTGAGCAAATCGCAGATAAAATTGATGAAAGAATTAACTCAATTCGTTTGCAATATGTTGATGACTCTTTTGGAGAGGCTTCACAGGCTGGTGAAGGTATTGACGAGTTAATTGAGAACTTTATGAAGAATCCAGAAGTCGGAGTACCTTTATATGGTTCACTTATTAACACAGTAACTCGTGGCGCAAGATTGAAAAAGTTTTATCTTCGTTCTGCGGCAACTGGTGTTGGTAAGACTCGTAGTATGATTGCGGATTCATGTTATATCGCTTGTTCAAAAATCTACGATGATACTTTTGGTTGGATTAGAACTGGTGGCGGTAATGAACCAGTATTGTTTATTACAACTGAGCAGGAATTAGCTGAAATTCAGACAATGATGTTAGCATTTATCTCAGGTGTAAATGAAGACCATATCTTAAATGGTAAATATCTCGGAGATGAATTAGACCGAGTAATGCAAGCAAAGGAAATCTTAAAAGCAGCTCCATTATATGTTGAAGAGTTGCCAGACTTCTCGCTGAAAGATGTTGAAGATAAGATTAAGAAAAACATTCGTGACCACGATGTAAAATATGTGTTTCACGATTATATACATACTTCTATGAAAATCTTGGAAGAGATTACAAGACGAAGTGGTGGTATTAAGTTAAGAGAAGATAATATCCTATTTATGTTATCAAACAAATTAAAGGATATTTGTAATAAATATGGTATCTTCATTATGTCAGCTACACAGTTGAATGGAGATTATCAGACAAGTGAGACCCCTGACCAGAACTTATTGCGTGGTGCAAAGGCGATTGCGGATAAGATTGACTTTGGTGCAATTTTATTGTTAGCAAAACAGGAAGACCACGAAGCATTAACTGAAATCTTAAACTCAAATGTTTTTGATAAACCAACAATTAAAATGTCAATTTACAAAAACAGACGAGGAAGATATAAGGGTGTTTATCTTTGGTGTAAAGCAGATTTGGGTTGCTGTCGTATTGAGCCAATGTTCTGTACGACTTGGGACTACGAACTGGTTGACATAAATAATATCAAGATTATGATTGAAGAAGAATCAAGTGCATTCTAGGAGGATGAAATCAATGGCAGATGTAAAGAAAAATGTAAAGAAGAATACTAATAAGGGCGGCAAGAAGTCAGCTCAGAAGCGTCTTGTAATCACAAGTCAGGGCGTAGGTCCTTTCTACGAGTACAAGATGGGTAAGGAAGCTGCTTACCACATCACCCATGACCTTGATGGTAAGGTAGTAAAGGAAGCAAAGGGTCGCGAGAAAGAGTATCTCGTTGACTATGTAAACGAGCAGATGGGTCTCAGAGGCACTTGTGTGGCTGTAATCACTGGGTAATAAATTATGATAGACTACAATAAAACAGAAATACGAGAGCAAGTAAAGCTTGAGAATGTTTTTGATTTATTGCAGGAATGGGGCGGAGACCCTGAATATACAGCGTTTGGGATAATCTCCGCCACGATATGTCATAATAAACCTGGAGAAGGAAGTCGTAAGTTGTATTACTATGAAAACAGTGGATTGTTTCAATGTTACACTGGTTGTCAAGGTTATTTTGACATATTTGAAATGGTATGCAAAATCATGGACATTCAGCAAGGTTTGGAGTTTGACCTAAATGATGCGGTTCGTTGGATTGCGACAAAATTAGGTATCTCAGGAACTATTAGGGATGATAATGCTGAAGAGACAGGAATGGAAGATTGGGTTCTTCTTGCGAACTACTCAAGAATTCAAGAAATAACTCCAAAAGAAAAACAAGAGATTATTCTTAAAGAGTATGATAAAGCAATTCTCTCTCGTTTAAATTACAGTTTACGATTAGAGCCATGGCTCAATGAACATATTAACCAAGAGGTAATTGAATATGCACAAATTGGATATTATCTTGGCGGCGACCAAATAACTATCCCCCACTTTGACAAGGATAATCGTTTTGTGGGTCTGCGCGGCAGAACAATGTGTAAAGAAGAAGCTGAAAAATTTGGTAAGTATAGACCGATTAAATGTTGCGGTCAGATGTACAACCATCCTCTTGGAATGAACTTATATGGATACTCTTGGGCGAAAGATAATATTAAGGCTATGAAAAAGGCAATTATTTTTGAGTCTGAAAAGTCCGTATTGATGTATATGTCATATTTTGGAATTGAGAATAATATTGCGGTTGCTTGTTGCGGTAGTAACATCTCTGCGTACCAAATTCAGTTGTTAATAGATGCTGGTGCGGAGGAGATTATTGTTGCGTTTGACCGACAGTTTCAAGAGATTGGCGACAAGGAACATCAGCATTTAGTAAAGAATTTTAAGACTTTGCATAATAAGTTCAAGAACTATGTTTTAATTTCTTTCATGTTTGATAAACAGATGATAACGGGTTACAAAGCTAGCCCGATTGATGAGGGCGTTGAAAAGTTTATGACGCTATTTAAAGAAAGGGTTGTCTTATGAAAATTGATGGTATGCAATACAGGCAAGTAAATATGACTATTCCAGTATGTGGGGAGACATATGGTGCGGCCATGTATGACGACCGTATGCCCGAACCCGCAATAGACTTTTTAAGAATTGAGTTTACTGACTTGTGGGAATTTGATAAATATGTTCAGTCACTCAATGACCTTCACAGACAGCTTCACGATAAACTTGAAGGCAGAACAGGAATTAAATTGTATAAAAAAGGACGAGAATAATGAAACAGTATTATGTAGTAGAAAAAGATGATGAGGATTGGGATTTTGATAGCACGCCTTCATACAACAGCCAGGAAGAGGCTTACAGAGAGAAAGAACGCTGTGAGCAGGATTATGGCACTGAATATGTTGTATGGGAGGTCGATTAGTATTAAGAAATCTATCTCAATCTTTACTAATATGTATGGGTGGTGTTCCTTTCTTATGAAAGGAGGTTGAAATTTCTATGGAATATCAACTTATTAAACCATTGCTCCCAGATAAAAATTTAACAGTGGTAGAGCGGGTTTTATCAAACAGAGGTATTATGCCGGAGAATATTCAGCATTACCTTAACACCACAGATGATGACATTATTGACCCTACAATGCTTATGAATGTAGAGGTCGGTGCAAAGATGCTCATCAGACACATTTCACAAGGTGACGATGTTCTAATACAAATAGATAGTGACTGTGATGGCTACACTTCTTCCGCAGCACTTATCAACTATTTGTACAGTCTTTTCCCTGGCTTTGTGAAAAACCATGTATTTTATCGTATCCATACGGGGAAACAGCACGGTATAATTCCACAAACAGTACCAGATAATATTAAGTTAGTAATTGCACCAGATTCAAGTTCAAATGATTATGATGAACACAAAGAATTACATGAAAAAGGAATTGACGTGTTGGTAATTGACCACCATGAGGCAGATGCTATTTCCGAGCATGCTTGCATCATCAATAATCAATTATGTGACTACCCAACAAAATCCCTATCGGGAGTTGGTGTTGTCTACAAGTTCTGTAGCTATATTGATAGTTTAATGGGTGTATCAAATGCAGACTTGATTTTAGACTTAGTTGCAGTTGGTATGGTGGCCGACATGATGGATTTGCGTGATTACGAGACCCGACACTTGGTCACAAAGGGACTCGACAATATCCGCAACCCTTATCTCAAGGGGATGGTACAGACCCAAAACTTTAGTATTTCTAAACATGGCGGGTTAGACCCCTTTGCGGTAAGCTTTTATATTGCACCTCAAGTCAACGCGACTATTCGTGTTGGCACGCAAGAAGAAAAGCTCATGCTATTCGAATCTATGCTTGACTATCGGGGATATGAACAAGTCCCTTCGACCAAACGAGGATGTAAGGGTCAAACAGAGACGAGAGTAGAACAGGCTTGTCGTAATTGCTTAAACATTAAGAATAGGCAAACAAAAGCAAGAGACACAAGCTTGAATACAATTGAACAGATAATTGAAAAAAATAATCTTTTAGACCACAAGTTTTTAGTAGTTAAACTTGAACCTGACTATGCTACTGATAGGAACCTTACTGGATTGATTGCAAACCAGTTGATGGCTAAATATCAGAGACCAGTCCTATTACTGAACCGAGTTACAAATCCGGAAACTAAGGCAGTAAGCTGGGAAGGGTCAGGCAGAGGATACGACAAGTCCAAGTTTGACAACTTGAGAGAGTATCTCAAGACTACAGATTTGGTCATGTACGCTGAGGGACACGCAAATGCGCTGGGCGTAGGCGTAGAGGACAGCCATTTTTCTGAATTGGTTGACCGTGCTGACACGGACTTAAAAGATTATGATTTCACCCCATGTTATAAAGTAGATGAAATCTTCCACAGTTCTGACTTTAACGGAAATGATATTGTCGAAGTGGCTGAGTTAAAATCTATATGGGGCCAAGGAGTAGAGGAACCTATGATTGCGATTGAAGGTATAAATGTTACAAAAGCAAATGTAACTCTGATGTCGCCTGATAAGAGCCCTACTTTGAAGATAACCTTGCCAAATGGCACGAGTTTAATTAAGTTCAGGTCGTCAAGTGAAGAGTATGAGAACTTATGCTCTGAGCTTGGTTGTGTAACCATCAATGTTGTGGGAAAATGTGAACGCAACGTTTGGAATGGTAGTATTACTCCACAAATAATTATTGAAGATTACGAAATTGTAGGAAGCACTCAATACTATTTTTAATTGCACAATATGCGGCCTAATAGAAATATTAGGAGGCTATTATGAAAACAAAAATAACTAAGAAACTTGTAGCAGCAATGCTTATTATGGCATGTTTTTTAATGCTAGTAGGCATGGGTTGCCACGCGGGTACTAATACAACTTCGGAAGCTGACATCCCTTCTGAAACTATTGAAATGACAACTGAATATGAAGTTTGCACCGTACAAATGAATGATGTTGCTACTGTGGGAGCCGCATATGAAGTAGAGGAAGAGCCAATCGTGCTTGATGCCTCAGAAATTTCAGTAGTGGAAACCAGAGACAAATCGGAATTAGAAAACTTAATACAGGAAACTGAGACCAAGTTATCAGCTGCTCAGGCTATGCTTGAGAGCTGTCAGACTCTTGGTTATACAGATGATAATCCAGTAGTAGTATTAGCAAATGAAGAAGTAGCTAATATTCAAGCCGTACTTAATACATATAATGAGACTTATGCTGAGGTTCTAGTTGAGGTTAGAAACCAGGAGCGTATGGAAGAGTATCCTGCGGCAACTACAGTTTGGAATTATTTAACCCAGACATTAGGTTACAGTGATGCGGTGGCTGCCGGTATCCTTGGCAATATGATGGCTGAAGTCGGTGGACAAACACTTGCTCTACAGCCAAGTATTTATGGGCATTCATCGAATGGATATTATGGAATTTGCCAATGGAGCCTACGCTATTATCCTTCAGTAAATGGCGCAAGTCTTGAAGGACAGCTAGATTTATTGGCAAGTACTATCGAAGCTGAATTCAATGAATTTGGTTTTGTATCTGGATACTCTTATGAAGAGTTTTTACAGATTACAGACGAAAAGGCTGCAGCACTTGCATTCGCAAAGACGTATGAAAGATGTGGTTCTGGTAGCTATTCAGTAAGACAAAAAAATGCAACAAAGGCGTTAGAATACTATACTAATTAAAGGAGAGAGTTATGAAGAAATCAATGATGTTTATGATTTCCTTGCTCTTAATCTTATGTATACTAACTCCAAGTATGGAAGTCCAAGCGGCGCAAAAGTATAAAACCGCACAAACTGTGTGGGATTACCTCGACGAGCAAGGATATAATGATTATGTAAAAGCTGGCATTATAGGTAATATGATGGCAGAATGTGGTGGACAGACTTTAGCTCTCAATGCTGGGTGCAAAAGTAGTGCGCATTATGGTCTATGTCAATGGAGTCGCAAATATTGTCCAAATATGTATGGCGCTTCATTGAAAAGCCAGTTGAAATATTTGAATAAAACAATGCCTGATGCTTTTAAGTATTATGGTAAAAGATATAAGGGCGGTTTTAATTTCAAGAAATTCAAAAACTTAAAAGATGAAAAACAAGCCGCCAGAGCGTTTTCGCTTTGTTATGAACGGCCAGCCTCTAAGAATACTAAAAAGAGAGAGGCTAATGCTACTAAAGCATTAAAGTATTTTCGTTCTAAAAAGTAATCACGGGGAGCTGCGGCTCCCCTTATTTTTTTTAAGGAGTTGATGTTATGATGATGGATGCAATGCGACAATTGGGTATTGATGTCGCAACTATTATACAATCTTTTGGAGTTAATATGGATGATGTAGATGAGTCCTTAATTGAGAAATTTAACAACACGGTTATTGGTTATCCTATAACGGCTGAGGAATTAAAAATTGCATTAGAAAAAGTGCAGAACCTCCCCGGACCGGAAACCAGCGCAGAAACCGTCATCTCAAATTCAAAAGTCGATTAACTAATTTTTCGCCAAAAAGGTGCTTTTGTTGATAATTATTAAAAAATGTGATATAATATATGTAGATAAAAGTATAAGGAGAGATGATAATGCCGGAATGGAAGAAAACTGCTAAGAAGTGGGCAATAGATAAATTCGATAGGGTAGTATATGAACACTACGGAGAGACTCGAGGACAGGGAGAGTTTCTTGAGTTTGAAGGCTATATCGGTGGAGATTGGCTCACATTTAGATATTATGAAGATGGAAAAATAACGGAGAGATAATATGGAACTAACAAGAAAACAAGAAGAAGGATTGAAGATTGCTCTTGAACGCCATAGAAATCACGAAAAATGTACGGTTATTGCCGGCTATGCCGGTACTGGTAAGAGTACACTTGTTAAGTATATAATTGCGGCGCTCGATGTTGACCCCGCAAAGGTGTGTTATGCGACCTTCACAGGGAAGGCAGCGCAAGTCTTAATCAAAAAGGGTAATAAAAATTCTTTAACCCTTCACAAACTTTTATATGATAGTATTCCTCGTCCAGCAGGCGGGTTTATGAGAATTCCAAAGAAGCAGCTTGACTACAGTGTGGTTGTAGTTGATGAGGTTTCAATGGCACCAAAAACAATTATGGACTTACTGTTTAAACATAATGTCTATGTAATTTGTTTAGGTGACCCATTCCAGTTGCCTCCAATAGACAAGGATGAAGATAATCACTTACTTGACCATCCGCATGTATTTTTAGATGAAATTATGCGTCAGGCCGCAGAATCGGAAATCATTCGTTTAACAATGGACATTCGTGCGGGCAAGCCTTTGGTAAATTCAAGAGGTAATCAAGTTCATGTAGTAAGCAAAAATGAACTTGTAGATGGAATGTACTCTTGGGCTGACCAGGTGCTTGTTGCAACAAATGATACTCGTCACGCAATAAATGACCAGATGCGTCAGATGAAAGGGTTCGGTCCAGAACCTTGCGATGGAGATAAGATTATTTGCTTGCGTAATTACTGGGGTATCTGTTCTGAAGAGGGCGCTGGTGACCCACTTGTTAATGGTACTATTGGAACTTTAACAATGCCAAGAAAAGATTTTATTGAGGTTCCTTATTACGCATATCGTCCTGGTAGAATTGATATTCTTGCTGGTGGATTTGTGTCTGATACTGGCGGAGATTATGGTGAGCTGAATATGGACCCAAAGATTATCCTTGGTGCAGAAAGTGATTTGGAATGGAGAGATAAGTATAAACTGGGTAAGCTTGCGGACCGCATTGGTGATGTAATTCCAAAAGAGTTTGCATATGGATATGCAATTACTTGCCACAAGGCGCAGGGTTCTGAATGGGATAAGGTTCTTGTGGTTGAAGAAAATTTCCCAAGAGTAAAAGAAGAGCATGCGCGCTGGCTATACACAGCAGCAACAAGAGCAGTAGATAAATTAGTGATTAGGAGAAAAGAGTAATGAATGAATCGGCTGAGAGAATTAAAAGAGCATTAGATATGCACAGACAAAAAAATAACAGACCTCTTGATGCGAATATGCAAGAGTTTGTTGATATGATGCAAAAAGATATTGAAAAAACCGTACAAGACAAGTATGGTGATTTCGTAGATATTAAACACTTACCTCCAACATCTGATATTGAAACCGTTGCTGCGATGACAGCACAGGAAATTAGAACTAAAGGATACGCTTATGATTCTTTATGCTTCAGATATAGAGATGCCCGTTATAAACAGGCTGAAGCAGAGGCTGGTTTCCGTACTATTGGAGATGAGTGGGAAAAAGCTAAGAGACGAGCAGAACGTGATTATATGCGTTTTTGTATGATTTTAGACGATGTGATTGGAGAGCATGACTAATGAAATTTCTGTCAATTGATTTTGATGTTTGTCTATGGAAAGACATCAATTTATATAATAATATGGTTGGTACTTATAAAGAGGTAGATGAGTTATTTCAAAAAAATCCTATGCTACAAAATATTAGATTTGATGCAGACCTATATTGCAGATTAACTGATTTAATTGTAAAAATAGCACAACGATTGCCTGCTGATAAAATTCATTTTATTACTTCCCATGAGGAGATTGTTCCTCTTATTCAGGTGGAAGATAGAAAAAACTCATTGGTAAATATTGATAATCATCACGATATTGAGTACAATTATCGTGATTATATTCGAGTTCCTCAATGTGGCAGTTGGGTAAAATATTTATTCCAAGAGCAAAAGATTGAGAATTATGTTCATATCGGTACTGATAATTCTGATAGACCTTTTGATGAAGATATCCATTTTGTTGATGAATTTTGTAATGTTAGTCAATACAATTTTGAACTTCTCGTAGATGAGATAGACGAACTTTTTATTTGTTTGTCACCAGCCTGGGTTCCTCGCCAGTATCACGGATTGTTTAAGGCGTGGGCGGCAACACTCGGACAATTAAAAAATTGTAAATATACTTATTAAAGGGGCATAAAAAATGTTTAAGCGACCAAAGAATAAATTTTGCAGTTTATGTCTACAAGACATTGATGATAGTACAAAGTATAATGTGTTTAAGCACAATACTTTGTTTAGAATGGATGGCGGATGGTGGCATTGTTTGATGCCACATTATGTCTGTGAGTCCTGTATGCAGAAACTCCAGGCATACTGCCAGGAGAACAAGATTGAAAAATAGTAAAAAATTTGATATAATATATAGAGAAAGATAAAAAGGAGAGCGAATTTAATGAAACAGTATTTTGGATGTCATAATCATACAATGTATTCTAATATTAGATTGCTCGACTGCATAAACCGTCCGAAGGACCTCATTGATAAAGCCATTGAGTTGGGGTTAAGTGGAATTGCATTTACTGACCACGAGTGTGTTTCAGCACATATGGAAGTTAATCAGTATGCAAAGAAACTGAGAGAAACAAATCCTGACTTCGTAATTGGCTTAGGAAATGAGGTTTATTTGGTTGATGAGCGAGAGAGTGGAATTAAGTATTACCACTTTATTCTCATTGCGAAGGATGCCACAGGTCATAAAGCTATTCGTGAATTAAGTTCTACCGCATGGTATAATTCATATACGGATAGAGGTATGGAACGTGTGCCTATTACCAAGAAGGAGTTAGCAGACGTAGTAAATAAGTATCGTGGTCACTTAATTGCGACTACCGCTTGTATTGGTGGTGAGTTGTCAAGTACAGCTTATCTGATGGCACAGGCGAGAAATGTGGGCGATGATACATCGGCTGCGGTATATTATAAACAAATTCAAGATTTTGTAGAGTATTGTTTAGATTTATTCGGCAAAGACTTCTACATAGAGTGCGCGCCTTCAACTGCGGCAGACCAGATGTTGGTTAATACAACTATTTATCGTATTGCAAGACATTATGGTATTAGAATGGTAGTTGGAACCGATGCACATTATTTAAGACCGGAAGACCGTCCGGTTCATAAAGCATATTTGAACTCAAAGGGTGGAGAACGAGAAGTCGACTCATTCTATGAGTTTGCTCATCTTATGACATATGATGAGGTTAGAGAACTCTTGTTACCTTGCTTTAATGGCTTTGATATTTCAGCAGATGAAATTGTCGAAGATATTATGGAAAACACCTTAAATATGCAAGATAAAATTGAGTTCTATTCACTAGAAAGAAAGCAGATTATTCCTAAGATTGAAGTTGAGGATTGGCCTAAGCCAGAATGCGAGGGAGATTATCTTTCTGATAAATATCCAATTCTTAATTCATTATTAGGAAGTGATAATCCTCAAGAAAGATATTGGATAAATGAATGTCTAAATGCTTTATCTTTTAAGGGATTATATAATGACACTTATCTTGAAAGACTTGAGATTGAAGCAGATATTATTAAAGATATTGGAGAAAAGTTAGATGACTGTTTGTACGCATACTTCAACACCTTCAAACATTACATCGACTTGTTCTGGGAGTGCGGAAGCATTGTTGGACCAGGAAGAGGTTCTGCTACAGGTTTCCTTTCCAATTACTTGCTCGGTATCACGCAACTTGACCCGATACGATGGAACTTGCCTTACTGGAGATTTCTTAACAAAGAAAGAGCCGAGTTGCCAGATATTGACATCGACCTTGCCCCATCTAAACGCCCCACAATTTTTAAGGCTATCAGACAAGAGCGTGGTGAGTTTGGGCTTATCCAGGTTGGCACTTTCGGAACTGAGGGAACAAAATCCGCAATTCTTACAGCATGTAGAGGATATCGTAGCGAAGACTTCCCCGATGGAATTGATGTCGATGAAGCTCAGTACATGAGTTCACTCATTCCACAAGAAAGAGGTTTCTTGTGGTCAATCAATGATGTTGTTTATGGAAATGAAGAAAAAGGTCGTTTACCAGTGACAACATTCATTCGTGAAGCAACTAACTATCCTGGATTGTTAGAAATTATTATGGCAATTGAAGGATTGGTAAATAAGAGAAGTTCTCATGCATCAGGTGTCATTTTATATGGAGACGACCCATTTGAAACTGCATCCTTTATGAAGACTCCAGGAGGAGATTTAATTACTTGTTATGACCTTCATAAAGCAGAGGCGGGTGGAGATACAAAGTATGACTTCCTTGTAACTGAAATTTCTGATAAGATTATCATTTGTCTTGAACTTTTGGTTGAAGCTGGTGTAATTGATTCAGCAAGTTTAAGAGAGTTATATGAGACCATTCTTCATCCAGAAGGACTTGATACAACAAAGCCTGAGATTTGGGAACATCTTGCGGCTGGTGATATTCTTGACGTATTCCAGTTCTCAACTGGTGTAGGTTTGGCGATTGCGAAGAAGTTGAAGCCAGTTGACCCTCTTGAAATGACTGCGGCCAACGCGATGATGAGACTTATGTCTGAGAAAGGTACAGAGTCTCAGCAGGATAGATATATTAGAATTAAGCAACAAGGACTTGATGTCTTCGAGAAGGAAATGGTTCAGCATGGTGTGCCGGATGAGATGAGAAAAATTCTGCACGAAAGCTGCGATAGATATTATGGTTGCTGTGCAATTCAGGAACAGATGATGATGCTTCTTATGGATTGTGCGAACTTTACACTTGGAGAAGCAAACTCAGCTCGTAAGGTTGTTGCGAAGAAGCAAATGGATAAGATACCCGCACTTAGAGAACAGGTATTAGGAAGATTTGAGAATGAAACGGTTGGTAAGTATTTCTGGGATATTGCGGTTGCTCCGCAGCTTGGATATGCGTTCTCAATGAACCACTCACTTCCATATTCATTTGTTGGTATTCAATCTATCGAGCTAGCAACTCGTTTCAATCCTATTTATTGGAACACCGCTTGTTTGATTGTAAACTCTGGTGCAACAGACCCGGACAATGGCGGTTCCACAGATTATGGAAAGATTGCAAAGGCTATGGGAGATATTATCAATAGAGGTATCCAAATTAGTCTTGTAGACATAAATCATTCTGATTTTGGTTTCAAACCAGACGAGGAACACAATCAGATTTTATATGGTATGAAGAGTATGTTGAATGTTGGTGATGATTTAATTCAGACGATTATTAACAACAGACCATATGCTTCACCAAAAGATTTCTTGCAGAAAGTTAAGCCTAATAAACAAGCTATGATTTCACTTATTAAAGGTGGAGCATTTGATACTATGATGGATAGAAGAAAGTGTATGGCTTGGTACATTTGGGAGACTTGCGACAAGAAGAAGAGATTGACTCTTCAAAATATGCCAGGTTTGATTAAGTATGGTATCATTCCACAGAATACTGAACAACAGATTATGGCAAAGAGAGTATTTGAATTCAACAGATACTTGAAAGCAATTACAAAGGCTGATAAGAGTGCATATACTGGAAAATATACTCTTGACGAAAGAGCAATTAGTTTCTTGCAAGAATTAGGTCAGGACAGTTTGATTATGACTGACAATCTCGCCTGGTTCGTTGATATGAAACAATGGGATAATGTATATCAGAAGTGGATGGATGTATTCAGAAATTGGATTGCAGAAGATAAGGATAATATCTTATTTGAATTGAATAAAACAATTTTCAAAGAAGATTGGGATAAATATGCACAGGGTACAATCTCAGCGTGGGAAATGGAGGCGTTATGTTTCTATTACCACGAACATGAATTGGCACATGTGGATAAGAAGAGATATGGCTTTGCAGATTTCTACTCTCTTCCAGAAGACCCGGTTGTTGATAGAACATTCCAAAAGAGTGGTAAGACAATCAACATTTTCAAACTTGATAGAATTTGCGGCACTTGTATTGCGAAAAACAAGACAAAGTCAACTGTTACACTATTAACAACAGATGGTGTTGTAAATGTTAAGTTCAGAAAAGAATATTTCTCATTATTTGATAAACAGATTTCAGCTAAGGGAGAAGATGGTGTTAAGCACGTAGTTGAAAAATCTTGGTTCAATAGAGGAAGTATGATTGTTGTAACAGGTATCCGCTCAGGCGATGACTTTATTTCTAAGAAGTATGCATCTACAGGTGGACATCAATTATATAAGATTGATGCAATAAATGAAGATGGTTCTCTTACTTTGAGAGACGGACGTTATCAAGGAGAGGCAGAAGATGAACCAAGCTAATTGTGTACTTGATGACTTAGTAAAAGCGATTAAAAAGGTGGAGGCGTTCCCATGCCCCACCTACTTCGTCGCTTTCTTCCCTCAATATGCAAAGGAACTGTGGCCAGATGAGTTTTTCACTTGCGGCAACAAAACATATCTTAAAGCAGACCCAACTCAAGAAGTTATTTTTTATCCAAATGAATTTAAGTCTGCCGAACTGGAAAATACTCCAGTTTATTTAATACCAATAGATGAATTAAGACCTATTAAAATAGCATATGAAGGGAGTTTAAGTGTTTGAAAAAATATAATATTGTTGCTTTTATTGGACCTGCGGGCGCAGGTAAAGATACAGTAATGCGAAAGGTGGTTGAGGCTTGTCCAAACCTTCACGAAATTGTAAGCTGTACAACTAGACCTATGCGTCAAGGTGAGGTTCATGGAGTTAATTATTTTTATATGAAGCCCGAAGAGTTTAGTGATAAAGTTCTTCATGGCGAGATGCTTGAAGCCAGTTGTTTTAATGATTGGTTTTATGGTACTGGATATGAGTCACTACGCTCTGATTGTATAAATATTGGAGTGTTTAATCCAGAGGGTATTGAATCACTCTTGGCTCATCCAGACGTAGATGTTAAGGTATTTTATGTGCGCGCGTCAGATAAAAATAGGATGCTGCGCCAGCTCTATAGAGAAGATGACCCAGACGTGATGGAAATTATTCGTCGTTTTAGAGCAGACCTTATCGACTTTGAAGATATTGATTTTCCTCACGAGGAAATTCAAAATAATTCGATTGAGGATTTGGAGAATGCGGTTGCATACATTAGTGGTCTCTATGCTGAAGCATAGGGGCCCGACCCAGACCTCAAGAGGTTGAGGACAAAATAAGTTAATTATTTAGTTATAAAAATCATATATAGTATACCCCTGAAGTGGGAAGTACAAGATTTAGATGGAGGATATCATATGATTAGAATAGCTAAACGAGATAAGGAAATCGTAGTATTTGATAAAAAGAAAATTGAAAATGCTATCAACAAGGCTTTCCTTGAAGTTGATGGAGTTCTATATGAAACCGATACTGCGAGAGATATCGCTGATGATATTGAAGAAGTCTTGTATAAGATTGACGAAGCAACGAATGAGCCTGTCACTGTTGAACAGGTACAGGATTTAGTTGAAGATTTCTTAATGCAATCCGAGCGACGCGATGTTGCACGTGCTTATACTCGTTATCGTTACAAGAGAGAGATTGCTCGAAATCATTCGAGCGAACTTATTGATGCTATTGCTCAAAAATTAAGAGCAACTAATGTTCAAAATCAAAATGCAAATGTTGATGAACATTCATTCGGTGGCCGCATGGGTGAAGCCAATGCCGTGGTTACTGAAAAGTACGCATTAGATTTTTGCGTTTCAAAGAAGACTAGAGAAAACCATATTAAGAATAGAATTTATATTCACGATTTGAATGCATATGCAGTTGGTATGCATAACTGCTTGTCTATTCCTATCGACCCGATTGCCGCAAAAGGTTTTAATACAAGACAAATTGATATTAGACCTTGCCGCAGTTTTGGTACTTTTGGTCAAGTTTCTGCTGTTGTTATGCAGCTACAAAGTCTACAACAGTTCGGTGGAGTTTCTTATACTCATTATGATTGGAGTTCAGTTCCATATGTGCGTATGAGTTTCACCAAACACTTAGGAGATGGTATGTTATATTTGGAGGGCAAGTCTGAATATAAAGTTAAGCGTTTCCACAAGTGGTTGGAGCATGACCCAGAGCACCCAGATGGAACAATCCATATGGATGATGAAGAGTTTAAGGCATTGCACCCAGTAGCATGGGAATATGCAATGGATATGACTGAAAGAGAAGTATATCAGACAGTTGAAGCACTTTACCACAATCTTAATACTTTACAGAGTAGAAGTGGTAATCAGTTACCTTTTAGTTCTATCAATTATGGAACTTGCACATTACCAGAAGGTAGAATGGTAACAAAAGCATTGCTTGAAGTTTCTATTGAAGGTTTAGGAAAAATGCACAAGACTTCTATTTTCCCTTGTGGAATTTTCCAATGTATGACAGGCGTTAATCGTAAACCAGGAGACCCAAATTATGATTTATTCAAACTTGCTTTGCGCTCCACAGCACAGCGTTTATACCCAAACTATGCAAATGTTGATTGGAGTGGTAATGCTGGATACGACAGAGCGGACCCTAGAACTTACTTCAGCACAATGGGATGTCGTACTGCAAACGGCTGGGATATCAACGGACTCGGACAGCTTAAAGATGGGCGCGGTAACATTGCACCGACAACCATAATCTTACCTACTTTAGCAATGGAAGCTGTAAAGAGTTATGAAGGAATTCCTTGCGGCGATTATAAACGTGATGTTGTAGATTTATTTATTCAAATCCTTGATGAAGCAATTCACGACGCTAAAGATAGTTTAATTGAACGTTTTGATTGGATTTGTAGTCAGGATGCGGGTTCCGCAAGATTTATGTATGAAAATGGTTTGATGGCGGGTTATGTACCAGAAGAAGGAATTCGTTCCGCACTTAAACATGGTACTCTTGCTATTGGACAGCTGGGTCTTGCAGAAACTTTACAGTTGTTAATTGGTTGCGACCATACTGAACCAGAAGGTATGGAATTAGCAAAGAGAATTGAAGGTTTATTTAAGCAGAGATGTGCAGAGTTTAAGGAAGAGTATAAACTAAACTTTGGTGTTTACTACACACCTGCGGAGAACCTTTGCTATAAAGCAATGAAGAAATTTCAGAGCCAATATGGAGTTATTCCTAATGTATCTGAAAATGAATTCTTCACAAATTCAATGCATGTTCCTGTGTGGAAGAATGTAGATGTATTTGAGAAAATTGACATTGAAAGCGAATTGACTGGTTATAGTTCTGCTGGATGTATCACATATGTAGAACTTGACTCAGGTATTAAGAATAACCTTGAAGCCTTAGAACAAATTGTGAATTATGCTATGGATAAAGATATTCCTTATTTCGCAGTTAATGTACCTAACGACACTTGCTTAGATTGTGGTTATACTGATGAGTTCAATGATTGTTGTCCAATTTGCGGCAGTACTCATATTCAACAGTTACGTCGTGTTACCGGATATCTCACCGGTAATTATACAACCGCTTTCAATAAAGGTAAGCAAGAAGAAGTGAAGATGAGAGTGAAACATAGTAATGTCAAGCACATTACTTTAAAAGGGGGTCAACAACATGCAGTATGCGGGGCTAATACTTAACGATACCTCAAATGCTGGTACTGGAGTTTGCGTTTCCTTTTATACCCAAGGCTGCCCTCACTGTTGTGAGGGTTGCCATAACCCAGAAACATGGAATTCAACTGGAGGATACGAATTTGTTCCCGAAGTCTTAAATGAAATCCTTGATGGTATAAAGGCAAACGGAATTAAGAGAAATTTTTGTGTCCTTGGTGGAGAGCCATTGTGTTCTTCAAATTTATTTTTAACTTATTTAGTAGTTAAATCGGTTCGAGATGCTTATCCCGATATTAAGATTTATATTTGGACAGGATATACCTTTGAAGATTTAATGAAAAGCACACCACCAAAGCTAAGAGATATTTTGTTGATGAGTGATGTTCTTATTGACGGACCATATATCCAAGAAATGCGCGATGTTACACTTCCTTTAAGAGGTTCCACTAACCAGCGTGTTATCAACTTGAAGGATGCAGAAGTGCTATCAGCTCTTGAAAAATAGAGAAAAATTTGATATAATATTCATATAAAGTGAAAAGGAGATTTGCGATGGGAGATTATATTTCAGTTCAGAATAAAGCAATGCTTGACGCTCTCGTTAATCACGAAGATGGCGAAATCGCATTTGTTGAAGATGAACAGTCATATTATATGTACAAAAACGGTTGGATTCCTGTTAAGGCGGAAATGACCGGAGAAGGACTCAAGCTTAATCTCTATGACTTGAATAAGCAGATTATCAATCAGTTACCTGATTATGATGAGGAAAAACTTGAAGATTTTAAGAAAGCTATTGAGATTTGGAAGGGCAGTAAGTCAGACAAGTTTTATCTGTTATATGGTAAAGAAATCAGCTACTTCTCATTGTTTGTAGAAAATGAGGAAGACGCTGAAATGGGATTTGCTGACCAGGTTGTAGATATTATTGTTAATAGCTTTAAATCAGTAAAAGAATATGACATTACAGAAGACAATTCTGCTGTGGAAATTTGGGTTTATGACGAAGAACTTGGTGATACAACAGTAATGTATCTGTTCTGTTATGGACAGGGGGTAGTACCTTATTATGGATAAAGTAATTGTTGGTTATGTAGATTCAATGGGATTTAATCAGAAAATTCAGTTGCCAGGAGGAGAAGAAATGTTTATTCCTAGCGACAGTTATGCAGAATCCCTAGTTGCGCTTTGCAATAAAGAACAGACTTTCAAATTACATCTTTTTGGTAATGTACACTATCTTGAAGGTGTAATTGAGGAAATTGAAAGAAAAGAGAAAGAATTGTTCAGTCAAAACAATATAGAAATCGAGGTAAATTAAAATGGGTAGATATGTAATTAGTGATACAACCGTTTATCGTGTCCCTGATGTAGCCGCAGTAGAGCAGCTTCACGAGGAACTTTCAAATGACGGCAAATTCCAGTTAGTGGGTTTCAGCTATAAAACCAAGCAGATTAAGGTTAAGGGAGAAGTTGTTGAAGAGTATCAGGTAGTAACTGCCAAGAGAGTGTTCAATGAAGAGAAAGACCCAATCAGCACTGTAGAGATTGAGTACGAGGTGAACTAATGGCAAAGTTTGAGAAAGTAAGTAAATACGCAAATGTAGATATTCAGATGCCTTGTAGGAAGACAACTGATGCCGCAGGTTATGATATGGTTGCGGCTGAGGATATCATTATCCCTCCATACAATTATTTAATGAACGAGATTGTTAGTTTTGTTGGTATTGATAAAATTGATGACCCAGTTACATTAGATGAGATGGCAAAGATTACAAAGTCAGCTCAAGCTAAGCCAACTCTCATTCCTACTGGTATGAAATGTCAGCTTGAACCAAATACTTACCTTGAACTTTCGGTAAGAAGTTCTTGTCCTCTTAAGCATTGGCTTATGATGGCAAATAGTGTAGGTATTATTGACGCTGATTATTATAATAATCCAGATAATGAAGGACATATTTTCTTCCAGATTTATAATATGTCACCAATTCCTATCATTATCAAGAAAGGTGAAGCTATTGGTCAGGGTATTATTAAGAACTATATTAAGACTGAGGATGATGTGCCAGGTGGTACTCGCGTAGGAGGTTTCGGTTCTTCTGACCAGAAGGCGCAGTAATGAGATTACTCGCACTAGACCAAGCAAGTAAAGTAACAGGCTATTCCATCTTTATTGATGGAAAGCTTGAGACTTTTGGTAAAATCACTGCAAACCAGGAAGAAATTGGTGACAGATTGCATTATATCAGAGAAAGTGTTGCAAAACTAATTGCAGATTACGATATTGATTATATTGCTTTTGAAGATATCCAACTCCAAAAGGATAGTAATGGTAGAGAAATTGTGAATAATGTTCAAACCTTTAAAGTCCTTGCGGAAGTATTTGGAGTGATTTATGAATTGGCGATTGCGCTTGGTATTCCTAATGAGGCCGTTTTGGCGAGTACTTGGAAGTCAACACTTCAGATTAAAGGAAAACAAAGAGATGAGCAAAAGCGAAATGCTCAGGCATATGCGCAAACCACATATGGAATTAAATGTACTCAAGATGAAGCTGATGCACTTTGCATTGGGACTCATATCCTAGTTAAGTCAGGATTAGCTACAAAACCAAAAAAAGCAACTTCTGTAGGGGACGTTGGTTTCGATTGGTCATAACAAGACACTTGGCCCACTTTAACTTTCAATTCTATTTAGAGGAAAGAAAGTTAAGGAGGGCTTTATTTTTATGTGGGAAACAGTTGGAGCAATTATGCTCAAATATTGGGTAGAATTCCTGCTGGGCTTGATTGTCACCGGCGGTGGATTCCTGTTAAAGCATCATCTTAAACTGGTAAAAGCAGAACGTCTCAGAGAGCAGAAAGAGCTAATTCTTACAATGCAAGAGGATAACCGCAAACAAATCCAAGAAATTATGGAAGATTGCGTAGGCATTGAAGACGAAATTGAAGAAAGATGTCGTCAAGCCTATTCTGATTTTACGGATGCTTTAATAAAAGACCGAGAGTCTTCTAAAACCGAAGATGAAAAATTAGAGCATTATATTGATGCAGTCCAAGCTGAAGTTGGGGTACTTAAAGCTGGACTACTTTCCGTTCAAGGTAAGCAGTTTAAAGATAATTGTCGTACTTTACTTGACAGTAATCACAAAATTAGTCTTGATGAATGGGAAGAAATTGATGCTGACCATGACGCATATAATGGATTAGGTGGTAATCATACCGGAGACCATCTTTATGAGTTAGTTAAAAAGAAAGCTGAAAAACAGTTATCTGAATAATCCAAAATTAAGGGGAGAGTATATATAATACTCTCCCCTTTTTTATTTTCCAGACTCCCAATGCGGCTCATCTTGCGATTCCATTGCGGCAACAATGGTGCAATAATAAACTGTCTCTGCGAGGTCTTTAATCATATCAACTACTTCGCCCATTTCGGAGGTGCAAACTCCATCAAGATTATCTAGTTGGTCATGAACTTTATCTGTTAAAGCGTGTTGAATTTCATTTAGCATTTCAATATCCATTTTACGCCACCCTTTCTACAATCAAATTTGCATTTTGAATATCAATATCAATTCCACTTGTGATATTCTTAATTGCGATTGTGGTGCAACATCCAATAGGAACATCGACTAAAAATTCTGTTCCAACACTATATGTTGAAGTGGTGTCTCCAACAGTAATAGTCATTGTGGATGTTGGGATTGTCTCGCCATCGCGCGATGCTGCGAGGGATAATAAAGTTACTCCGATGATAGTTTCATCGGCATTGGCTTTCATGTTACCTGTAAAAGTAACACGGAATCTTGCGCGGCGCTGTCCATTTGGCAACCCGCGCAAAGTTACTAAGCCACTATCCTCTACATGAATAATACTACAATTACCAGGTACTACTGTTGTAGTAAATAATACATTATCGTTTGAAACGACTTTTTGAATAGTATTAGCAGTAATTTCCATAATGTACCTCCTTAATTAACCATTAAACTGATTACCAAAGAATGGGCCTGGATTATAAGGTCCGTAGAAAGGAGCATAACCAGCATTATAAGTTGCAGACATAGGATATCTTACGACACCGCTAAGTGCGCCCTGTAACTGCAACTGGTTAATCTGATTCTGCATATCAGCCATACGGTTTCCAGTTAATACGTCGAGAATCTTCTGGGTCTGCGCGCAATTACTTGCTAACAACTCTTTTGTATTAAGAAGGTTGTCGTATCTAATGGAATCAATATTCTGCTGAACTGCGGCAAAACCCTTTCCAATTTCGTAGCCATTCTGTGCTACTGCGTCTTTGACATCACGAATGTCTGAATCTAACGCTACTGCGTTATCTTTCAATTCTCCGTTAATATCATATGCAACATCTTTTAGCATTGACTGAGTATAGTTAATGCCATCTTTTACTGCGCCAGTTACATCATATGAAGCCTGATGAATGTTATCAATGATGCTCTGGTTTTGTCTTTCTAATGAAGCGAAGTTAAAATCATTCTGCACTTCATTTGCTGTTGCGGCACGTCCGTTATTTCCCCATGAGCCTCCGCCCATGAAACAGAATAAGAAGAGAATGATAATCCACCATGCTCCTCCATCATTTCCGAACATACCATTGTTTCCTGTAGCGGCTGCTACGTCGGCTAAAGAATAGCCATAGTTTTGATTGAACATATTTTGTTCCTCCTTAAAATTTATTATTTAACTCCAAGCTGTTGCTTGAATGAGTTAAATTCTTCGTCAAAGTCGACGCCGCGCTGTGTACATACGTTTCGAGCAACCTGCTCGATACCTGCGGCGTCACCTCGCTGCGCAAGACTCAATAGGTTTGCACCCATAGGAGTTCGACTAAATTCCCCTTGTAAGTATTGCAACATTAACTGTTGTGGGTTTGCGCCTCCTCGAATCATGCGTAGAATATTCATCATGTCAAAGTTCATTTTGCTACCTCCTTAAAATTGAAAATCTTGCGCAGGCTTAGTGTCTGCGTCCTGTTGGATTGGTTTGGGAATTACTCCCTTGATTTGTTCGATAACTTTCTCGAACTCTTCTCGTGTGACATAGCTGGGATTAGCTGTAGTTAGCTCTACTGGATTATTTTTTAGTTCATAAACTTGGAGTAAGGGAGAGCCATCAAATCCTATCTGCTTTGTATAAATTTTTTTATTCGCTATGTCAGGGAAGAAAAATATAGAGCCATCGAAATCAATTTGTGCGGCTCTAACTTCATCGAGAGAAGCTACTTGGCGACCTTTGAGAATAGGCATCATCTGTCGCATTTGGGTGGGTTGATAATAACTGTTGTACATTTTTTTACCTTCTTTCTACTAAATTTTTTCCATCCCTCTCATGTATACTTGATTTTTATTTGGGAATGATTTTCCAGTTTTGTCACAACGAATTTCCAGGACGAGAACAAAAAAAAATGGGGGACGCCATTAAGCGTCCCCCAAGGGCAAAAAAAATAAAGGGAACACTGATTCAGTGTTCCCTTTTTTCTTATTTACATTCGTTTACACAAGCCTCAATCTGAGTTGTAAGATATACATTCAAATCTCCAAAAGCCTCAGTCAAAATAGCTTTTGCTTCTTCACTTAAAATCTGTTCAACAGCTAATGCAGTCTTTGAAAAAGCAGCTTTCTGCGCCTCTGGGTCAAACTTACCTTGAGCCTTTAATGTGTTAACATATGTCTGATTTGTTGCAATTACACAAGCAGTAATTGTATCTGCTGCGATTGCAATATACTTGTCAAGTAAGTCATTCTGTGACTGAATAACAAGCTGGTCGCTCTTTGCCTTAATATACTTTACAAGAAAAGCAGTAAGAACGCCCAATAGAGGAATTACACATACCTCAAAAATTTCTGTTAATAGTTGTAATACTTCAGGTGTCATAAACTATAACCTCCTATTTTTCTTTTATAATGAACAGAGTCTAATAAATAATCTACTCCTTCATCTTCATCATCTGACCAGGCGGATGCTATTGTATAGTTACCACCTTCATTGAATGAATTGTGAAGAGTTTTAAGTAGATGAATAAAATCCTCTGAATTCATATCTGATATAAAAATAACATATTGTCCATCTTCGCCAGTATAGCATCTCATTGCGTTACAAATAATACGGCAACGATTAAGAACATCTATACTATCAGTTTTCAATAAAATTACTCCAAGAGATGCACCAAAGTCTCTGCGGAAATGATTGATTGCGGCCTCAAGCTGTTCAGCTTTTGCAACCTTCGAACGAGCCTCCGCGAAACTATCTTCTAATACTTTATCGTTGATTTCTTTGATTACTAAAATAACCTCATTTGTGGTCTTATAATCTTTTGGTTTATAAAACTCAGCGCATACCCACTTATATGAGTTTGCCGCGGTTAATCTACGATAGTAGCAGTTTAATGGTGAATTCTCTTTCTTAAAATGTCTCTTTACTGCGTAGATATCAACGAAATGTAAAAAGTATGGAATATCAAGCGGGTGAACATGAGTTCCCGCATATTTCATACACCAGTTTGTGATTGCGCGGTCAAGGACTTTTTCTTCTTTTGGAAGTTTAATAACTTCAAATTCTTCTGTAACTAAGTTGATTTTTAACACTTTTGAATAAGTGTCAAGTAGAAATTGCTCTAGATTTAGCATATTGAAAAAGCCTCCTTTATTTGCTCTTATATTTCAATTATACTAAAATTTTTCCGAAAAATCAACTTAAAGTTACTAGAAGATTTGGGAGAAAGATGCAATCTTTCTCCCTTTATGATTAACGTACCTTAATCCAAATACGTCCATTAACTTTAACTGGGTCACGGTCTGCTAGTTCACCACCACCCCATTCTTCATAATCAGGTACGCAAGAAACAGTACCAACAATGCGGTCTGGATACATTAAAACTTCTTCACGAGTCATAATGTCCACCTTGCCACCAGGAGCTGCACAAACACAATCTCCAGGTTTATAATTATCGCGGTCTTGATATGGATAAGCAAGAACGCGTCCCGCAACTGCGATATTAGTTTTTGCTTCATCAGTCTCACCTTGACTAAAGCCCCAAGTATCTGAAACAATACCTGCGAAGTGTTGAAGTCTTTGAGTAGTTTTTACCAAAGAATCATCTCCCACCTCAGTCATAACATAACCAGGTTCTTGAGAATCAGCTCGACGACACTCGGCATAGTCATTCCATACCGCACCAGTAACAGAGTCTCCTTGTAGCCAGAACTTACTCCATGCACTTGTTGTACCATTGCCTTCAGCTGTGGCTGTATAGACATTGTTACGACCCCAGAAGCTAAATGCCATAAGACGCTTGTAATAAGCATCTCCTTGGCCATGGTTAAACTTAAGTACATGATACCAAGATGAGCCTGGACTATCAATATCACCCGCAGGGAATGATGTCTGAAGATATTGTAAACAATTGGATAAGCCTTTTGTGTTATTGATATTTAATACATTAGCTCCTGATGCAGTTGTCGCTGTAGCTGCATTACCAGTAATACTAATACCCCAAGTGCCACTATTATATACCAAACGTTTCCAAGCATTCCAGCCGCCTCGGTCAGAACTGCGTGTACGGAAATACATCTCATTATTCCAACCGTCTCCATAGATTTGATGTTTATATGCAGAATTCGTGGCATAATCAAGGGTGGTAACAACTCCCCAACTTCCAGGTAAACCATGGTTGCTATAAGCAAATATCATGCCAGTAGCATCATTTACATTTTGTCCACTTCCAGAAGTCCACCATCCAGAATATCGTAAATAACGAGGGTCTGTATAGCTTGTAAAATTAGACGTATCTAAAACTCGTGTCCACGCGCGACCTTCAATATTACCTGAAGTGGTACGATACCACATTCCAGCTCCTGCTCCAACTCCTAATGCGAGCTGAGAAACCCATGATGATGTTACCCCATGATTCCAAGTTTGTGACCATGCATGTACCCATTGAGCGCCTCCCGTTGGATTATCTGTCGCAGCATAAATCATACCACAAGAAGATGCATTGTGCGCTGCCAATTGAGTAAATGTAACACCACTACTATTACCATAATTGGCACTATTAAAAATTTTACATACATTACTAGTGCCGCTAAAATAACTTGTACCATTTACATGTAATCGATAGCTTGGTGCTGTTGTACCAAGGCCCATACCGGTAGCTGTCATAACAAGACCATTCGCGCCGTCTGAAGAATTTCGAGAAATACAGAAATTATTATCTGATTTTCTGTGAATAGACCATGCATTGGCATTGGTGCCAGAGTCTGCGGTTGCGCCTAAGATAATTGTATTCCAAGTACCATCAGCACCTCTTAAACGGATACCTTCTCTATAGTTACCGCAAGTTGAGTTGATAATCATTTGTCCATTTGAACGAATACCATATGCGGCTCCAGTAGAAGTTCTTACATCTAGTCCATAATCATAAGTACTATTTTTATCCATAATAATACCCCAGTCATTACTAGAGTAAGTTCTAAAATATGCCAAACCGTCATATTCATTATTGCTAGCATCGTTAATAACAACTAATTGGTCAAATTGTCCTCTTGAAGTTTTTATATTGTCTGTACCAGAAACGGTGCTACTTACATTACCAATAGGTGCAGTTGAGAAATCAATAACCCAATCTGCATTATTCCAATATTTATATCCCCAGTTACTGAATCCAATTACCACATCTCTAATTTGAACTTGTGGATATGACCATACAGTACTTGCGCTACCAATCATAACTGCAGATTTGTTATTTAATTCACCAAATGCAACAGTAAGATTCTGTTTATCTTGTCCATGATGACTTAAACATTCAGCGGTATAAGAATGCCAAACACCATCATAATAATTGTATCCAGAAATGGCATAAGATACAGAAGTATTAGTAGCATAATTATAAATATCTACAATGAATTTCATCATAGTATTACTTCTATATACTGGCAGTTGAATTCTTAAATAACCTGTAATAGAAGATGTAGTAGTTGTATAATGACCCCCACGAGGATAAGTCACAAAACCGTCCTTACCAGTTGCTTCGGCTCTCAAAGGACCATCAGCCCAAGTAAAACCACTTGAATCAATAGAAAATACATTTCTATTATTATGTCTTCTAAATACCCAACCACGATTATTTTGGTCATTCATAGTAAAATAGGTTGCCCAGTCTGCAGTAACCCAACCGTGAGTACCTAAGTTACCAGTGCCTCTAAACATAATTCCATATGATGAGGAATCGCTATATAGAGTAATACCACCATCTGTACTAGAGCCACCTCTGTTAGCATGTAACCAACGAGTAGACATTGAACTCCAGAAATAACTGCCATTACCATTAACCCAAGCATTATTGCTTTCAGGCAATAGATTTTGAGTCCATAACTGACCGTGTATCCAGCTTTCACCATTAGCATATAATCTATATGCAACATTAGTACCATTGATGCCGATAGAACTATTAACAGTCATGTGACCTTGAGCACTAATAGAAGCAACATTTCCAGTGCCAGTATTTCTAAATACCCATCCACGTCCAGTAGTATTTGACATGGTAAAGTATGTTGCCCAGTCCGCGGTAACACTACCATGTGTCCCCATATTACCAGTACCACGGAAGAAAATACCATAACTAGTATCTTTATTACCATATAAAGTAATACCACCATCAGTCGATGAGCCAGCAACATTAGCCATAATCCATTGTGAATAAGTGTTATTCCAATAATTAGAGCTTAATCCTAAATTACGATTATTATTAGTATAAGGGAATAAATTTCCATCAACTGCAATTTGTTTATTAAAGTAAAACTGTGAACAAGTAGTTTGGAAATGTGTCCAAGCACTATTTAGATTACCAACCTCTAAAACATATCCATAATTCTGAATTTTAACCGCACCAAGAATTCTCCATCTTTCATTATCATGTTGTGCAACCCAATTACCATTGGAATCACAAGGTCCAAGGTAATTTTCATTACTAACACCATTATAACCAATGCCACCCCAATACGAACCGCTTTTGTTCCATCTTAAAGCTGGATAAACAGTAGAGTTAAGGTTAATATACATTGGACTCGTTGTATATAAACTAGTACCTGTAATACCCAAATTTACGATTGGAATAGACGTAAAATTAGCAACAGTAATATCTGCACTTGTCTCAATTTTTGTTTGAGTAAAATCATAGCCAGGAGCTGTATCATGTACGAGCATGTTAGAAATTTGTATGCCCCTATAATGGTCTGTTCCAGCATAAACGTAGAAAATTGCAGGATTAGCAATGTCATAATAAATTTTTACTGTTGACATATTGATACCAACAGCAATACCTCTTACGTTATTTACAATCCATTTTTTATCAGTACCATTCCAAGAAAAGTAATAAGCTAATTGGATTTTTCCACTTTCACCACTACTATAAGGACCTCCAACCGTGATGTCCATAGAAATCATAAACCATGCATTACTACCACTAGAAAATCCATTGTAAGGCAAAGTAACCTTATAGAATTTACTACCAGCAGCAGAACCTATCCAAGGATAACTACGATTGCTTTGACGAATTGCAGTACCAAGATTGATATTTCTCCATCTTAATGATGTTGTTCCTAGGTCATAGATATTATCTACATTAGAACGCACGTGAGACTGTACGATTTCTAATGTACCTTGTGTCTGCGCACTATTGGCAGCAAACACGCTCTTATCTGCGATTCCTAAACTAACTGTCTTAGAACTTGCAGTATATTTTAAACCAGCCCATTTATCATAATCCCAATTATCTGCACCAAAACGGATTGAAGTATTATTTTGAAAAATAACTTCTCCTCCGATGGCATTAACATAAGTGGAACCAATTAAAATACCTTTATGACTAACGCCATATGAGGTTGTAATTAAATCGTTAAAATAACTTGTACCATTAACAAAGAACTGATAACCAACATTTTCTCCGTTAACACCAAGCTTATTAGAAATTCTCCAGTTACCATAAGTATCTGAACGTAACATACCAGTAGTCGAAGAATTGCTGCCACTGTGAGTAATATAAAAATTACCATCATTATTACTTATATGCCAAGATTTTGCATTATATCCTGAATCTCCAACCGCACCCATAACAATCATTGACCAGTTATCTGGGGCGAATCCAATTCTTAAACCCTGTCTTGCATTGTCACTCGTAGGCTTAATTCTAACACAACCATTAAAAGTTTTATCGCCGCTTAATTCTTGGATTGTATCTTTAGCTCCTGCAGTAATGACACCAGCATTAGTAGTACTAGCAACAGGCATGTTGATTGAAACTGTATTACCATTACCAATGGTATATTTTAATTGCGGTTGAGTCGCATGATTTACATATTCAATGGCTTTAATATATGTTGAATAAATAGTTTGTCCCGCGCTATCTTGAGTCGCTTTTGTTGCAGTTGATGCATTACCATCAAGTGCGGCAACGATATGACCATTTTCTAAAAATTTAATCTGTGCGGTTGCGCTATTAGCACCAGCATTATAGTTCGCATCAGTGCAATATGAAAATATTAAATCATCTGTATAAGAAGCGTGGTCATAGGCTCCTATATCCCACGAACCATTAGTTGTTTTTATTGAAATCGCAGGAGAATATCCATGAATAGAAGTCATTCGTACCAACGCTGAAGTACGGCCGTTAATCCATGAGGTGCTAACTCCATCTTTAATTAACTGTCCCGTAAAAGTCTTATTGCCAGCAATAGTCTGTGCGCCTGTGGTAATTAAACCTGCGGTCGTTGTACTTGCATTCGGAATTGTAATCAAATCGCCGGCATCACTACCATTACCGTATTTACCTCTAAAAGTAAATTGTGTTCCATTAGAAGTAATCTGCTTAATCTCGTGAATATAAGTGGCACGAATAGAAGTTGTATCGCCTTTTGCTTTATCTGCGTAGTTTGCATTTTCAATAGTACCATCTGTAAAAGCAATTTGTTTCCAGGGTTTTGCAGTATCAATTACTGCATTACTAAAACTACGATAATAAATATTTCCATTAGAAGAAAAACCTAATTGAGAATCATAATTACCACTATATCTACTAATTTGTAAAATGCCATTTGAATTATCTGTTGCTGGCATATTACCTGTAGCATCAGAATATGTATTATAATAATACTTAATTTTTCCTGCGCCCGGGTCGTCAGTTGGTAAAGTTTGTACTTGCGCACCGTTTATCAAGTCTGCACTTAATGCAGAGCCGCCACAACTTCCAGAAGCCGCAAAATGTAAATCAACATCATTAGATGAACCATTACCTTTGGTTACTGTAAATACATAATGATTTGTTGTTTTATCATCATTTTGTTTTTTTGCTACGGCAGCAACATATTTTGAACGAATCGTTTCATTTGTCGCATCACCGTCAGCTCGTGTAGCCACATCAGCTTTATCTGCGTGCGCGCCGATGCGGACACGCTTTGATGCCGAAACATCGACATACATGTTACCCTCGTCAGTGGTAACATATGCCCAACCCTCCGTTTTAGTAGCCGGAAGGTTTTTTTCTTGACCTTTCAATATTTTGAATAAAGCCATATTTTTTAACCTCACTCTCTAAGCTTTTGGTTATACACCACTCGGCTTTAAAATTTTTTGTTTTTAATCTCTTATATATATAGATTTTACTATTAGTTTTTTAACATATCTTGGCCAATAAACAAAAATAAGGGGGAGATGCTAAATTGCATCTCCCCCATGGGTTTTTATACTTCGTACCAATAAACCTGAAACTCTCTTTCAATAGCTGCTAATCTATCGTAGATTGCATCTAAGGTGTCTGATTCGTACGCATATTTATCACTTAAAGCGTAATAAGACTCACGAATGTCAAAGTCCAATTCGCTCTTTACGAAATTTCCTTCTGAATTCTTAACATAGTATACACCAGGCTGATATAACTCAGGAGTAAGCTCAACTCGATAATAATCAAGAACATTCATACCGTTTAAGACGGTACTTGTAGAGGAAAGGGTATTAAGATTATAAACGAGTTTCTTACCTGTTACATCGGTTTTGAAGAAACGAATTGAGTAGGTGACTTCACCTGCGGCCTTCGTTGCCTCACCCTCAATGCACCAAGGAATAATCATCTTGTTCTCTTCTCTGAATGTAACAACATCATAATAAGGAACAACATAAAAACGACCTTCTTGTGCGGCATTGATGTACTGGATTACACAGCACGTTTCAGCCAAATCTTGGTTATCAAAATATCTATCAACGATGAAGAACACCGTTTCTGAGTTGTGGTCGAAACGCACACTCAGAAACTCTGGTGCTTCAATCGTTCTAGAATTCAAATCTATGTTATAGATACTCTCAGACTTAGGGAGTAAAGCAGCTAACTGTGGTACGTTTCCGCCATCAGTTAAAGCGAACAGATTGGCGAAAAATTCTTCACTTGAAGTAACCATATACTTTTACTCCTTTCTAACAAAGATTATACTACGTAGAAGATTTCACTAACAACTGAATCAGTTGTTTCATTCTTATGGTTAGTTAACTGACAGTAATACTTACCAGTCTTGGTAGGAACGAATGTTGACTTAGTCTCTCCTTCAAGAGCTGTATCACCTTCAATGACAGCAATATCATCAGTAGTTTGATACCACTGATAAGTTACTTCATCACTAATGTTCCAAGTATTCTTCCAGTTCTCCTCTAAAGTAACATGAATCTGAGTTGTCAAGGCAGTTCCATTAGAGAAGTCGACCTTGGTTTCGTCAGTGTCTTTATGAGGATACTCGATAACTGGCTTAACAGCTGCGTAAGATACGCGGCACTCTGAACTACCAGTCTTAACATACTTAAGGTTCTTATGATTGTAAACAACAACCATATACTTACCTTCAACTCCCTTAGGAGCTGCCATAAGTTCAGCTGTATTAGTAAGAGTTAATGAAGCCTCTCCAGCTCCCTCAATTCTAATCCAATCAGCATCCTCAATAGTATGCTCTACACCATCTTCATCAAGTTCATAATTAACTTTATTACCAGTAGACTCGTTACCAGTAGTAGGGTCAATTGCTCTCTTGTACCAAACGTAGATAAGCTCACCCTCTTTGGTTCCGTTTGCCTCTGGGTTTGAAACTTCAACAGAAAGAGTTACTGAAGAAGCATTTGTGTCCTCTGTTACTACGTTAATTCCTAAGATTTCTCTTGGAGTTAAGTTAATATCAATAGTAGCAGGAGTAGGCATTGGAATGATACAGATAACTGACTTCTGTTCTGCCATATTCTTACCACTTAAACGGTTTACTGCAACTGCATTGTAAGAACCAACGCGAGTGGCGACACAAAGAGCAACTCTCTCATAGAATGTTGCCTGTCCAGCTGCGTAGTCATCTTCTGGAAGAGGTTCAGCATTAAAATACTCTTCGCCCTCTGCAGTAGTCTTTTTCTTATAAAGAACCTTCTTAGACTCTCTTAAAGCTCCGATGTGGTCAGCATCAGTGTTAACTTCTCTAAACTCAGTTCTTACTAATGCTCCAGTAGGGTCATCAGCACCACCAAGGTTAGGAGTCTGCTCATTTCCGTTATGGTCAACGAATCTCCAGTAGTAAGAAATGATACCACCATCGTTTGAACGAGCCTGTACTTCGAGAGGATAAATCTCTGTGTTGTTTGGTAACTCGGTCTTGTAAAGCTTGTTCTCGATAAGGTCCTTATACTCGATAAGGTTTGTAATGTAAGTAGGTCTTTCTGCCTTTGCAACACCTGCAAGAGTAGTCTGGCTATTTACAATACGATTAGTTACAGCCTCATTGATTTCATCCTCAATCATGTATTTACCATTACCAAAGATAAAGTCTAATGAAGACTTGATAGTTGCGGTCTGTGTTAAAGTAGACCAGCTATACTTAATTGTGCTTAAGTTCTTGTCGTCCCATTGGAAGAAACGAAGCGCAAATCTTAAAGTACCAGCGTACTTTGTAATATCGCTAGAAAGTGCCCAACCGATAATCATCTTATTTGGCTGACTCTCAATATCAACTACCCAAGGAGTAGAAACACCAGATTCATTATTTGCGTTTGTCCACTGAATGTAGATGTCGCAAGTATCTAAGTCTGTGATATCATAGAAACGGTCAACGATGAAGTAAACGATTTCAGCGTACTTGTCACCCTGTACAGCAAAACCATTAGCCTGGAATGATGCAGGCATTGTAATTGCACGAGAATTACCATCTACACGAAGCACATCTTCATCAAGAGGAAGCATGGTATATCTACGTCCCTGAGAACGAAGCATATCATATGACTTTTCAGATGCGCCAAGCTGAATTAAATCTGGCAAATATGAGAAATACTGCTCAATGGTTGTAATAGGGTCTTCAGCGATTAGAAGTCCTGTGTCGTCCTTTTCGCCTGTGCTCTGCAATACGCCCTCTTTAATAAGAGCCTGTGTAGCACTAGAGAACAATACAGAATACTTATCAGCGTTGGAACTATTTACATAAGTAATCATATTCTTATATCCCTATCCTTTCTTAAATTTTATGGGGAAGGGAAAAGACCCTTCCCCGGATTTTTTCTCTTCACAGAGATTTGAAAAACTAACGTGTATTTATAATCAATCTTGGCCTAATTAGATTTCTCTCCAGTTCGCTACTTCACTCTCTGATACAATAACTGCGTCTTCAACTACAGTTTTACCATCGGTGAGTTTCTTACCAATTGCCGGTTTAACGCGAACTTTTACCATGGCAGGTACACCCTCCAAATGAATTGGAGTGGTGACCGTACCATTAGTGCCAAGATAAGTATATAACTTTTCAGCAGTCATAACTTACCTCCTTATATTTTATGAAGTAACGATAATGTTATGGTCTACAGCTTCACTTAACTGGAAGTTTACGCTTTGACCACTCTTACCGAATGTCAGACTTGAGAAGTAGCTCTGTCGGTCAGCAGTACAATAAATATCTAAGTGCTGAAGTGCCTTATCATTATTGTTTTCAACAACATTAGTGTCAACAAATGTTAATTGAGATGGGTCACCAGGACCTCCAATCGTCAATTTATTCATTTGACCTTTAGTATAAGAGAATACTGAAGTACCTAATCTCTTAATACCGCCTCCAAGAGTAAGATTAAAACTGGTCTGACCTGTTGGATTAGCTAATGCTTGGTTAAATGCATTGTCTTGAATACGATAAACCTTACCACCAATGGCTGTTACAACCAATGATGAACATCTGGTAAAGCAACTTGCATCTAAAGTTCTTAAAGACTCAGGGAAGTCAACATGCTTCAAACGAGTACAACCTTGGAAGGCTGACATTCTAATAGCACGAATTCGACAGTCATTTAACTCATCATGTACAAAATATACATGAGTAACATCACTCTGGTTTACAAATCCTTCATAAGCAACGCCTAAAACAGATTTTCCACCATGAGCAACTGGTAAAGTAACTTTACCACTTAATTTAACTCCTGGTTTAACCTGAATTTCAAAACCATCCTCGTTGTAACTTGGATTGTCTGTATCTTCATAGTAAGTAGGAACAAACTCAAAGTACTTATCATCTGTAGCGGCATCATATACAGATTCTTTTACGAATACTGCATAGAAAGTGTTGTCTACAGTAGCCTGAATTGAAGCCACGTTTACTGTCTTAGCCTTGCTTGCGCTTGCGGCTAATACTGCGTTTCTATCCTGCGTCCAACCTAAGAATCTATATCTTTCATCATCTTCAAGTGAAGACTCATCAAGACTAGGAACGATATTTGGAACAGGGATGAAGTCTCCGAAAAGAACTCCTTCACGAGCAACCTCAGTAAAGTTGCCAGCCATACCGCTCATGAACTTCATTTGGAATTCATGTCGAGTAAATACAGCATAGAAAACATAATCGTGAACTGTTGTATCAGTAACCTTAGTAGCGTCGCTTGTATTCCAATCACCTTCTGTAATAATACCACTATCATCATTAGTTGTTGACCAACCATGGAAATCGTAGTTATCTCTCTTAGCCTCATACTTAGCATAAGGATTTAAGAAACGATTTCTCGTACTAATTGAAGAAGAAGGTAATACCTGCTTATCAATAATAGTATAAGTTCCATCTGGCTCAAGCTGCATGAATGTAGCTGTATAACCAGGATTTACGTTCTTGAAGTGGATATCAAGTTTAGCACCAGGAATAGCACTATCTGCTAATAATGTGTTACGAATTGTATCTTCATCAACAGCTGTGTCGTTATCTACATAAACACTACCTGTTAAAGTAGGTACTGAAAGACCAGTAGAAGTAGTGTTCTTAAACTGTGCATCTGCAATAAAGTCAAGTAACATCTGGATGTCAGTAATCTTGTGAGAATCTGCCTCTAACTCTGGTAAGTAATCATAAACCTCACCATTTAAGATGTCTGTCTGCCAGTTCGAATCTGCTCCAGTGTACTTCTTAAATCCGTAGTGACCATCATCTGTATAATACTGATGATTGTTGATTTTCATCACACCTGGGTCAAGTTTCTTATAAGGTGACCATTCTACGTCAGTAAGTGATAACTTCAAGTCTTTCTGACCTGCACTCTCACCGAACTTGAAGATTTTATACAACTTGTTAACCAAGTCATATGAACCGTAGCCTAAGCTACCCCCAGCTAATTCTAACTGAGCCAAGTTACATGAAGTAGTATTAGGAACAACCTCTTTCACATTTGTAAGACCTTCAATATACAATCCCTTTCTTGCAACCCATTCACCAGTAGCTGGGTAATAAGTTGAATAATAAGTATTTGTCTCTGGGTCTTCATATGGTGTAGTAGATTCATCTTTTCTTGCCTTAGCTGCAGCAACCATTGCAGGCATATCGAAATCAAGAACTGTGTCAAGATTTGCGGCTTCAACTAACTTAAGTCCTTGTAATGAACTTGGCAAGTATAATGTATCAAGTGCAACACCATCTGCGAACTTAACAGATAAAATATTAGAACGTACAGCCTTAAATACTTGCAACTTTTCAGAAGAAGTAAAGTCGTAGTTCAAAATACCAGTAGTATCAAGTTCTAGGCCCGACATGTTAACTTCCTTAAGCAATGGCTTACCCATAACTGAGTTAGTTGTTGAGTCGAAGTCAGGTGACTTCAAGCCTTTGTTGAAGAAGAATGGATGGTCATTACCAAGTAACAGCTTAGAAACATGTGGACAGTTCTTAGCGTAAAACTCAGTCCAATATAATCTACTGATATCACCGATACTCTCAAGAGTATCTGCACCATATAAGTAAATCAATGACTCTGATAAGTTAGGAGAGTTCATGATACCTTGCTTCTGAGCTTCTGGCAATTCGTAACGAACTATTGTTCCAGTATACTCTTTTGAAGGCAAGGCGTTAACGTCTACACCTAAAGTAACATATGATTTCTGATATGGCTTTAAGTCTACCCAGAACTCTGCGTCTAAGTAGTTGGATTTAATTCTATTACCTTGCTCATCCAACTTACCATCAGGTGTGTAGTATGGAACTACATCAAAATCAGGAGCTGAAGAATCCGCAATAGCAATCCAGTGGTCGGAGAATTTATCTTTCTTATTGGCACCGATACGACCATGAATTTCAGTACCATCACCACGAGCATAGTTACCTTGTGAGAACCAAGAGTCAATGAAGTTCAAACGTCTAGCAAGGAACTGCTGTCTTGAAAGACTTCTGTTACCCTGTAATGCATAGAAGTAAGTACCATTATCATCAACGCTTACGCCGCCACCCTGGTTCTGATAACCGATTAAGTTGTTACAAATACTTAAATACTTGAACTGCTCATCCATATTAAACATACACAGAGGTCTGTCGCCACGCATCTGAATTTCGCCAGTTTCATCAGGATTTGCCAAGTACCACTTCTCAATGTGGTCTACATTGTAAAGAGGACCCTTTCCTTTGTAACGACTATTCTGCATTTCGTGTCTAAGCTCTTTATATTTACCTTCAATTAACTCACGGAAACACTCAAATAAGTTATTCCATAAGACACTATCTGAAGTAGAGAATGTACCGTCGATAGTTGCGTTCTCTGAGTAATCGAATGAAGGAATACCTGTATTGTTGATACCCAACTGAGTATCCATATCGTAGAAAATTGGATACCAGATATATTCTCCACCTTCCTTTTGAGGACCCCAAGAGGCCATCATACAGTTCTTACCACGAGAGTCGTAGCAAAGAAGAACTTCGGTAATGATGAAGTATACTAAACAGTACTCTAAGTCAAAGTGTTCAGTGAACTCTTTTGTAAACTTAGCTTTTCTGTATTCTCTGGTTTCATATTCATATTTAATGCCATCGTAGTCAATTACTTTTGGAACGCCGATATATACGCCCTCAGATAGAACAGTGTTTCCACTTTCTTCATCAACTACTGTTGGAACAGTTCCCTTAATCTCATCTTCGTACTCATCATAGTAAGTTTTTGAAGCGTCATAAGACTGTCCTGCGGCTGATACATAATCCATAATCTTGCGGGCTGGCTTACCAGCAAGTCTCTCAGCCTCTGTAGGTACTGCGTCTAAACAAGTAGACCATACCCACTGATTTGCTTTCTCCCAGTTACCCATAATTTTGAATAACTCTTTTGAACGGAAATCTGTACTTGCTAAATCAATAGCAGAGTAATCAGCAAGCAAATCTTCATAAACGTCTGCATTAGTTACAGGGTCGTAAATGTAATCTAAGAAGTCGCCATCTTTACTGTAACGATACTCATAAGAGTCTGCTACGAATGGACAAGAATTCTTTGAGTTCATTTCACGAACTTTCTTTGTAACTTGAGTTGCAACGCCATCAACTTCTTCTGTAACGGTTTTATCAACCCACATATCGAAGCTCAATTTATGTCTTCCAAGAGGGTCACGGAATGAGCAATATCCACGAGCGTTATCTGAGAACTCCCAGCACTCTGCGAACTTACTAGCTACGGTTTCAACACCAGCTTTTACCTTACCCCACTTAGCACTAATCTTTTTGCTTGACTTGAAGCAATAAGTTTCATCAGAACCCTTATCAGTAAGCATGTTATAACGTCCAATGAACTGATAATCATTATCTGTTTCACCATACTTCCAGAATGCCATAACAGGGAAACCTTGAACGTTTGTTCTTAGGTCTTTGGTGTTATCGAACTTATAAGGCTTATACTCTGGGATATAATACTTATTAGGCTCGTAAGGCTTTTCTTCTGTAAAGGATGCCTTCTTATACTCGTCCTTTTCTGCATTATAAGTATAATAAGTCATATTCTTTGTATCTGCTGTTGGAGTAGTACAAATCTTATAACTCAACTTATTGAATGCTCCAGCCTCATTATAGTCATCGATTGGATGCTTTGTATAAGAGCTGTGAACAAGGTTTGCAAGACCCATGTTGTATGTACCAGAAGACTCCATAAAGTCAATCTTCATAGTAAACTTTGTAGTACCAACAGAGTAATTGTTGTAGTAGAAGAAGTCTAAGTGACACTTCTCTAACGCATCTGCGTCACCAGCAATACCTGCAGCGAACAACTCCTTAAAAGGACCCTGGTTCATATACATTAAGATTGTTTCGTTACCCTCATTATCAAGTCCCTTAGTCTTTGCCTTGTAGTTACGTCTTGGGTAGAACTCGGAAGAAGTACCCTGAACGGCAAGGTTAACACCTCTATGAATACTTGTAAATGATGGACAGTGATGCTTGTAATAATACTGAGCGAAAGTTAAACCTTCTTTAGTAGCCTCAGATTTCTGGGCTTCGTTCATTGCGTTACCCCAGTCTTCCAAGTTACCATTCTTTGCGGCTTGGTCAAGAGTAGGGTTTACAAATGTAAATCCAACTGTCTTCTTATCCGCCTTAGAATAAGGAAGTTTTGTATCTCTGCTACCAGTATCAAAGATTACATAAGGCATCAATAATGAATCCACGTGCTCAAGGTCATCGTTCCAATCTCTTACCGCCTTATAATTCAACTGATATTCACGAGTATCCTGATTATAAGAAATCAATTGAGTTGTATGGTCATAATCAAGAACGCTAGCATGGTCAACTGAATAGTTGATAAGAATATCACGCATTGACAATGGAGCTGTGTAAATTCTGAACTTGTACAAGTCTACATCACAGTATTCAGAGTTGAATATTACTGCTGGACTCTTGATTTCAAGAGGACCATCATCTGTGATTTTACCTACTGCAGTAAGTACGCCCTGTAAGTACATATACAATCTATGGTCATTGTAGTTGAATACGATGGTTAAATTCATCATCTGGTCTTCAACATACTTTACATTCAATGTGTTCTGTGCACTTGAGAAGAATCCGTCCTGAGGTCCTAAACAGAAACCACGCTTGTTAGTATCGTAGTATCTACAGAATGGTGTATCACCAGAAACCAAACGAGTAATATCTGAGAAAGCCTCAGAAATATCATCGTAAGTAATAGGTGAACCAGGCTTAGATAATTCGGTACGTAAGAAGTTATCGTAGTTATCGAATCCCTTAGGGTCATTCATCTGTGCAACGAACTTATTCCAGTACTCTTGGTCGTTTGCATAACGAGTATACTCACGAATTAAGTTCTGGTAGTTCTGAACATTTCTAATCTTAAATTGGAACTCAAATGTACAAGACTGCTGCTTTGCGTTTTGTGGATTGTTCAAAATCATATTTCCAATAGGGAATGAAACTGAAGCACCATTACTAACTCTTAAGCAAGTATCATTGTTATCATCAAGAATCCAACCATTGTTATACCAGTTAAAGCCTGTAAATGTTGCACTGAAAGGTTGAACATCAGGCATATCCTCGTTGTGGTAAGACCAAGAAGCTCTCTTTGACTCAGGCTCATTGTTTGAACGACCAGCAGCGTCAAATGACAATAACAACTGAGTTTCTTCAACAAGACTTAAATCACGAGTAGGGTCTTTTGCAACTGAGAACTTAATATCACGAGAAACGTACTTAATATCGCCCTCTTCAGGGTTCTTCTTCATAACACGAAGTGAGTAGCTATTCTCGATATCCAAAGTAGCATCTGTAATCTGCCAAATAGAGAATTTGGTAGCACCAGTATTCTCTAAACGAGAACCGATTTCTGCAATACCTTTAACGAAGATAACTTCCTTATCTCCTCCATCTGGGTCGTACACTCTATATGGGATTTTAATAGGGTCATAACTAAAATATTCAGAATCATAATTACCCAACCAAATGATAGGGTCTGTGCCGCCGTTATTTACAGCAACTTCAAATTCAAGTGGCTCTTTAACACCAACTCCACGGTCTCCATCAATACTTTGTGAAAGATTAACTCCAATAGTATGATAACCATGAGACACGTTCTTGAATGTACATTTTTGCTCACCAGTTGCGCTCTTGGTTAAGTTCTGAGATTCAACCAAAACTCCATCTAAGTAGAAGTCAAGGATTTTCTCAACATTACCAGATACGTTACAATAGTAAGTAAAAGTACCATTCTGAGGTGATACATTTGAGAATTTCTCACTTTCATACAATAGTAATTCTACAGTTGTAACTTCATATGTGATAGTTCTACTTTTACCACTGTTTACGCCGGTTGCATATAGTGAAAGAGTGGAACCAGTAGATTCACGTAAACGAGAACCAAATTCAAACTCTTTTTCTACATTGTTTGTAACTTTAAATGTACCTGAGTCGTAAACAACTCCAGTAGCAGTAACACTTAAAGACCAGCTAATAGTCAATTCACCTTCATCCATGTATGAACCATCTGAGTAGGTTGCTGATGTTACAGTGAAGTTTGCGGCCATCTTCTGACCATTAACTAAGCTTACGGTTGGAAGTGCTTTACCTTTAATGGCAATAGCCTTACCCGCGGTTGTACCACCGCCACCGCCGCCAGTTCCACTAACAGCAATAATCATACAAAGCATTGTCTGCTCTTCTGCGTTCACTTCTAAGATACGGAAAAAGGTGCCGTCAGAATTGATAATCAAACCGTCAACCTGAGGTAGCATATCTTCTGACTCTAAATCATCGAAGCTCAAAGTATATGTACCATATTCGTCTGGCTCTAAGTCCTCAGCCTCTGCATAGATAAATGGTGAACCACTGCCGCCGACAGAAACACGCTTACCATTTGCATCCATATACATTTTACCTGTATCTGTTGCAATAAGAAGTGCTCCTTCAACAACATTGAGTTTCAATAAATCTTGCTCAGCTCCACGAATAGGTTTTAATGAGACATTAGTTTTTTGACTATTCAATGTGTTTACTCCTTTCTATCTTTTCTGAAATGAAAAAAACGGGAAGAAGAGGCAATTCTCTCCTTCCCGATAAATTTCCTCTATACTAGAGTAAAAACTATAATAAGCTATTTAATAGCCTTTGTCCTTATGCAGGGTCAAAAGAACCCCAAACCATATCAACAGCTACGCTTGTACTCTTACCATCACTACTGTTAGTAGTATTTACCTGTAAAGAGTTGGAAGCAATAGCAAATACTGCATTCGCAGAAGTGGTTTGTCCTTTTGCAGTGGCAAAACCAATTGTGCTAGTAACTGTTGCAACAGTTTTTGCATTATTAGTGGTACCAACAACCTTAGTACCGTCTTGGTCCATGTGACCATTAGTGTCTGTTAATTTATACTTCTTAACATTAACACCCTTAATATGTCCTGCGGCATCACGGATAATTGATTCAACAACTTGAATCTGTAAATCGCTGCCTTGCTGCTGTTCAACATAATCATTGGACTGAGTATAATTATAAGCAGTTGTGTCGCCTTTGGCAGTGTTTGCTGTTTTAGCAGTGCCATCCAAGTGAGCATGCGTAATTGTAACCTTTGCTGTTGTAGAGCCAGCTGGGTCTGCTGCGGCAGATACGGAAATATTGTCATCTCCTGCGAATGTCACTATACCAGCATCTTGTCCAGTACTACCCTGAATAGTAAAGCCAGTGGCATTTGGAACAACTGTATAATGAGTATCAGTCTGAGCGTCATCTCCAGAAGGAACTACATCAATAGTTAAAGTGGTAGGGTCAATCTTACCAGTATTAGGGATTTCAGTACCGTTAATAATAAACATATCACCCTTTTTACCAGTGTAAGTTGTACCCTTACTATTGGTATATTCATAAGTTGCACCAGCAATTAAGAATGTATCACCAAGTTCCAACTGAGTAACAATTGTACTCAAAGATGTAACAGAGCCACCAGTACCAAGAGTACCACGATATCTCATCGCATCCAAAGTCTTCATCTTAGTATCAATTTCAGTCTTTGAATATACTGGTAAAGTAACTGTACCATTGACAATCTTAGCTGTTTCGTAAAATGCCTGTTCTCCACCAACTTGGAAAATAGGATTTAATTGTGCAGTACCTTCATGACCTGCACTATCCTTAACAGTTACATATAAACCTTCTTTATTTGTGCTGGTATCTTCAGCATTGGCGCCGTTACCTGCGGACACGCTCTCAAGAATAGTATCTTTTACGCTTAGCTCCAATGTATCATTGGCAGATTTACGCATTGAAAGATTACCATCTTTAGATTTAATCTTAAATGAGCTATCATTGTCAGTGTTCTCTGAAGTTAAAGAAATAGTTGCTTCTTTAGTATCAGAATCATATCCGACTCCTAGTTCATAAGTGTCACCTGTGATAGTAACATCTTTACCAGAACTAGTTACCTCAAGACCATTCGCACCCTTAATAGTAAATGTGTCATCATAAGATGCGCCGCCGGTACCAGTAACCTTATCAATTTCTGTAATAGTATACTTAATAGATGCTGTATTATCTGTTACGGTAACATCATATTTTACATTACTAATCGCAGTATTCGTATTAGGGTTAATCTGTACCCATTTTTGACCATTGAATACACATAAGATATTCTTGTCTTTATCTGAGCCATCTACATAGTAGAACTGACCTGTGTGCTGACGTTTCTGCTCATTGGTGCTTACCTCTGGTAACTGTCCAAGGTTATTAACGATTGTAATACCTTCATTGACAGGAACCGCATCGCCATTTGCAATACCAACATACAATCTGTGACTATCGCTAGTCATATAGAAGGTTCCATCAGTGGCGGTCTTGCTTGTTCTTAACGCATCTAGATTGCTCTGTAGACCACGCTTAAATAAAACATTAGCCATGTATTATTATCCTCCTATCTCGTCGAGTGTTACTGGATTGTATTCTACTCCAGTGGCTTCATTGATTTCATGCCATACTAATCTTTCATAAATATTAGTAAGTTCTGTCTTCACGTCTTTCATAGCAAATTCAAGATTTCCTACTCGAGTTTCAAGACCTGGCTGATAATCTCCACCATCTAAGGAGCCTGTGTCGAACACTGTACCTTCAATAGTGTTCAATCTCTTGTTAAAATCGGTAAAGTCAGGATTCTTTTCGAACCAATCCATTAAATCCTTAAAGTCATCCATACTACCGACGTAATCTTCAAATACACTCTCTGCAATTTCTCTTGCAGACATTCCATCGTCGTCACCAACAATAGTCTGTACAACAGCAGTTAAGTCATATAGACCTGAACTCCATGTACCATTACCCAAAAGAACGAAGTCCTCTTGGCCTGCTAATGGAACTGGTACTAAACCAGATTTTCCATCATCTTCATCGGTGGCTCCGACCATCACAGGAGCGATAAGTGCTGCAATATCTGCAAGTGTCTTATCAACCCATTTATCCTGTTCAGCGTCATACATTAAAACTGAATTGGCTGCAACATTATTGGATAAAAGAACATCTGTCAAATCGCCTAAAGAAGTGACTGAAATATTACTTGAGCCACCGGCAATAATTTTAGTTCCTAAATATAGAATACCTCTATCGGCATCATTTTCAGAAATAAAATATAATGTGTCGGGGTCTTTGTGCTGAAGGTTTTCATACGCGGTTGGAGTACCACGCGTAAATCGTACATAATTAGGTACTGTAGCCATAATTTATTACCCTCCTTCATTTCACTCCTATAGATTCTTTAAGTTTAGGGGTTAAAAATTAAACTGGCTTGGCCTATTATAGCCAAGCCAGTCATTTAATTATGTTGTAGGCTCTAAAGCCTTAATTCTTGCCTCAAGAGTTGCAATGTATGTACACAATTCAGCGATTGTCTTCTGAGAAGCTGTACCGCCTTGTGGAGTATATGTGAACTTAGTAGTTGTAGTTACTGTACCAGTAGGTAAATCTGTCAACGCCAAATCTGCTCCACCAGTTACAAGTCCCTTACTATCATAAGTTACTTTACACTTTGTAGCACCAGTAATCGCGGCATTTGCCACAACAGCTGCATTAGCTAAATCATAAGCAGCTTTAACTGCTTTAGGAGTTGCTGCTAAAGCTTCACTCTCACTATTGGTTGCACTGCTTAACTTAGTTACACCATATAGACTAGTAGATGCAGTAGTAAGTGACTGAGCAGTACCACTAGCTCCACCAACAGTAACATTTACTTTAGGAGCTGCAGAACTAGTTCCAGCAGTAATTGTAATGCTTGGAGAGAAATCAGTATGAGTAACTGCAATCTGTCCATCGCTCTGAGTTACTGCGCTTACGTATTTACCAGTAGCCGCATCACTGTCTGTATAATCTAAACCTCCGATTGTGTCAGTCAAACTATATAAATATGATTGAACTTTTGAGAACGCACCATTGATTGTGTCGGTCGCGGCGATAGCTCCCGTGATTCGATTTGAAGGAGCTGTATAATTTGTTAAAGCCAAAGTGCCGACATAGGCTTTTGTCTCTGTAAATGCGCCATCGGCAGCTACAAGACTCATACCTGTTACTACGTTACCTGTACCGTTGGTTAAGCTTGGTGTTGGAATAGTTACGGTGTGGTCACTCAAAGATGAAACGTGTCCTGTCTGGTCAATACCAGCAGAAAGAACTTTGAATGTACTTCCGAACTTAGGTGTTTGATTTGATGTGTCGCCTTTTGATGTTGAAGCTGTACCTGCGGCTGCGTGTCCGATAGTAACTTTCTTATTGGTTGCGTCTGCAACTAAAGTAATCCATCTGTTGCTTGTATCAAGAGTGGCTGTATCTACCTGTGTTGCTGCTGTTAAAGTACCTGCGGCAGCTGTTGGTGCGGTAGTTGTGGTCGCACCTGAATTAGCGATTGCTAAATTCTTAAAGCCATCTTGAAGTGTGTAAGTACGTTTTGTACTTCCAGTTAAGTGTCCTGCGTTATCCCAAGATAATTCTTGAACTGTGAAAGTGCTTGAGTTATCAAGGTCTGTCGCTGCAGTACCCTCTGAGAACTTCTTAACATAATGCTTAAATGTAATTGTATCTGAGGTAGCATCGTGGCTCATCTGAATCCACTTATTACCAGCAGAGAAATTCAATGTATCACTTAAGCTATCTGCACTTACTGTTCCATCTGTTGAAGAGGTATCGTCTGTGTTAGTTGAACTACCTACGATTTTAACATTCTCAAATACTTCTGGAATAGTAACTGTATGAGTTTCAGCAAAAATGATATGACCAGCTTCATCAAACTTAAATACTGGAACTTCAAAAGTATTATCAGTATCAAGAAGATTTACTGTTTCATCCTGTTGTAAACCATATGCAGTATTTGCTTGTGTTGAGATAGGTGACAATGCGTGAGCAAATGTCATTGAATCATTTGTTGCATTAGTTGCAGTTCTAATCCATTTATTACCAGTGTTAATAGTAAATGTATCCTGAGTATTTTCTGCAACCACATTTGCATGCGATGTTGCTAACTCAGTAACTGCGGTACTATCTGCGCCGCTTGCGATTGTCTTAAATCCATAAGGTAGAGTAACTGTCTCAGTATTTTTACCAACCACATGTCCCATTTCATCAACAATAGGAGTGTATAAAGAAATCTTATCTGAATTATTGCTTGATGCAACATTATCAGTGTTCTTATTGGTTGTACTAGTAGTATCTGTTACCTTTTGGAAATTGTGGTGAATTGTGAACTTAGGTCCAGCAGGTGAACTATCTAAGCTTAATGTCAACCACTGTCCGCGCATTGCACCCACAGATGCGACCTCACGGAATTTATCTTGACCTACTCCCTCTGCTAATACGATTTCTGCGGCTCCACTTGCCTTAGTCTCTGTACTAGAAGTCTTCTGTACTGTTGACCAATGCGCAGTGTTCACGCGTCCGTAGTCATCAATAATTGCAAAGTTATTAGGAATAAGTTTATCAAACTTATTGATGGCGTCATTGATTACGTTAATGCAACCTTGTAGTGTAGTTCTTTCACGAGTATTAAAATTATCAATTTCAAGCATCTTGTTCATCTGCAAGATTAAACCATGAATTGTATTTAATCCACGTCCAAAGTTTACTAAAATTTCGCTACCAACCGATTCGTCTCTATAGCACAATCTCACTGAAGCAGGAATCTGAGTAACAGCTTCACTCCATTCAGAATGTGGTGCGAACAAACCTAAGCTATCTGACATTACATAAACGCCGCCATTTAGTTTATAGTATTCTTTAGAAGAACTGTAAGTCAATGATTTATCAATAATATATTCTCCAGTAGTTGGGTCAATGATATAATACTTATTAGGTACATAGAATTTGCGAGCTGTAAACTCATTAAAAGTGACATCTGCAAAATACTGTCTACCCTCAGTCATTTCTTCATTTTTATCAATAGCATAGCTTCCATCGGTAGTTACAAAATAGAATTTATTTTTTTCGTAGAAAGTTCCAGCATCTTCGAATTGCGGTGTATAGAACTTAGTAAATACAGCCGTAGCTCCTCCATCAAAAGTGAACTCTTTCTTATAAAATTCCTTTAAAGTATCAATAGTTAAATACTGATAACTACCAATATAAGTAGGAAGTAACGGACTATCTTCAACATCCTCTACTACATCTTCATCAACTTCTCCATCATATTCTACATCTTCTGTAAATGAAGGTAACAGTTGTTTTGGAGCAGCGAAGTAATAATAATTATCTCTCCAAGGAAGTAGCTTAACTTTATACATACCAGTAACACTTAGATTTACTGTTTCGTCACTTGTGGTAAAACTTCCGTCTGGGTTCTGTACCCACTGACCTGCATTATCACCACTTACCTTAGAACCATTGATGATATAGTAATCGTCATTTAAGTTAATCTGGTTATAAGGTCTATCTTCCATCTTAATGGTTTTTGCACCAGTAGATGTATTAGTAGTCATACGATAGAAGTAACCAGGACAATAAATATAAGTTAGGTTTGTTGTGGCTTCAGGCTTTCCACTGTCGTCATAAGATAAAACATATTTTTCAGTCTGTGTATCATAACGACTTACCTCTTCAAGACTCTGGTTAACTGCTTTTTCATCAGTTCCAATTTTTATAGTAAAATATGGACGATTTGCAGTTCCCTTATCTGCGATATCTAAATAATATCCAGGATACTCTTTACTACCATCTGCGTTAGTAACCGTAGTCATTCTAGGATAATAGAAAGTATAAGGTGCATAATAAGCAGTAACTTTCTGAGGAGTTGCTTTATTAAGAGTGTGATAAGTTACATCTTCAGCAACGTCATATGCCACTTTATAATTAGGCTTTCCTGTATCTGGGTCAACAGGAGTTTTGTAATATAAAGTTGAATTTGGTTTTTCTCCAAGGTTGGTTACTTTAGAGAATTTATTATTTTTACCAATCTTCTTTACATAATAAGTTTTTGAGCTATCAAAATTATTATCGTTACATACATTATATGTTGAACCACTCTTAGTATAGAAATGCCCTTTTGCATAAGTAACTTCGTTTAATACAATAGTTTCATATGAATAAGACAATTCTCTAGTGTAAGTATATTTAATAGTCTTACGACGATATGAGCCGTCTGAAAACTGATAAATATAACCATCTTCATATTTATTCAAATCTAAAGCATCTGCATCTGCGACAATAATCATACCTAACATATCGTGGACAGTGTTAATACAACCAGCGATAGTATTTACTGCTTTATCATCGAAATGTCCATGAACATCCATGATACTGCGCAAACCTTCACGTTTAACAACACCATTAGCATACTCCCATTGATAATCAAGGTTACGCACATTGGTCTTTGCAATAGTTGCATTTGTCTCTCTTCCACCATAAGCCATATCCCACAACGTAGATACAGCATCACCAAGAGAAGGTAACATCATAACTAACTCTTGAGTATCTGGCTGAGCATTATATCCTTCATTGGTTAAATGGTCATTATAAATGCGGCCGCTATAACCACTTGCCTCTAAGGCAATCTTATCTTCAATTTTTATATCAACTGAAGGGTTGTAGAATTGTGAGTCTGGATTGAGTACATCATAACTCTTTGAAATCACTTTCGGATTAAAACCAGCTTTATTTACATAAATCGCGCCATCAACATTACTACTTATATTACCTTTCTTACCATTCCATTTATTAGAATATGGACTGTAATACTTGGTACTCTCTTCTTCAGATGTAATGTCATAAAAAGCTCCCTTCCATTCAGTAGTAAAATCTGAAGGATAAGAAACTGTCATTTCTGATGCGCGAACAGCAGGATATTTATCTGAGATTCTACCCATGTGGTCAACAGTTGGAACCTTTAAACCACCATATGCGCCACGAACACGCATACCCCAAGGACCTTGAATATGAATATTGTAATTCGTATTTGTATTATTTGGGTCATAGTGAGGTGGAACAGGAGTTACTGTTGGAGCATCTGCTGTAAATGAAAATGTAGGAGTGATTGTATTTAAGTCTGCAATCATTACATACTTTTCTTCATTTCCAACATAAACTTTCTGCCACACAGTTGAGTCATAAGAACGCTCTGTGTTATAAACTTTATCAATATTATAATTTCGAGTAAATACTGATTCACCGCTAGAAACCGTTTCCCAAATTACTGCGACTTGAGTATTACCTGCACTATCTGCACTCTCTTGATACTTGGCTCTCCAATACTGAATTTCACCTGAAGTATCGTAATTTCGCCAAGGCTCAATTACTGCATACTGACCAGCAACAAAGCTATTAACAAAGTACATTTTGCTGTCAATGATATAAATTTGAGGGTCAGCTAAATTTGGATTCTGACGATAAAAAGTATCATATTCACTTTTGGTTACTGCTTTATATGAACCTCTACTATCATCCAATCGAATGTACATTGGACTACCAAGTCTCATATAAATATGCTGACCAGCAGGAATACAACATACTGAACCGTCTTTAATCATTTCTGGTCGAACCAAAGCATCAGGCATACCGCCTTCAATAGCTTCGATTGTCTGCGTCGGGTCAAGCACCATTTTTACAGTAACTTTCGCCAATTCAGTGTACATATCGCCACTGTAATAATAATACTGCTGGAAATCATCAGCAGAAATATCCTGTTCATATTCTACAAGAACATAACGACCCGCGAAGATATTGTCCTTCTGAGCGTTTTCATCCATAGATAATCTGTTAGGATAAATTCTGTCAAAGTAAAATTGCGTTCTGGCAGTATTTCTAACATTTCCATAAAAACTCATCTTACCTTATACCTCCTCGTTATTATTGTCATAAGTGACATCAATAATAAGTCCGCCAGTAGAACAGTTTGAAATAGCTCTCAAAGAATTACCATCAAAACTTAATGACGTAATCTGAGTGTTGTCGCCAAGATTTAACTCGTAGACACCAGTTGCCCCGATGATAACGGGGCTGGTGCTACTGTTTACGTAAAACTTGGTTCCAGGTAAAGCCTGAATTCCAATCTGCAAAATAGGCAAAACTGAGGAGAATACATTACCAGACACTAAAGTCTGATAAGTGGTATTAGGTGTATTATGGGTTTTATCAACATCGCTAAAATAGCGAAATTGTTTGATTCTTTTAGCCATAAATCTCCTTAACCTCCTTAATAAATAGTATCTGCGGCTTTGACTGCCGAGATATTCATTGTGCCATTATATGTCAACGGAATTGTAAGTCTACTGATTAAGTAGTCTCCGTTAATATGGCTATTATCATCTCTGACTGCGATTCTTGTATTTGGTTGCAAATGATATACTGGAATAGTTGTCATACTAATTGACTCAGTACAACAAGTGAACTGATATAAAAAGTCTTCTAACTGAGAGTGTGCGGTTTTGCCTTGAGAACTAATTGTAAATAAATTTTCAAGGTCATAGGTTAAACGAACATACGAATAACCCGGTTTCGCATCTCTGTATTCCTCCCATTTGTCTGCATTTACAAAAATGACACTCGGAGTATCTCTATAGTAGATGGCTTTTACTTTTTCATCATTAACAGCTTTCGGCCTATTACCCACAGTCTTAGCTGAGTATTTAGCTACATCGCCATCTGTGTCAAGGAAATCGAACCAGAAGATAAGGTTAGCTGGGTCATTTTTCAAATCCATTGCCCAACCTGTGTTTAGGTTGTAAGTTGGTGCATCATATAACGCATCATTGGTTTTAAAAGTATAACAGTTAAATCTTAAATACTCATATTCTGGGTCTCCATTATTATCATACCCAATTTGCTTGCGAGTATAATAACGCTTATTATATTCAAACTCTTTAAGCACGTCTACAACCTTAAAACTTGTAGCATACTTTTGAGCTGTTAAATAATCCAATCTCTTATTACAAGTATCTATCAAAGCCGCTGCCCCATTAGCTAAATCTTGGTCACTCATACGAGCATCTCTATCTTCTCTAATTGCGGCTGCTAACTCATTATTATAGTTAGTCTGTAAATTTTGTAAATCTACAACTAACTCTTCTTCAGCAATATCCATTTGATAATCTAAAAGAGCAATCTCACATAATTCAGCACTACCGTACTGAGCTGGAGTATTTTTCATTACCTCGAATTGTTGGGTAAACATCGCTGTGCCATAAATCTCTTTTAATCTATTAAAAGCATTTTGGCGATAAGTATTATTTGCAACACTATTGTACGCATCAATATCATATACCTTAAACAAAGGATAATATTTACCATTCTTTACTTCATTCTGTGGTACTCGATGATAATATACAATCGAGTGGTCAACTGGGAAGAAGTAAGAATCATGCTCTTTTTCTACTGCAATTAACGATTTAACACCCTCGGCATCTGGAGTAATTGCATCTTGCAAATAAAAGAATTGGTCGCTCATAGTGCATTGAGTTAAATCTAATACCTCTTTAAATCCAGCATTTTCATAATATACTGCGTCTTGAGCATATGTAAAAGCAGATACGCGTTGACCATTAACCTTACTATAATACGAATGACCGCGAGTAAAACTTTGTACTCTGATATCAGAAGTGCTAATGCCAGGGTCTTCAGAGTAATAAGTTACATCCGGAGAAAGCTTAACCGCAGCGGTATATTTATACACACCTTCGCTTGTCTCTTCTCTGGTGTAATATTGAACACCTTGCTTTAAAGTCCCAACACGCTCATAACCGCCATATTCAAAATACTTGTATCCAATTTTGAATTTAGCATTTGGGCCAACAGTCTTAGCAGCGTTAAACTCAGCATCTGAACCATAGTCGCTTCGGACCAATGTAGTTGTATAATCCCACACTTTAGAAGTATAATTGTTCAAAGTTAAATCAGAAGCTTTGGTCGCATAGTAATAAGTTTTATCAGGTTGTAAATCAACTAAAGAAATATCTTTCTTCTTATCATAATATGGATATTCATCATATCGCTTTAGTTCATAATAAGTATAACTACCAGAACTTTGATATAAGCGACGAGTGCCATTCTGCATAGCGCTTAGCGATGGAATAGCATCCAATTTAACATGGTCTTGAAATTTGCCCTGAACATAAACTTCATTAACTGAGTCCCAAGTGTAGAAAGTTTGAATACCATCATCCGGAGTTGACTTTGAACGAATCTTCTCCCAGAAGCCACGCATTGCACTTTTATATGCAGTTGCATCATCATAGTCATTTTCAGTCTTCAAGTAATATCTATCTTTTTCAACATTCTTCTTAAAGTAGATAAAGAACTCTTCACCCAACTCCTTCATTTGAAGATTAGTTAAACAACCAATAGATGGATTTTCTAATGCGTTAATACATTCATTTATTAAACGAATGAAATCTGCGCCACCCGCAATTGCAGGTCTTGGATTATAAAGGTCACGCCAAAATCCTTCCATGTCAGTATAATAACTTTCATAGCCAGTTGTACCATCTTCATTAAACAAACCTTCATTATGCTGATATACATTAAGCATGAAATCATCTTCGTGACAGTGAGCATTGTAATCAACTGCCATTTGGTAAATAATCTCACGCCAATCAACCTCACTAATAATTTCAGTTTTTCCATCATAAAGAGTGGTTCCATCTAAATTCTCTAAAACTTTGTCTGGAATGTGTGGGTCATGAATATAGGCACCAATACCGTTTTGAGCCTGCTGAATATAATAAGTATAAGTATGTCCACAAACACCGTGGATTGAAGCCACTTGATTTGTATCTACATAATAAAAGATATCGTCTGTATTGACAGTATAATCTTGATTATTGCCATAGCTACCTCCAGTAGCGAAGTAATCAAAAATTCGCACTGAAGTTGGTTTACAATATTTACCAATAGTTTCTGCTGGATATGCGCCAGTTCGAATACGATATACTTCAGCCCATTCGTGAACGTCCCACCACTCTTCTGGTAATCCATTTGCATTTGGGGTTTTACCTTGCTCATACTTCTCAGTTAACTCATCTAAAATCTCTTGATAAGTACGAGTAGTAAACATCTTCAAACCATCCGAAGTTGTGTATGTATGCGGCTTCTTGTCAATCGCATATCTTAGATGAATAGGAATAGTTTTATCAGATACTTTAGATTTCTTAGCACCCCAAATCGAAAAATCATTTTTAAGATTTGTAAGATTTGGCGTATTTTGGAATGAAGTAACTAAGTTACTACCGCCGAAGAAATAGGTTGTATCTGATGTATCAATTGCGCTTGAAGTGTGCGCGCCATCCACTTTTTCATAGTAGATAAGTGAGCTGTCCCATACACCTCTCGCAATTTCAAAACCACCATTGATTTTGATATAATACATGGAAGGAATATATCCTTTACCATTCTTAAACTCTTTACGCACATATCTATCTACTGTACCCTCGTTTACAATTCCAGTAAAAGGAGTCTGTACATAAGTTTTTTTCTTTTGGAATACAAAGTGTCCATCAAGGTCATAGAAATATTCAAACTCACCAAGCATATTCTTAATTTTATCTAGAACTGAGGTAATTGCTTCACCAACCTTAGCAGTTAAGTCACCTGGATATGTTAATTCAGTTAAGCGATATCCACAAACTTCTCCATAAGACACCTTGGCAACAGAATAGATTACTTCATCAGAAACCGAACTTCCGTCCATTGCTTTTACTGTTGTAATTTTCTCCTCTGTGCCGGAAAAGTTCTGACTCATACGAGGGTCATAATGACCTTTCTCGCCAATGTCTTTGAGACGAACCGGCTTACCATTATCTACATCCCAATATTCTTTCTCACCATCAAAAGTAATATTTTCAATCTCATTTGTATAAAGATTGATAACCATATACAATGGTTTTTCTTTTGAGCCTCTGTACTCCATAAGCTCCAAACCGAATTCGTCAATATCATTGATAATGATGTTTTGGAATGGCTCATTGCCGTATTTATGAACTGCTTCTCGGATAATAGTTTTAATTGGAATATCTTCTGTTGTTGATACCAATTTACCCTTTTCGTCTCTGGTATAAATTTTAACCTTACCAAAGTCTGCTGACAAGGACTCAATCATACCACCTAATTCGCCATTTAACTTACACATCTTATCTTTTCCATTTACAGAAATAGAATAGCTATTTACAGATTGAGTTGTATTAAATGTGGATAAAATAAAAGTACCTTGTTTAAACCAGATTATGTCGTCATACTTTGGATTGATTGAATTTTTTAATCCGATAAACAATTTTATTTTCGTATTTAATCCCCAGTAGTAGTCATTGATGTTAATATCATTTGCGACCATGCTCAATGAAAATGAGCGGCGCACTGAAGATGTTCCATCAACATTTAAACTACCCTGGGTTACTCGCCCTGAAATTTCTTCCATGGGCTCTTCTTGCATATTTAAAGCAACAATACGAGCGTACACAGTACGCTCGCGTTGCTCGGATAATGCTTTTAGGAAATCTTCATCTAAAAATGGATTTGCATTCATCATGACTTCATTTCCTCCTCAAAATCCTTTTTCTCTATTGCTACATACATAATTAGTTCTGCATAATATTTATCCATTGCCTCTCTCGCTTGGTCGCAGTTGCGCAACAAGTTTTGAAGTGTTGGAGTATTGTTAATAACATCGTTATCAGACAAAGAGGCGATAGATTTCTTTGCAACATTCCAAGCCGTATAAGCACTATCGTATAATTGTCTCTTTGCAGAAGCAACTGTAGCATTACCATCTGCGCCATTCTCGCAAGAGAAAATCATAACTCTTGTTTGATATGACATTTCACACACAAGACCTTTTCCAATTGTTAAGGTCTTAATATTCAAATCAGGTCCCTCTAAAATATACTCATGGTCTTCCAAGATTACATCACCGTCACCAGTGTTGAATGAATAGAAATCATCTTGCACATAAAAGATTTCGTGAGTTAAACCATCGAGCATCTTTGTTGTTGCATAAGGATGTTCTTCATCTCCACTCATATAATATCCATGGCGGAAGTTTGCGTCTGTAAACCACTGTGTATATTTATAGTAGTCTTCATATGTATAATCAGTACGTGGAGTACATAATTGATACAAGTAAGCTGGGTTGTACATATCTGGAGTCATCTCTAAAGTACAATCCATATCAAAGAAGTAACCAATTCTATCTCTAGTATGAGTAATGTTTTCATTACGCTCTTCATCCCACTCTTCCCATTCTTCATGCACCTGTTTCTCAAATACTTGCTGAACATAACGAGGAGAAATTTTTACCTTAAAAATTTTAGCGATAGAAGTTTTTACATCTTCAATACATTTAATAATATCGTGAGTATCCTCATACTTGCCATTATAAGGATTGTAAGTTGTCTTTGTTGGTGTACCAAACCACATTTTAGTTGGATAATCATCAATGCGAGATGAAATATACAAATCGAATACATTTGCCATATCACTCTTATAACCATAAGTTACAATACCAGTAGGATGTTCTTGAACTCCATTTGGATTGTCTGCGGTTTTAGTCATTGGATTTACTAAATTAGGCTGGTCTGCTGGTAATACGATACGTTTAATACCAGTAGGAAGTTCAACATAATATGAACCACTTGCACCGATGGTGATTTGCTCATCATCTAACATAAAAATAGTTCCTGGTTTTGCTTCACGGATATCTACTGAGTAAGCGGTCTTTTTGTTAAGCAGTCCAGAAGCATAAGAAATTTTTCCTGCTAACTGAGAAATACCAATTGCCTTATCTACTGGCAACGCATTAACATAAGTACCTGCGGCACCCGTGTTACTAATAACAAGAACGCCAAGACTTGTAACATGCTTACTAATATCTAAAGGTGTCGCTACACCATTTTTGTAATAAACCGCATTGTTAATACGACTAATCAACTCATCATTGAGCTGCATATTTACATCAAGTTCTTTATAGTTCATAATTGAGTTTGCAATCAAATCTAAATCTGCACTATGACCAGCAATATTAACTGATTGATATCTCGTTTGAACTACATCTGACTCAACTTCAACAAATCCCATTTCCATCAATGAGTCATAAGATGCGTCGGCTACTTCATATGCCGTTGCTGAAAATGTATGCAGCATGCGGCCTAGGGTATCATTAGGCGACATTGAAACATTCAAAAGTCTAACGATAAAGTTACCTTCTGCCGGAGACTTAAATAATTTAGGTTCTCCGTTTGTAAGCCACTTTAATACTTCCATTTTGAAAGTACGCTCTGCTGTTATATTCTCAGACACTAGCTGAGTTGTTGGTAACTCAAGTCCTAAATCATCCATTGACATAAATTGATGATTTTCGTCTCCAAGGTAAGAAATCAAACCTGAGATTGGGAATTCGTGATAGTCAATATTTCCATTTCTAAAAATGAATGGATACTTACTTCCAATAGTATCAGTTTTTTGTTCGATAACATCACGCTTAAATGATGATACTTTTGGATTGTATTTAATTTTTAATTGGCGCATTCCGTCGTATAGGAACGCATCTTCGAAATCAGCTGTTACCACAGGTGCTTCAATTCGGTCAGAACGAAGGCCTGCAACGTTGTACTGCTGAATTGCATATCTATACTGGACACCCTGTTCAATACTGTAATCTTTCCATAAGCGACGAGATGGTACTTGCGCTTGCAATGTGAAACTACCCATATCACGCCATGCCCAACCATCATTACTTGCGGCTCTTACAATATAAAACATACCAGTTACTTTCTTTTCAGTTTGATTATCAGATACACTATGATTGGTTAATATTAAATCGACAAAGCCTTCTTCGTAATTCAAATTAGCTGATAAAGTAACATCCATATCCGGCAAAACTGTTCCAGCTTTAATGATACGATGGCGAGCTGATTCAACAACTAAACCATTGTTTGTGGTAACTGTAAATGTTAGATAATATGATTTATTGGATTCTAGTTCATCAGGAATTACGAACGTCTCATGCGACTCTCTACTTGAATCATCATCGTAAGTATGATGAATGATATCCCCACTGTCTGCGATTACTGCTCCACCTGCCTCTTTTAAGACAAATCTACTTGAAGCCATTTTCTCAGTAGCATCGCCACCTCTTTGGCTATAAATTCCAGTGTATGAATACAAGTGATTACTTGTTACATTAGAATTCAAGCCGGCGATTGATAGCGCCGGCTTGGTTGTGTACTTAGCAACAGCAGTTGATGAATAATAACCAACAGTTCTTGTCTCATCAACGAATGCTATCTGTACTTTATAGAATTGTCCTACTGTCAAATTCAATTCTGAAATATTGAATGTAACATAACTATTTGGACCGATTTCATAATCGAATAATCTATCATTATTTGATGAGTCATGTAACATAACTACATCGGTCCATAATAGTGTGTTACTTTGGATAGTTTTAATTTTAATGGCAAAACCACTAATATCAGCACTACCCACAGTTTTATTTAAGGCAAAAGGAATCGTGATTTTTGTCTCACGGTCTGTACTATCGACAGGATAAATTGAGTAGAAAGAAGGCACCGTTCCATCCAGATGAGGTGGATATAACTTTGCCATTTTCTATTAAGCCTCCTCTGTACCATCCTTTAACATAAACATAATAGCGTCCATCTGAGCGTTTGTAAGCTCGATGTCATCAGCAAGACTATTGATATCAACATAGTGAACATCAATATTCTCCTCAAGGTTCATAAGTTCAGTGAACTCTTCATTAGCCTTCTGCTCATTCTCAGGCTTAACTACATAACCCTGACCATCCTCAGTCTCTTCGCCATACTTCTGAATCAACTCTACACGAGCCTTCTCAATAGCTTCAGCTGCTGACTGGAACTTTGCTGTGTTCTTCTTGATAGTAAAGCTTAACTTAATAGGAAGCTTCTGTGTACTATCTGCTTCTGCAAAGGCTCTTAAAAGACCTTCTGCAATATTATAAATTTCAAAATTTTTGAATGTCATATGACATATCCTCCTTTATATCTACATCTATGATTAAACTACTTCGGTATGTTCACCAGTAGCTAAATCCATCTTACCAGTTTTTTCATTCTCAGTAAGCATTTTAAAAACTTTTCGAGCATCATTAGCGTCATCATCAATCATAAACATAATTGCTTGTAAATTATCAGTAGATAAATCACAATCTAACTGCGCTAACTGCAATAGAGATAACTCCATAATAGTTACCTCTTGTTTAATATTTTCCAAATTTTCCAACTCTTCATTGATTTTGTTAACATTCTCAGGAGAGATAGAAATCTCATTTGGATTTTCTTCACTTGGAACTCCATATCTTTGAATAATACCATTGCGCAAATCTAAAATCTCTTTTGCTAATTTTCTAATAATATTAAAATTTTTTTGAATATAAAAATTATAAATTACAGGAACATAATCTTGTTGCCCAATAGTGTTTTTCTCGATAAGCTCATAAAGTTCTATAATTTCACCATTTGTAAAAACTCTTACCATAAGCTTTTCTCCTTTAACTCTTTTAATCTATAGCTACCTGAACTGCGTGTCCACCAACGCTTGGATGTCGTCCTGTGTCAGTAGAACCAGTACTTGTAGTCGTTGAACTCTCTTCCTCTACAGGCTCTAGACCAACATAGTTAACCTTTCTATCAACCCAATGTCGTGTTGCTTTTGTTAAAGCAGTACAAGTAGTAATGTCACCTTCATCAAAATATACATAGTTTACAACTTGTGCATCTTTACCAGCCAACCATTCACCAAGCACACCAGCTAAATTCCAATAGTGGTAATGAATAGTATTAACAGATTGAACCACCGTTGCAGTATCAAAACTATACCAAGCATAACCAAAATTAGCACTTTTATCAACACATTGGTCATCGCCAAATTGCAAATAGTCATGCACAATACATTTTGTAAATTCAGCTTCTGTTGCTGTTAATTTACCGTTCTTATTAAAGCTATAAGAACCGCCACTGCTTCCACCTGCTGAGAGCTTGTCGCTACTAATAGTAATACCTGCGATGTCACCAGTACCAGTAACATGTAATTTACCAGCAATCCAAGTTTCACCTGTAGATGCAGCAACCTTAAAATTGCTACCATTTAAACTAAATCCTGAAGTACCTAGATATACTGTTGAGCCACCCCAACCTCCTGTACCATAAGTAAATGATGTTGAGTCAATCTTAAATGGTCCAATCGTACCACCAACAGTAGCCGTTAAATTTGTACAAGTAACTGAGCCATCCCATTCAACTGTGAATTCAGCATTTTTTGTTCTATCACTATTGTTACCAATAATTTGTAAAGGTTTAGAACCTGAATCCGAGTTGATAACTATCTGACCCTTTTCAGCATTAACAGCTTTAATTGTAAATTTATAACTTGTAATACGACCTTGCGCCAAGTCAATTTTTGTACCAGCACCTGCAGTTGTTCCATTCTCAGGTACATAGTCTAAAGTTTGTAAATAGTAACTGCTACCAACTACCATTAAAGGCTTATATTTCTTAGCAGTATTATCATAGCCATAAACCTTAAACAATGAACTGGTACTGCTATTGATAATAACATAACCCTTAGAACCATATGTTGTAAATTTACCATTTTGCAAATCTAAACGAGTTCCAGTTGGTTTACTATTACTACCCTCTTTTGCATTAGGATTAAAATTAGAAGACTGTAAATAATAAGCAGAAGTCTGTCCACTATCTCCAGTCAATTCAGCACTTTCTCCATCGGTATCATTTCGTGCGCTACCCTTAATCACAAATAATACATGATTAGTGGCATCAGCCAACCTAAAGAAGGTTGCTGTACTAGTGGCAATTTCTACACGTCCACAAGTACCATATGAAGTAAATTTACCATTTTGCAAGTCTAAACGAGTACCAACTGGCCATTTAGTAACATTGCCTGAATTATCTTTGGTCGTAGTAGAATCAAAATTAGATGACTGCAAATAATAAGATGATACTGTTGGAGTAGCATCTACACCATCTGACCCATCTGAATCAGCATTATCACTATTATCTGCTTTTTTACCACCCTTAATAATAAATAATACATTATTATCAGCATCAGCTAAACGGAAAAATGTTGTATTGCCTGTGGCAAACTGAATTCTACCATACTTGCCAAAAGAATAAAAATATCCATTTTGCAAGTCTAATCTAGTACCTTGTGGATTTTTCCCACTTGGAGTATACCCTAAACTCTGTAAATAGAATGAGGTAGGGGTAGAAACTTCATCTGTACCAGTTGGTTTATTATCTGTATCTTCTTTCTGTGCGGCGGCTACGTCCACAGAAATCTTTAACATATCTGAGTACTTAAAGTTAAAATAATTATTGATTGGAGTTGTACCATCCGCCTTTACAGGATTTGTACGTCCTTTAATTACAAACAAGTTCTTTGAATCTTTAGATGTATCAATTTCAACCTGTCCAGCTGCGCCGTACATTTTCATAGAAGAACCTGTGCTAATTTTGTTAGCCGCAGTAGGTCCGTCTAAGTCAATTTCCATACCAATACGTTGTTTGCTAATTGACCAAATACCTGAGCTAATAGTGCCATGATTACCATCAAAAATAATCTGACCTTGACCAGATTTACCAATAAAACCTGTGCCGTCTATTTTCCAACCGAAACTTTGAATACCCTTATTAAAACCATATAAACCTAACAATGTAGAACTAGAAATGGCATCTGTAACGTCACCCATCATCACGCCTTCAAAACGATTTTCACTATCTTTCTTTCCAGCTCCAATCATTGTTGATAATATTGTACCATTTTCTTCGTCAATTGTCAAACCGCCGTCCCAAGCGTTGAGCATTGTAGAAGAAAAAGCATCTCGTGTCATCATGATTGGTTGTGACCATACGAGAGTACCGTTTCTTGTTGCAGTGACATAAATATCGCGGTCTGTTTTACCGTCTAATTCAGTATACATCGAAGGAACGGTGATTGTATTCGCGGCGGTTAGTCGAGGGAAGAATGTTGGCGCATGATTTTTTGCAGCCTCAACTCCAATAGGAGTTTCATCTTCAGGATTTTCCTCATTGTATGTCCAACCATCAATTACTACTGACCCATCGTTGCCAGCTTCATAGGAAGGGTGGAATATCGCCCAGGTCACACCATCGGTAATTTCCTTTTGGTCTAATCCGTCTACCGCCCATAATCTATATCGTTCTTTATAATAATCTGCCTTTGTTCCAGAAGAGTCATAAAGAATTTTTGTTGCACCTTCAATACCACAATAATCTTTATTAGCTCTATAAGGGATAGGTAGATAACAAGTTAATTTTACTGCGTTTAATACTTTTGTACCTGCAGCAACTGTGGGGTCTGCAGTTACTTGCGCTTGTAATATTGCCGCATGCGGAACACTAGCACCACCAACATAACGAATGTAAAAACACTTGTCTGCATTGATTGTTGGCGCTGTACTTAATTTATTACCAAACTCATCACAAAAATATAATCTGTCCTTATCGGCATCATTTAAGTGATACCAAGAAATGTTAACTCCATTATTCCAGAAGTTAGGAACCTTCTCATTATTAAAATCAAACATTGAGAGATTGACTTTAATAACTTGGTTGTCCTGTCCGGTAATACCGACATTATCTGACTCAAAACTCATTCGGAATGTAAAATCAGTGCCATTAGTACCCATAGGCCCGAAAGTCATTTCTTGAGATGCTTCATATGCAACATTATTTTTAATTACATAACAATATACAGTATTATTAGTTGCGCTCTCTTGGTAATAATCTTTGATACGGAATTTTTGTTCACAGCTCCAATCAGATACCGTACCTGGGTCTTGTGCGATTGCAGCACTTTTACCACTCAATCTTTTAATGTAAGCAAAACCATTCTCAACCCAATATGAAGTTGCGGCATCCGTGCTCTTATACTCCTTACCATCTTCAGGTGGGTAAATCATTGAGTTGGTTAAAGGAATCTTCCAAACGATAGATTCTGCACCATCCAATGTCTGTTCACCAGTTACTAAAGATTTGTAAGTAGCTCTCATTACACGCATCTTAGTAGCTTCATTTGAGTTTTGGATTTGATTAGAAAGATTATAAAGTAAATAGTTTCCTTTATATCCCTTCTCATCTACAAGAATTTGCAAACCGTTAATAAGGTCTGCGGTCATCTTATCAAAAACAGGAACCTCGCTCTTAAATTCAATAGGTTCACTTGCATAAATCTTTCTTTGACTTTGAATATCAAACTCATATTGGTCTAATAGTTTTTTCTCATCACTATCATCACCCTTGCCCTCGGCGTTAATAACCAAAAGCTTATAGTCAATATTCATATCTTCATCAAGCTGGTTAGTTATCCATTGTCTTGAAGGCACTTCAATAATTGCTTTATACTGTTGAGAATACTCAGTTGTATCTGGGTCTACTTCAAGAGTAAGTTTATTGCGTCCCTCCTCAATCTCAAACCACAAAGGTCCAGCCAACTCATCCACTTCATCTTGGACTTTAAGTTGATATTTATACCAATGAATTTCTGCATTCTCTGGAATTTCATCTTCAGCATCTACAGAATAAATACCTTCATTGGTTGCGCGAATCCAGCGCAATTTCAAAGTCTTATGATTTTCTTGAGTCAAATTATTTAAGTTATAAGTTGGCTCATTTAAACAATAGATTAAAACTGCATCATCATCAAATTTAGTAATATCATATCCAAAACCAACTTGTACATTTTGAACAAAGATATTGTCCATTAAGGTATTGCCCGTTACCGAATCCTTAGTGGGTGCGGCCTCTCCGGTTGAAGTTCCAAAGTTCGCGTCCTGGTAGAACACTAATTCCAGGTTAGTAATTTGACCTTTAATAAATGAAACATCAAATGTTTTAGATTGAGAATAAAAACTCTCAAAATTATATGGATTACCATACATATCATCTGAGTCTAATACAAACTGTGCAACTTTAACAGAGTCTTCTGCATTTACACTTGCTTTATCAATATAAGAAACAAACAAACACAAACCAAAATTACCACTATTAACCTTTAATTTTTTTAGCCACGTTTTGAATTCTGCCTGAATTCCTAATCGTTCAAAACCTTTTCCGTTCTGTACAGTGGCTTTCCAAATTGTTTTCCTATTAGGAACGTCTAGGGATTCACCATTTTTTGTAATCGTATTTTTAGAGTTGGCCAACAAAGACGCTGTGCTGGTGAAATTACACAAATCTCCTGTGATGTTAATAAAACTATCAAGAGGAGAGATATATGTAAGACTTTCACCTGGACTAACATGTTTGCCAACAATTAGTTTTTGGTTTCCATAATCGCCATTAGGTATGGTTACATAAACCGAATCTTCTTCCTTGAATGTAACATCTTTTGAATAAGCACTAAAAGTTGTCGCACCATCAGTAACTTCGTATTCACCATTCTCGGCATTTGATGCATCGACAATCGTACAAATAATTGTTTTGTCGAACTCTAAATCAGACAAACGCTTGCTTACAAGTACGTCCACAGATTGCATCAAAATCTCTGAATAATCTACCATAATTGGCCTCCTTTCACTCCATAATCTCTACATAAATTTGAAAAACAAATAAGATTTATTGGTTATATTTGACCAATAAAAAAAAGGGGAGTAGGATTAAATCCTACTCCCTCATATTTATCTAACGCGGTTTGCGTATTGAGAAGCTGTGTTAATAAGGTTATTGAATGCCAACTCGATTTCGCTATGGTCTGTAGCGTCAGGGAAGTCTGCGTTAATTTCAATGTTCTGTACGATTTCAGGTGTGCCTCCACGACCAATCATAGGTTGCATCATGGAATCCATCATTGCGCTTGCGTACTTCGCATTAAAATCAATTCTATCAGACATCTCACGAACCATGTCAATGGCTTGTAAGAAATTCTCTGTATCTTTTGCATTTAAGACAATCTCTTTAGAGTGTAATAATGCTAAACGTCCTGACTTATCACCCCAATCACCAGTGTATCCACCAGTGTCGAATGAGCCATAGTAGAACTGTTTCAACTGTGCTCTCTTACTAGCCCATGCCTTATAAATGTCTCCATTCTCAGCATGTGCGTTAATATAAGCCTGCGCACCAGAAACTCCCTTAGCAGCCAGTCTTTGTTGTCTGGTTGAACCAGTACCCCATCCAGAAGCACTAGAACCATCCATCCAAATTGCTGCGGCAACTCCTTCGACTTTATCAGCATTATTAGCGCCTCCTCCGGAACCGCCACCATCGCCGGAACCAGAGCCGCCTCCATTTCCGCCGCCTCCGCCAGAGCCGCCATCTCCTGAGCCTCCGCCAGGATTGTAATTACTTACAGCGCTCATTGCATCAGCCATCTCTCGCTTCATTTCATTAAATGACTCGATTAACTCTTTATTCTTAGCAATAGCATCATCGATTGCAGAACCCCATTCTGCCTCCCAGTTAGCAATAGCTGAAAGTGTTTCAGAGAATGTGTCTTCCATCTGCTGGCCCATATCAACAACTGATTCAGCTGCCTTTTCTGAGTCATGAACATTGCGGTCAGTGTCTTCCTCCATCTTATCTGCAAATTCATCAACTGAAGTACCAGCTAATTCCATCGCAGTCTCAACATCAGTTTGCCACTCACTATATGCCGCAGATAAATCCAATAACATTTCTCCAGAAGCAACGGTCCATGCATTTTGAGCCTCTTCTAAAGAGCCGAAACCAGTTAAGATTGCGTAATTAGTTTCTTCAAACTTATCTACGTAATTCTCATCATCAGAAATCTTATACCCAGTCAAGTCATGGTATTTCTGCCAATCATTTTCATATAACTCACGATTGTTGTCAAGAGCCCCACCTAATTGTGAGTAATAGAAATCCATCTTTTGGTCATAATATGCTTGTGTGCGGTCAACCGCTTCACGCCACTCTTCGTAACTATTGAAATCACTTTCTTTAATTGCGGCGAGTGCTTCTGCACATTCTGCCTGAGTTTGGATAATCTGTTCTTGCAACTGTTTAATGTAGTCTCCGTTCAATACCTGCATTTCATGAAGTTTATCTTCATAATTCTGCTCGGCATTTGCTACATCATCATCGTTAGCAGTATATACATAACTATAGTTACCATCTTCACCACGAACCATACCCACAGAACTTTTTGCGTTTTGAGCTTCCTCTAGTGCAATCTGAGCCTGCTTCAACTCGAATTTTTTCTGTAATACTTCTAAGTCATACTCGCTTAGTTTAGTACCATCTTCTTCGATTTGGTTGATTTCTTCAAGAAGGTCTCTATACTCTTCTTTTGCGGCGATATTATCAGTATCATCAATACTATTGTTAATATCACGAGTTAATTTACTCAACTGATAAATCTGCTCGTAATCTTCAAGATACTGACTATCAAGGTCAGATGCTCTATCATAAGCCTCTTGAAGTTCATCTAAGCTGCCATAAAGTCCAGCAATCTTATCTGAAAACTCTTCAATAATATTATCAACTGCTTGCGCATATCTATCCGCAGAAGCCTGTAAAGCCTCTTCCCAACTTGACATAAATGCTTCTTTAGCACTTTGAAGTTCATCTTCCATTTTGTCAAGTAACTGCTGTCTCTCCTTGAGAGCCTGGTCACTCCAACCAGAAGTGTCTTCATTCTTAAGCTGGTCATATGAAGCCTGTAAAGCTTCCATCTTAGCCTTATTAGCTTTTAATAAGTCTTGTGACTGACTCACTACTGACTTATTCATCTTGTCGATAAGGTCATTAGAAACTCCTAAGAATTTCTTACCTACAATATCAACAATATTTTGATAACTTTGAGTAATACTCTTAAGATGTTCAATCTTTGCAAGACCTCTATCCATCTTTTCAAGATATTCTTCAAACTCATCATTTACTTGCGCCCATGCATTTTCACGCATCTCACGCAATTTTTCATTCGCATCTGCTAAACCATCAACATATTCTTCAAGTTTTGCAAGACCTTCTTCAGTTAGTCCGCCCTCTTGAAGCTCTTCTAATGAAACATCTCCATTTAAGAATCCTTCAAGACCACCATCATAACCACTTAATGATAAGATATCCTCAATACCTTTCTTATACTGGTCAATCTCATCTAAAGTCTTACCGGTCTGAATACCAATGTTTGCGATAGCCTCAGCAGCATGGAAATCTTTATCTTCAAGTTCTTCTAACAAAAACTCTAAATGTTTAATATCACGCTCATCTACATCAAGCTTGATTTGTACAACATAATCAATTTTTTCTAATTTTGCATCAAAAATAGCATCTTTACGCTCTTGGATTTCATTCTGAATTTCTGTTAATTTATCTTGGTCTTCCTCATACTCTTGAATGAGTTTTTGAATTTCTTCGTTACTCTTTTCAAGATTGTCATTTAACATATCTACATATCCAGAATAGTATTCTCCATCAGCATTTGTTCTATTAGACCACTCTTTATCTAACTTTTCCTGCTGTTCTGCGCTTAATTGATTATATTCATCAACACCTAGATTGTAAGTATCATATGCCTTCTGATTCTTCATTAAAGCGTCATAATTAGTAATAACGCCATCTTTACCAAATTCTGCACCTAATTTAGCCAAAGCACTTTTTTCTTTCTTTAAATTACTTTCAACCTGGTCAGCATATTCTTCATTTTTTCTAATTAACGCTTCTTGAGCTGCGATTTCATCATCAATTAGCTTTAGCTTTTTAGCACCGAATGCTCTATCTTTGGCTTTAGATACTTTTTCAAGGGCTTTAGTTAACTCTTCTAATTGTTGAGTTACTACATGATAACGCTCAGGCTCGTCACTCTTTTTGTGACTTTCTTTCTTTGGGTCTTTTGGAGTTTTATCTCCGCCGCCGCCACCGCCAGCGCCACCACTAGTTGTAGAAGATTTGCTTGGTCTAGGAGGAGGAGCAGGAGCAAACGCAGTGGTAATTCCACCCTCACCCTCAGTACCCTCGATTTCATACTGAGGAACAACTCCATCTACAGAAGTAACACCAGCATCGTATGTACGAGTAATCTTCTTAATTAAATTAACTTCTTGGTTTTTCCATTCACCATTCTCGCCAGGTACCTGAACAGTTGCCGTACCATTAGATACAACAGCTTCTTCGGTAATTGTCTGAGGAACTTCAACTGTTTGTGGAATGTAAGTAGTCTTTACATTGGCACTAACATGTAAACCTGCTAATGCAGTTTCAATTTGCTCCTTAGTCATATTACCAGCAGCAATCATCTCATTAAATGAAGCAATTAAATTACTCTGGTCTACACCAGGAGACTCAATAGCCTCTGCCATATTAGCTTTTAGGTATTCCCATTGAGCTTCAAATGAGGCTAAGTCTTCACCCTCAAGATTAACCTTGATGGTTTTAATCATCTCTTCAGCAGCTGCAGATTGCAAACGCTGAATAGCATCAACATCTCCATCTAATGCTTTTTTAAGGTCTTCAGAATTTAATGTAGCTTCAGCAAAATCATCAGAGAGAGTAGACATATCCATACCAAGGATATCTGCCAAATCTTCTTTAAGAGCATCCATGGTTTTTGACCACTCGGCGGTGCCCTTATTAGAAGCGTTTAAAGATTTTTTATAGTCTGCTAAATTCTTATTTAAATTCAACAAACCTCTATCCAAACGAGTATTTGCTACCGCAGCTTTCTTCGCAGCAGCTGCAGCTTGTTCTTCAGACATACCTGCGGCTTTGAACTCTTCTTTTAAACGACTTGCATATGAAGAAACTTCTTTGGCATCTAAATTATATTGCTTTGAAAGTTCTCCAATTTCAATCTCTAATTCTAAGGCTGATTGTGCCGCCTTAATTTGAGAAGAATCACCAGTTAATAAAGCCTTTGAGTAATTCTCAGCTGCTTTTGCACAGTTATCATACTGCTCAGCCATTTTAACTAATGCGTCGCCATACTCAATAGTATCTAGACCAGTATTGCCATCCTTACCAGCCGCTCTAATACGCTGTAATTCATCTAAACTTTGTGCTTGTTGAGCTAAAACGGTTAACTGTTTATCATATGCCTCATCAGAGATTTCATCTTTCATTGCCAACAATTCATCCAGATTGGCAGCTGTTGATGCCAACATCTCTTTGAATTGAGCATCCATTTCATCAAGTTGTTCACCCTGGAACTCACCAATACGCTGGTACATTTCTCTTAATTGAGCCGTACCTTCAGCCACCAAATCTTCCTGACCACTCTCTGCTTTAGTAATCATATCCTGAATAATTTCATCAGTATATCCTAAAGTTTCAAGCATATCTTGAGTGGCGCCATTTGCATTAAGTAAGTTTTGAGCAGTACCTGTATCTGAACCACTTTTATTCTTCCAATCAGCGCTTACCCACTGACCAGTTTCATCATCTTCATGACCCCAATTAGCCTTCTTAAAGCCTTCTTGTGCGGCTTTACGAGCCTCAAGCTCTTTCTGTTGTTCACGAATATTTTCACGAGTTTCCTCTCTCATGGCTTCAGCGTCGCCAATAAACATTCTTGAACCATCAGCTTGTAATATGAAGAATCGTTCCCATTCATTATTGTAATCAACTAATTTCTGGTAATCTTCATCTTTAATAACTTGACCAAAATCAAGGTCATTTAAAATTGCGGTAATTTCATTTAAATCAGTCTTAAGTGTAGTGTAATCAGGAGTTGCTCCAGCTGCCGTACGCATTTCTGCCGCAAACTCTTTCCACTCTTTTGAAGTTAAATCAATATCCCCGCCAAATTGTTGTAAAACCTTATCTGCTTGATTAAGAGCGTCCCAAGAACTCCAATCAATATCCATCAAAGCCTGCATTGCAGCTTGCTTATCATCTGCATCTACATTCTCTAACATCGAATTTAAACCTAAAACAAAATCCTCACCAGCCTGTTCACCAACTGGACCAAGGTTTAAATCATTAACAGTATTTTCTAAGGCTTGAGCTGTTTTTAATGACAGTCCATTTGCAATTGACTCACTTAAAGACTCTGGAATATGAACATCTTGCCAAGCTCCAGAAGTAGAGTTAAACTCTTCTACAAAAGCCTCTTTCATAGCCTGAGCAGATTCGTATCCCATGGCTCTGGCTTCATCATCTGTTAAAATTCCATCGCCATCTCCAATATTAGCCGCTAAATAACTATCAGCTTGATTTGCGTCAATAGTATTTCCAGCAGTCACACCAAGTTCAGATGCTATTGCATCAAACTCTTTCTTATTGGAATATTCCATATCTCCGCCCAAGAAATCTGCCAATGCTTGGTCTGCAGCATTACTAGAAGTCTCTAAACGATTAAAAGTTTCTATTAACTTATCAGTTTGTTGACCCAGTGCTTCCGCCGCCTCAGCTGCTGCTAATTGCATTGCAATTTGCTCTCGAGTTACTTCTGCAGTTTGTTTTTTACCTTCTTCGTCTATGTATTCATACTCAACATTACCACCTTTTTTATAGTTGGTAACTTTATATCCATTTAACTGGTCGAGACCCATCTGTTGAGCATAAGCTTGCATTGCTTGTTTATTTTCTTTACTTCCAATACCAAACAAGTCATCATTTTTAGTCATTTTGAAATACTTGTCGTAAGCATCTTCATATAAATCTTCTTGTAATTTTCCACCTACATTAGCAACTTTATCTTGGGTCTCTTCATCTGCCTGAGTGAAATTCTCATTCTCAGACATTGTAATTTCAGCCGCCATACGAGCCGCATTAGACAACTGCTCTTCAGCTGAAATGGTTTCTCTAACTATATCTTTAACGGATTCGATATAAGCTTTATTTGCAGTATCAAAACCTAATTCTTCTAACTTAGCTGCATCAAAGGCTTCATCGCCCATTTGTCTATATAAATCTGTTAAGTCGTTAATTCGAGACTCTTCTACTGCATTATCAATACCATTACTAATACCCGCAGTTAAAGCTCCGCCAATAGCTCCTATGATAGCGCCTGGAATTGCTCCAATACCTAAGAAAGTAGCTCCTGCTCCAGCGCCCGCAGCAGCACCAACTCCAATAGCTGCACCCATTGACATATCATCACTGCGCACTAAATTGGTTGCATTTGATTTTGCAGACAACTGTCTTGCTCTAGCATCAGCCATTAAACTTGAAGCTTCTGCAGCATTAACTCTCTCACTCTCCTGGTCTTTAATGCGTTCCATTGCTTCATCGGAAACCTTTAATTCTCCGTTCACCCAATCATAGTCTTCACCACGCTTAAGTCCATTGGTTTGATTGATTAAGTCTAAAGCGGCTTGATTGGCTTGTTTCAATGCTTCACGGTATTCTTTAGTGCCTTTTGTTAATTGGTCTAATGCGTCTCTCGCAGTTTTATATTTCTCCATGGCTTGTACCATAGATTCATAATGAGCTTTAGCCTCATCGTAAGCTTCAGCAAGACCCTTAGCAGCATTTGCAGCATTCTCTGCGGCAATAGCATCAGCATTATATGCATTTGAAATTGCTTTTGCAATAGTTACTACAACTGCAATAATAGCGGCTAAAGCGGCCATTGCGGCAACTAATAATAAAGTAACTGCAAGTAAAGGCCAGCTGGCTGCTAATTCAGCTAATTTCGCAGCTACTTTTGCCCAGATACCAGCAGTTTCACCTTTGTCTGCAATCGACTTTAATCCAGTTGCTAAAGTGCTAGCGCCTTTTATTAGTAAGTTCTTTGACTCTGCGGCATTATCTGCTTCAATAGCTAAAGCCAAATCCTTATTCATTGATGCTAACGCTCTAACGCCCATTATCAAAGCAGGAATTCCCATTAACAAAGATTGAGTAATCTGTTTGAATTTCTCCATAGGTTTCATATCTTTATTTCCTAGGGATTCTAATGCAGAACCCAAAGAACTAATACCCATGGTAATTTGAGAAATGCCTGAAAATGCTCGGACAATTGTTTGACCAGTGGTTCCCATTGAGTCAGCAGCGTTTTTAGCGGCCTCTGCCTTTGCTTTAAATTCTTCAATCGCAGCACTAGCAGCATCAATGGCAGAATCCATATCCATACCAGCAGAAGTTAATTCAGCGACTTTTTGTCTAAATCCATCAAGTTCTTGAGTAGTCCAGCCAAACTTCTCTCCAAGTTCACCCGCTACATTGTCGATATCAATGAAAGTACGGTCAGCAAATTCTCCGTTTTGAGCCAATTCTTTAACCTTAGCATTAAAAGCATTTACATCTTTTGTGCTAGCTCCAATTGCTGAACCAAGAGCCTTAACAGTTGATGAATGTCGGCTAAAACCAGCATCGGTTAAATTCTTATGAATTTTTTTCAACCCATCTGCGTATGCTTTAACATTTTTACCAGAACCAAATTCTCTATCTAACTGCTCTAATTCACGTTTTGCTCTTGTTGCTGCTGTTTCCATAGCCTGAATCTCTGCTAACGCTTTACGAGATGCACCAGACGACTTACCACTACGCTGAGCCTTGTTAACCATACTCTGTCGAGAATCTTGTAAATTATCAGACTTTTCATCTTTTAATTTAGCCATCTCTTCTACTTGCTTGCGGTAAGTGTTAACGATGTCTAATCTATGCTGCAATTCAGCAACATCTTCTGCACTAATATCTTTTGCAATTCCGTATAAAACTTTTTGTAACTCATTTTGAGTTTTTAAAGAGTTGATTTTAGCATCACCAAGTTCAGTGCCGGAGTTAGCCTGAATCTTCATAGCCTCTTCATAAGCATTTTCTCTTAAAACTGCTTGTTGCTCTTTAAATTTTTGAGTTTGTCGCTCAATATTGAAAATCATATTATCAATACTTTTTGCAACGGAATCACCATATAATTTATTGATTAGTAAAACTACTCCAGGAAGAATTCCTCGTAGTCCACCTAATGAGTCAATAACACCATCAACACCAGTTAATATTTTTTCAAATCCATTTAAAACAGAGATAAAAAACTTATCATCTAGTAATGATGAATAAATTCCTTCAGCAGCCGCTCTAACTCTGTCTCTAGCTGCCTCCCAAGATTCAGCATAAATATCTGCCTGCTCTTGTAATGCACCAGATGAGTTTTGTGCTACTTTTAAATTATCTTGGAAATCAGTTTGCCAAGAATCCATTAACGCAATAAGTTGGTTATACTGACGTACACCCGCAACAGTTTGAGCTAAAGCTACCTGTTGGTCTTTTGCCAATGAACCCCATTTAGCACCCATCTCATCCAAAATGACATCCATGTCTTTCAAATCTCCATTGGCATCTTTAATACTAATACCAACAGACTGTAATGCTTTTGAATATTTATTTAGGTCAGTACCGTCATCAAGAGTTTCTCCCAAATTCAAACCTTGAATACGAGCAAAAATAGTCTTAAACGCAGTACCAACAACATCTTCACTTTGACGAGTCTTTGCTACGACTGTTGCTAATGCAGTTGTCGCATAATCATAGCTTAAACCAATCTGCTGACCAATAGCAGCAAATTTTTCAAGACCACCGGCAATTTCAGCTGAACTTGATGCAGTAGCCGCACCTAATGCAGTAATAACATCTGCGTATGACTCTAAATTAGCCTTTTCTCCAGCAAAGTTATTCCAAATTGCTGTCATATAAGAAGACACTTCTGTTTCAGAATCTTTTGTAACATTAGCCATTTTAATAACGGCATCAGTACGTTCTTTCACAGCTGCATCATCAAGACCTTGCTGATAGAAAATCAAAGCAGCATCAGTATATGCTGTTGTAGTTGTGCTAAGAGCCTTTGCAGACTTATTAGCCTGGTCTGCGAATTTAGCCATCTGTTCAGTGGTCTGCCCAGTTACGATTCTAATATTATTTAAAGACTCATTCAAATCTTTAGCATATCCATAAGCAGATTGTAATGTACCCATGAAACCATGCAAAATACTTGAAGAAATTTGCCATCTTGCCGTATTTGCTAAAGTGGTTTTGAATTCATCTAATAATTTATTAGTTCTCTTTAACGGAGCTTCGGCTGTCATAATAGATTGACTTAATTTTAAGAAAGCTTGCTGGCCCTGTGGACCCAACTTTTCTAATTGCTGACGATAATCTTTAAGGTCTTTGTTAGAACGCTTAAAAGCATCATTAAGCTTACTTAAATCAATCGACCCGGTCGCAGTGGTTGCCCCTTGTAACGCAACTTTTAAATCTGCTGCGGCACTACGAGCCTGGACCAAATCTTTGGTTAAACTTAATTCACCGCTCTGCCCACTACCAGTAATCAAGCTGTCTAAGGCCTTCTGCAAATCTTGAATTTGCGCTTTCGCCTTACCAGTGTCAGCAGTAAACGCCAAACTGACATTTAACTGTTTAGCCATATGTACATACTCCTTTCTCACTTTTTTTTATTTGCAAATAAAAAAAGGGCGGATAGAGCAATACTCTATCCGCCATTACTCCTATATATTTTTGAAAGTTAATATAGAAGCATAAATTTAATTAGCCCAACTTGGTCAGAACCTCTTTTAAGAACTCAACGTTCTCAGCATTGCCGAGCTGCTGCTGTAAAGCAGTAACATCCATGTTGAGATTATCATACTGAGCCGCAATGCTTTCGATAATTCCATATGCAGAATTACGATATCCATAATAAGCTTTTGCACATTCCTGCACTCCATCAACAATGGTTTTATATTCCACCTTAGGAATTTGAGCAATAATTGTATTAAATACATCATTACTCTCTAAAATATCATACAGCTTAATAATATCTTCTTTCTGCTTGTCTGTAAAAGAAATGTTCGTATATGCAAATACTATTTCAAGAGAAGTAAATACATCTAACTTAACTGGATTAGGAAAATTGTTGGAGTCAGCCGCACCACTAATGACATCACCAATTAAAATGAGTTTTTCATTAACTGGCAAATACTGCTTAATCTCAATCTCCTGGTCTCCAATCATAATAGTCTTTACATCTGAATTTACTTTCAGTCCCATTTTTGCAAATGTAGGTTTTACTGTAGCCATAAATAGCCTCCTTTTTCTCACTATATATTTATATTATACCACATTTTCTCAGAAAAATCAAGCTCTCGCTTTCATTAACTGATAACGTCTTTGCATAGTTCTAAACTCTGGAGTCATAGAAGTAACTCCTGGATTAAATTTTAGCATAAACATATTATCTTCCATCCACTGAGATGCTGTCATAAAACCATGTTCTGTGTAGTATAATTGATTTCGATTTAAGTTAGTCATAACTATAGCTTGAGATAAACTATAATTAGCCAATGCTTCAAGGTCTTTTGAATTTTGTTCACTAGGTTCTTTAAACCAAGGATTTGGAGTTACCAAATTATACAAATCTTCCAATCGTCCACAACAAAAACCCGTTTCTCCAAGAGAGATAGAGTTTCTCGCAGACCTTGTTAAGATTGCCTGTGAATTCATACCAGACTTAACCTGAGCGTTTAATATTGACGCTTCTTTTAATGCATCATATAAAGGATTGGATAATTGAATAGTAAAATTACCACCATTCAACTTTTCAATTTTTGCGAACAACTCCCCAACAGAACTGGCATGTAAGGTTACGCCTCCTTTACTACCCTGTCGATTCACTCTAAAAGAAAGAGCTCCTTGCTTAAAAGACCCACTACTTTTAGAAAACGTCATAACGTCCTCGATTAGCTGCTGACCTAACTCATCTACAAAATTACCTGTTTGTAGAGCGCGCCATCCTTCATTTTTATTTAAAGCTTCAACCATCAATTGCTCGGCATAGTCAGCTTTTAAATTAGTATATGCTTTATTATCAGCACCACTTTGTTTCTTTAAACGCAAAGCCAATCCATCAAGAATTCGACTAGAGACTCCTTCGCTTAAATCCATTTTAGCCAAAACTGATGCAGTCTCAGTCAAAATTGCATCAATTTCTTCTAATTTTTGAGATTTGTCAATTAAACCCAAAGCTTGTCGTCTAGTAGGGTTAGCTTCTTGGTTTGCCCATAAACCAGTATTTAATAACTGAATAATACGAGCATATAAATCATTGGTAATCTCTTCTTCCATTCCCTCAACTTGAGGTAAACGCTCATTCGCTCGAGATAAAAACTCATTGACACTTTGATACTTTAAAGATGCTGAACGCTCTAAATCTTTTAAGTTATTTAATTGAATTCTAAACATTTCAGCTTCAGTGGGAATCTCTACACTATTCAAGTCTTCATAGTCGCCATAAAAATATTTTCTATTTCGTGCGGCTTTTATTAAACCCTTAAATAAATCATTCATATATTCTCACCCCTAAACAAAAAAAATGGGGAGAGGATTAAATCCTCTCCCCTTAAGGTTTGTCTTTATAGTCCGATTAACCGAACAAAGCATCATCAGATGCGTTGTGAACAGTCTGAGTACGGAACAAGTCTTGTGAACCAGCCTCTTCAATAATCTGAATAGCTGCAAGAACTTTCTTACTATGGTCAAATCTTGTGTAATCAGGGAACGCATCCATTGTGAAAGTGAATGTTGAAGGGTCTCCTGAAGAAGCCATAGTGAATGTGAAGTTAGACTGAATCTTGCAGTTAGGAATGATGAACTCTGCAGGCATATCTACACCGTTCTGGTCACGGAATAAAGTAGAAGCCTCAAGGTAGTAGTTACCACCGAACTTATCTGCAGTGATTTCAATCTGCTGTGCGTTTGACTTACGCTCAGTGTAGTAATCAACGATTACAGAGTCGAAGTTGTTCTTGCTGAAGAAAGTAGCAAGATTGTAATTGTCAGTCTCATCCTCTGGAGTGTTGTAGTTATCATGCATCTTAACGGTGATAATGTAAGCTCCGTCAGTTGCAGAAATTTCCTCATGTACAGGAATGAATGGCTCAGAAATGATTTCGCCGTCCTTACAGAACATAACGTAAGCAAAATCCTCACCAGCGTCAGCAGGAAGATAAGGCTTATTAGAAAGCTTAATCTTGTAAACTGCATCAGCAGCTGCATCTGCAGTACCCTCTACATCTACATCTCCCTTATCAATAGTCTCTGTAATATGCTGCTTAATAGTCTTGCCAGCTGTAGCTTCGATAAGACCAGCACCAGATAGAATCATGAAACCTTCTGCGGAAATAAGAGCGTCTTCCATAGTGAAAGTTACAGTACGCTCACCTTCCCAAGCAACCAAACGTGCGTTACCGCGACCACCCTGTGCATAAACAGTAGTAGCTGCACCTTCCATACTTGAAGTCTTCAATGTATCGAAATAGATAACTGGCTCGTTCTTGTAGAAGACTTTGTTACCAATCTTAGTTGCTGCTTTAGCCTTAAGAACTACGTCACAAATCTCACGAACACCAAATTTCATGGTATATATCCTCCTTGTTAAATTTATTGATGGATATTCTTCATCCAGTTGTCGGGTTGATTCTCCGGCTTGCCTCCTGCGAGACGTGAACGGATATCAATATCCCAATTTATGTATAAAGTATATCTTTCCATTAAATCATATAACTGAAACATTGTGGTTTTAAGTAATTCAGTTATAGGAATATGAAGACCTATGGTTAGAATTGAAAGATATTGACTAAATACACTAACATTTAGTTCGCCCTTTTGGGCTGCGACTCTTTGACGACCTCGCATCAATTTTTCTGCGATTTCCTGCGCTTTTTTATTCGCAGGGTTGAAAGCTTGTTGATTCATTGGACCAGTCTTGGCACAAAAAATCATTTTTAACGCTTCTTGCAAAGCCTCAAAATTATCCTCATCTATCATGTGTGAGGCGCCTTCTTCATTAACCACAATTGACTTCGGGGTTATCATGACTTGATAATTTGGCAAAATAAGTTTTAACACTTGTTTAACTGCATTCTTTTTATCTACAGTTTCTTTGTCAGTCATCACTGTCATAAATATCTGAAAATTATTAACTTGTTCTAGAACACTTTCGTCCTGAATAAACATAGTCTTACTTAAACAAAGAGTCTGTACTCCTACAAAAAAATCTTCTTCTCCAATAAAGGATATCTCAGAAATCGTAGGTTGATGGACTACTAATTGACACTCGGGAACTGGAATGTCAGTTCCCGCCATTAAAGCCAATCTATTATCCATTAGTATCTAAACCCAACGTCTTAGCAAATTCTTCTAAGAATTTCTCTTCATCTGCTGGGTTTTCAAATCCTTTTTTATCATCTTCTCCATGAGTAGCCGCATACAAAAGATTGATTCCACCATACTCTGGGTTAATACGAATAATTCGTCCAGCAATAAATTCTAAAGTTCCAATACCAGATAATCTTGCATTATTTAACATTGTATCAATTTCACCAGCAATTCGATATGGTCGTAACTGGTTATTCGCAATATGCCATTGGTCATAATGGCAAACAATGTCAATAGAAATTGAATTATCTCGAAACTCTGGATTAGAAGTGGGTACAAAGTTGTCAAATTGAATAATAATATAATTTAATACCTTATCATCAATTTTAATCTTTGGAGCCGTTCTAATATGGAATTCTGTTAGAAGTCTCACTGTCTCTTCTTCAGTAAGATTATCAGCGCTCATAGGGTCTTTATTAGTCCTAAATAGCAATCTCTTTAAACGGTCATTTGATAAAAACATATCTTCGATTGTTGATATATCTTTATCAACGCTCAAAAAGCTAGATTTAGGAGCCTTGTATCTTTCTATCTTCATAACTCCATACTCCTTTTACTCTAATACAATGTTTCAACAACAATGGTTTTTTCTACGTCACCGCATTTCAAAACGAATTGACCGCTATAGAATTTATCCCATTTAAGTTGAATTTCTGTGTCTGTTTGCGAAATAATTTGAATAGGACAATTTTTGCCCACAATCTTCCAAGAGCCTGGCACTGAGCAAGTATAAGTATGTGTAACTTTTGGTTTAATAAAACTTTCACCAATAATTACAATAGTCTTTTCTTCTTCCTCTTTCTTTAATGCCTCTTCCTGTTCAATTCTTTCAACTATTTCTTTATATTCTGGAATTTCACCAACATCATCCACATCTTCGTTAATGTAATATTCTTCAGCCACAAGTTCAATTACTCCTGGCATACTTATCCAGTTAACGGTATTAACTCTCCAACAGACAACAGGAGCTCCGTCTGAAAAACCTTGCAAATAAAATTTTGAATAGCGTCTAAAATATTTTAATGCAGATTCACTTTCTGGAATTAAGATACTTAACGAATAGTTTGGTAAATCAATGCTTTCTCCGTTTTTAGTAACAGAGTTGATTTTTGTTTCAACAGGACCTCGAACAGCCGCATAAGTAGTGTTAATTTCATTCGTCTCAGTATCCATCCACTTGATAGTATGTGAACACTTACGAATGTCTCCTCTAAAGTATGCTAATTCTGTAAGGTCTTGTAAGTAAATAAGCCAATAGGTATTAGTACCAACCCACTTGAACACATGTCCAGGAGCTAGTCCATAATCCCAATTACAAGATACAACTTTATCGTCATAATCTTGTTTTAATTTATTGGGGTTGATAAGTGCGCGACATGGCAACTCATCAGCCTCTCGACAAACGTCTTGGATGTCAGCACCTTGATATGAAAATCTTAATGCTCTATCTAAAGAACGTTTCTTATCATATATCATTCTTTCTTGTTGTGCATGACCGCCACCATTATTCAATAATTCTGACTGATGGTAAACACCTTCTAATGAAGTATTTACCGAGTCATGAGGTGGGTCTTTCGGGTCATGTACAGTTGGACCTGGATAGAATACACCCAAACGTCTAGCCATTAAATTTAATGAGGGGTTACGCTTAGAATTCTTACCATCATTCGGCATTGAAGTTAATTCCTCTCAAAAGACTTATGCATTCAAACACTGTCTTTCGGTAAAATTCAAAATCTACATCTTCTTTACGTAAGCCCTCTAATTTGCTTAGTAGCTGTATAAAAGAAGGGCCTGTGAAAATCTCATCAAGCCCGATAATCTCCAATTTAACGGTATCTAGTTGTTTAGTCCAGTCTTCTTCATGTTCACGCATTGGAATAAGTTTCCATAATTGGTTGGTTAAGCGTTGAACATTCTTAATGCAATCTTCTTTACTGATTTCAATTCCGTACTTATTAGTAACGCCCATCTAAGGCACTCTTTTCTCGAAGGGAACTCCAATTTGATGCGATAGTTCCATCTTCGTTTCTCTTGCGGCGTTTGTACAAACGCTGCATATGGAAAGCTTCTCTACGAGCCTCCTCAAGTAAACTGAGTAATTTCGCAAGGTGATTAGCCTGCGAAGTCATTTTGAAATCAGCTCCCGTATATTTCATACGAGTTACTTCAATTGAGGCTACTTGACGCTGAACCCAACCTTGTTTCATTAAAAGCGCAAGTATATTGATTTCCTCAGAAGTTAAAGTAGATGCGAATGAAGACCTCTCAACTAAGACATCAGGTGCGGTCATTTCTCCATCTTCTGGCAACTCCGCCCATAGGACAGCCAAGATAAAATCACCTGGGCGCGCATCTGCTTCGTTAATAACACGAGTTTTAATATCATAATCTACAAGATTACAACGAGGGAATTCAAACCCATCAATCGCGTCAATCAACAAATTCTGCAAATCCTTAATAGTGTCCTCTGGTGTGAGTTCCATGTACATATCATCAGTAATTTTTCCAAGAAAGCGATTATATATGACTGAAAACTGTGTTCCAGTGTAACCAACCTCTTCCTCTTCATCAGAACCATCTGGAGTATTATCTTCACCATTCCCGTCTTCTTCTGGTTGATGTTCAGGGTCAGGAGTTTGAACTCCTTCCCCAGAACCTTCATCTTCTCCAGCTGCCGGACCCGGCATTGTATTGGTTTCTTCTTCTTCAGAGGTGTCAGGTGTTACGCTATCTAGTTCATCTAAATCAGCCATTGCCTAACCTCCTTATTAAATTACTCTGCGTCCTTAGTACCTTCCTCTGCGTGAGTTTCTGCAACCTTAGTGATTGTGTACTTAGACTCAGTTCTACGTGCAGGCTGTGCTGCAGTCTTTGCAGGCTGTACTCTACGACCTGTTGTTGCCGCAGGTTTAGCTGCAGGTGCTTCCTCTGCCTTCTCCTCTTCAATGTGACGAAGAGCTGCATCTACATCGAATCCTGTCTTATCCTTAAGAGCCTTTCTCTTGTTCATATCAGTTAATGGTAACTGTACTGCAAGTGCCTTGATTAAATCCTGTACTCCAAGTGGAGCAAAATCAAGTGCATCTAAGAAAGCGTCATAAGAACCAGTTGTAAGCAAATCTGCTACATCTTTCTCTGACATATTATATTCAACTTCACGGTTTACACCTAAACCTGTAGTAGCTTCTTCTTCTACAATCTGTAAGAAATTCTCAAGAAGTTCGCGGCCACCCTCCTGATAAGTCAACTTCTCTAACTCACCAAATGGAACCTGCTTCATCTCACCAGGTGCGAATTCTCTACGAAGGTTTGTTTCTGGAATTCTATATACTACAACGCTTGAACTTCTGTTCTTAACGTTTAATTTAGATTCTTGTGTTAACATAGTCTTTAATCTCCTTTTCCTCGACTGAAATAAAAAATAGGGGGAGAAGGGAAGCCTTCTCCCTTCTCCCCCTCGATAGTTCTATATACTATTTATAGGAATTACATCTGTCCTGAAAGACGTCCGTCATAAGTAGCAACCTTACCAGTTACTCCATCAAAATTCCAAGTACCCATCTTACCAAGTAGAGCAGTGTCTACATAAGAACAGATGTTGTTAGCAAGGATAGCTGTTACACCAACCTTCTTGTATACCTGGATTTCACGAGAACGGTCATAGTTGGTGTACTCATCAACGATTGTGCCACCCTCGAACGCAATCTTTACAGGCTTTCCATCAGCACCAGTAGGAATTACCCAAGCATAACCAGGGTCAATTACCTTGCGGCTGTTAGTCTCATCTTCGAAGCCCTGCTCAAGGATGATAACCTTAGTTCCCTTGTAGTTAGCAAGACGACCTGTATTCCAAAGCTCTGTCTTCATAGCCTCAGTGTATCTCCAAGCTTCGCTAGGAATCATACGAACTGCGAACTCATAAGTACAGTAGATAGTTGGAGTACCATAAGCAGCTGCGATGTTGATAAGTCTATCCATAGCAGCCTCATCGAAACCAGCAACAGCAACCTTGTTTGCAGGTGGTAACTGGTTAATAGATGCCTTTAATGCTGCAGCAACTTCCTTGTAGATTAACTCGTCCATACCATCCATGATAATCTTAGTAACTTCTGCGAAGTCTACACGACCATCAAGGAACTCTTCGAAGCCAATCTGAGCTGCTCCACCGATAGCGCTAGTACGAACTTCGAAGCTCTCGCTCTCAGCTGGTCCAAGCTTGAATACCTCATAGATACCTGCTAAACCAACACGAGTGATGAACTGCTTAGCTCTTGCGCGTGTCTGAAGTGGACGTCTAAATACAGCCTTATCGCCCTGTGCGAATGTCTTTGTCTCAGCGAACTGGTCGTACTGCTGAGAAACCTTCTTAGGAAGAACCTCATCCAAAGTCTCCTCAATCATAGAGAAGATAAGGTTCTTGTTCTCTCTATATAGAGAATATGTGCCAGCCAATTCATTCATTTCCTGGCGTAATGTTTCGTTAAGTGCTTCGTATGAAAGCTGCTTATCTCCAAAAGAGTAAGCAACAGGAGCTGAAGGGTCAGCCTTAGCAACTTGCTTCATAAGAGCAACTAAATTTGTTCTATCTAATGCCATTACTCTTCTCTCCTTTCTTACGCAATTCTCATAACCTTAACGCCCTTTTGGCCGTCAGGCATTGTGTATACTTTAACAACCTGCCACTTCATAGCATCAACGTCTCCGCTCTTAGCAAGGATACCCTTTGCATTAGGAGCAAGAATGTCACCAACTACAAGAGCAGTCTCAGCAACAGTATTAGTTGTAAAAATGTCACCAACGTTAGTCTTGATTACACGAGGAACCATTGCAGTACCCTGAGGCATCTTCTTCTCACGTGCAATACCAAGCTTCTTCCATGGGTCATTTGTAAATCCGATTTCGTAGATGTCTTCAACATCCTTAGTTACATCGTCGTAAGCATAAGTAACTGTAATCTTAGTCTTAGTCTCACCAGTAACAGGGTCGATTTCATACTCGCTACCCTTATAAGTGAACTTATTTTCAGTAATAATGCAAGCATCACCTGCAATATCAATTACCTTGTGTCCTGGCTCAGCAGTAAAGGTTCTCTCAACTGTAAAACCAGTGTTACCGTCAGAATCCTTACCATTTAAGTAAAGACCATTGTGATACTCCTGCTCAGGAATCTCATAGTCATATGGACTATAGATACGAGCCTGGTAATCGTCCTTAATCATTGCGAATTCGCAATCCCACTGCTTACTTCCATCTGGATGGTTTCTATATAACTTGATTTCATTGTAAACCATCATCCACTCGCCTGCGCCAGTGAAGTCTACAACACCGATGCCATTATCATTAGCTGCATAGTTATACTTAACGAACTGACCCTGCTCAAGAATGTTGATATCAGCAGCTGCTGGTAACTGAGCATAAATCTGTCCGGTTCTCTGAGCTGAAAGGTGGTTAGGTTCAACCTGACCATATCCGAACTCAACATATGAAGCCTGTGACTTAATAGGCAAACGAGCGTCTAAAAAATCCTTAAACATCATAGTTTATGTATCCTCCTTAATTAGTTTAATGTTTTAGCAACATCAAGAGCGGCCTTAACCCAAGCTGGAGTTGATGAATCATCTAGTAAAGCGTCTCCCCCAAGATTATAAACATGAGGTGCGTTATCTTTATTATCGTCATCAAGGTTAAAACTTACCTTGTTGCGTACACAAATGATAGAAAGCTTAGCTTCGATATCATCTAAAGAATAAGTATCAATGTTATCAATAACATCTTTCTTATCCTCGTCAGAAAGCATGCAGAATGAATCAATCATAGCCTGCTTTTCCTTTTTATCTGAATCAGCTTTGAACTGCTTAAGAGGTTCAACCTCAGCCTTCAACTGCTCATTCTCAGATACTAAAGCATTATATTTAGTTTCTAATTCAGAGAATTTAGAAGCTAATTCTACATACTCAGGAATTTCTTCCAATGAATATTTCTTTTTCTTCTTATCCTCTTCATCATCTTTGCCCTCTTCATCTGACTTTTCGCCATCTTTCTTACCGTCAGCTGGCTTCTCGTCATCTTTAGGAGCATCTTTCTTATCATCGGGATTTTCTCCCTCTGATTTATCTTCATTTTCAGGCTTATCAGATTTATCATCCTTGCCCTTTTCTTCGTCCTCTTTATTCTTTTTGTATTCAGTCTCAAATGCTTCAACTTCTTCCAAAGAGAACTGTGGCTCTGAAGCTGGCTTATAAGTCTTAGTCACTTCTTCAAGCTCACCAATTGTAGTAAACCCTTCTGTTTCGCTAAGAGAGAAAACTAACTTGAAATACTTCATGTCTGTGCGGTTCTGAAGAACTGCAAACTTCTGTCCACCCTCTTCAAAAACGCCTTCAATTCTGTAAACAGAACACCAGCCGTTCTCACCATCTGGGTATGTCTTCTCAATATAGCTGTAAAGGGCACTCCACAAAGCGTCGCCAATTTCTACTGCGTATCTAGTAAACACTTGTGTTCCTCCTTCACTTAATAAAAATTCTTTCAATTCTTTCATCATTGATAACATTTCATTTTGGAAACCATCGCTGAATGAGAATTGAACTGGAGTAATATTTGAGCCTTCAAAGCATGGCTCACATTCTTCGCCCAAAATACAAAGTTTTGATATTACTGCTTCATTGATAATGAAGAATTTAGGTTTTCCATTCTCATCTTTTGCCCAAGTTGCATCCAATGTATTTTCATCAAGTTCCATTGACTGATTATTTCCCTTATCAATGATACGTTGAGCCTCTGGATACTGACCGGTCCAGATGTAACCTTCGGTAACAAGATACTCTCTTTCTACCGAATCATCATCATAGAATTTCTGAAACCAACACTTTGCATTCATATCTACGAAACCATAAGGTCTTGTAGCATCCTCAATTTCAAAGTTACCATTTGAAAGCTTAATAGTTCTGTTATGCTCTTCAAAGTCCTTTGAGACTTCGTTGTAGTAACCTACAATCGGACTGCCAGGTAAAGAGTTCGCCATTTCGCGAGCGACATCCTTCGTAATAATACTTCTATTACGATTAGGCTTATCGCTCACGTAACAAACTTTAATCTGACATTTTGAAATCAGAGGATTCATAGGTTGGACGTTAATGAACTCGCAAACCTGTCCTTGAACAGGAATACTTTTATGCTTCATAGTCAACCTCCTTAACTCATTGATTCCTTGTTTTGGATTGTTTTTTCGCTTTTCTGGTCATCGCTCTTCTCAGGACGGCCCGCAGCCTTTTCCTCAGTCTTTACGACTTTACCAGTAGCACTTCCCTCTGATTTATCTTGAGAATTAGAATTACCAGATTGTTCTTTTGTGCCCTTTCCAGACAACTGCTGCAATCCATCTGCATTCATAACTGAACTCTGCATTGGAGGAACCATAATCTCGCTCAAATGTAAAATATTATTCTCAAAATGAGCTGCATGAATAATTGAACTCTGTGAATGTCCCATAGCAATCTGTGGCAACATCTTTGAGTAACCAATCTGCACTTGCTCTTTATACATTTTAGAAAGTTCACGGTAATTATACTGTGTTGTTTCTAACATATACAAGCGGAAGTTATATTTCCTTTTCTGAGTTCCTTTTACCTGAGCTAATCTGTCAAAGAACATATGGAACTGGAAAAGTAAATTTCGTATAGAAGACTCATCTGCTAGAATTGACTTCTCTAGAGATAAGTTACCGTCTGTATTAAATAAGTTCTGTGAAATACCAAAGTTATTAAATACAGTACGCTCCATTTTCGCAAGGTCATCACTTGTTGTAGTAGTATTCTTATCAGACATATCTTCTACATCAATATCTGCGAAAGTAGTTAATACGTCGACACCAATAGCACGCTTTAACATTTCAACTGCGTTGTTATGAATATCACGAGCTTCATCAACGTCAAAAATCAAATCACCATTCTTATCCAATGGCAACTTCTGGATAACTATTTTTAGTAATTGCTGCATTTGCTTCTTGCGGTCAAGTTCTTGAGCAGCATCCAAGTCTAAAATAGCTGGAATTGCATTCGCAAACAAAGGTGCGTCATTTCCATATAAATTAAACTTAATAGCATTGCCTGGCTCAAGTAAATACCAGCCACCCTGTCTATCAGAAGGGTCATCTGATGGTAATTTACCTTGCTTGAATAACAAATATCCTTTTGCAAATTCAGGCGGGAACATTTTCAGCACTCTCATTCGATAATTAACATCTTTGAAGTTTTCATCAAAGAATTTCATATTGAATTCAATCGCTGGAACATTACCAACAAAAAATCTTGAACGGCAATAGTTAATTGGTAATTGCTGTAGAATGGCGCCGTCGCCACCCTCAACCAAGTAACCATAATATGCCCCGTGCTTAATCACCTCAAGGGCGATGTCGCCGCAAAGTTTCTTAATATGAGTGTTATCAAGATATGCCAAAACTTTGTCATAATCTTTTAGTACCTTTTCTTCCTTAACACTTTCATCATGAATCTCAGGAATTACGTACCAATCATATCTATAAAGGAATGCAAAGTAATTACAAACTCTGGAATAAATACCACTTGTTTTGTAAAAATAGTCTGAAATCTCTCTTAACTTAGGAATATCGTTCTTATATAAAGCATCAAGAACAACAGCTTTGCTAATATTATTTCTGCTTGCCTTTTTAATAGCACCCAGGTCTAATACTGCGTCATCTAAAGTTTTAGTGCCAATCTTCATTTTACCATAGTCGATTGGACCTTCATAGCTTTGACGACGGTCAACAATGCTGAAACCCTTAGAACGAATTTCCTCCTGTCTATCTCTCAAAACTCCACACCTCCTTAATATCCTGCTTTTCGCATAATATAGTCATAAGAAATTAAATTCTCTTCGGTGTATGGAATTTCAATCAAAGTAAAATCATGCAAGGCGCAAAATCTTCGTTTCTGATTATCATTGTATTGTTGCTGATAGAAACCTCTTTTGCCACCAAATTTAGAACTTGGTTCATAGTGTTGTTTACCTTGATATTCAATAATAAAATCAATTTGACCATCATCATCGAATACAACAAAATCAAAACGAAGGGGTCTGCCGCCAGTACTTGACAATCCTGGGAACGAATATTCCATCTGGAACTTCAATCCAGCTTCCTTTAAAATTTCTTCAATCTTAATCTCGCCACGTGACGCGCGCATACAACCCCTCCTTTCTTAGTTCATAAAACACCAGTCTTTGGCATTGAATTTCTTTTTACGTTTCTTTCCGTCTTCTTCTTGTTTAATGTAATAAAGACCATACTCGAAGGCAGAGAATTTATCTTTTCTAATTCCCTTATTAGCCTGTTTTAAGATGATATTAACACCTTCATTTTCTTCACGAAGGTTCATCATCTCCTCTTTCAATATGGAAGTTAAGGTAAATGGTTTAAGATATTCTGCCCTTTCTTCAGGCTTCATATTCTGTCCAACCTTTGTTCCTAACAATTTTACCTTAGCCACACGCTCATCAATCAAGAATTTAACTTTACCAGAAGATAACTGCGTCTGTGCATTTGCATGTGCTTCCGTGTTAATCGGAGCATTTGCTTTGATAATGTAAATTGCGTTCTGTTCGCAATTACTTGTTTGATATTTTTTATAGTAACCCTCGTCATCATTATACACACCAAAGTCCGCATAAATCTCACTTGTATCAGGGTCAACCTGCTGTTTAACCATGTAATCCATAAGTCCGATACCGAGACCATTACCATCGATTACCAGTCTACGAGCATTATATTTATAATATAATTTCTTCAACTTAATTGCCTGGTCTTCAAAATGTTCATCTGCCATTGTATAAATGTTAATCAATTGCTTTAATGAAACACCTTGTGGCTGTGGAGTAACCTTAAATACACAAACTACAGTATCACAACCCTTACGACCAACGTCGCAAGAAAGGATATAATAGCTTTGTTTTCCAGCTCTTCCAGAAGCCTCATACTCAGGCTGCTTTAAAATTCTATTCTTTTCAAAAGTTTCTACACTAAAGAATGCATCTTCTACTGTACCAGACCACTTTGACTCATACTCTCTATCAAACGCAGTTTCATTGAAAGTACCGTCCATCTTAAGGTCTTTAACAAAGTTCTTATCCAACAGCTTAACTAAAACTGGAATACGATAAGTACCGCCCATTACAATAGATTTTTCAGGTTTAACAATTTGCCATACTAATAGCTGAATTAACTTATCATAAGGATAAGTATTCTTAAATCCAGCAGTTGTAATATAAAGCTGAGATTTATTCAACTGTTCTTCTGGGTGAGTAGAACCATCCATACACATACGAGAAATGTTCATGGTAGGAATAATAACTGTTGAAAGAATATCACCATCTACACCTACGCACTCCTCGATTACACCTGCGTGACGACGCTTACCACGGGAACTCTCTCGAGCCGCAATGTTATCAAAATATGAACCATTCTTAAATACATATTTACAATAATCTTTACCTTCCAATGTTTTACCTCGTCCCCAGTCAATCTCATTTTTAAACGCCGGAATTAGTGAACAAATTTCCTGTACCTTTTCCTTCATAATACCCGCAGCCTGTTCCTTACCACCTGATGTAACGAACAACTTACACTTAGGATAAAGTACACATCTAATCATCAAAACCATCATAGACAAGAAAGATTTTGAATACGCACGAGGGAACACCGCATACATATATTGATGTCGCATCGCCGCACGCAAGAAAACTCTTTGATAAAAGTAAAACTTAAAATTCTGAGGATTGCCGCAAGTCAACAAAAAGTCAACAAACAAATCGGGATACTCCCTCCACAAGGCAATATAATTCCTTGCATCAGGGAGTATCGCACGAATTCTATCTTCAGAAATATCAATTTTACTATAACGGCTTTCTTGACCAGTAAATCTTGAAATATCAATTCTTCGACTTTTCTTAGAAAGGTCAATTAGTTCTTCTAAAGCCATTATTGACCCTCCTCTCCCTTTCTAATCTGAGCTAAAAGTTCTTCATCAGAAAGTTCTTCTTCTTCGAGGAATTCACTATACTCTTCAAAATCTTCATCTTTTAATTCACTGATTGATTCATAATCTAATTCTTCTTCATCATTATCTTCATCCTCTTCTTTAGCTTCCTCAATAGCCATCTGCTTAACAGCATTCTCAATCAAGTTACCTAAATTCATTTCTTCTACTACAAGAGAATGAGTATAATTCTTCAAATCCAATAGAGTCTCATCAACTCTATCTTTTGGACCGTCGGTATAAAATCTTGGAATAAATCCATCTTTTTCACAGATAGTAACTAACTCGGCAATCGAATCAAGATACTCACCTGTTTCAGCCTTATTCTGAGCCGCAGTAAATTTACCGGACTTCATAAGACCATCATACATCTTTATCATTTTCTGTGCGCCATCTACATCACCTATATCCAATAACTGATTAGCCTTCATAGAGGTCTTACATACTAATTTCAATGTATCTTCATGTCCAGCACCTTGAATTTCATAAGACTCTTCCATCTCTTGATAAAGCTGTTCAAGTTTAATCCATTCTTCTGGCTTATATGCTTTACCCCATTTTAGAAGCAACATTCTGCGCTCTTCATCAGTTAAATCAATAACCAAGTCTGATTCATCAACACCAGACTGTTGTGCAAAATAATCTTCTTGTGGGAAGCCGCCACCTGTTGTCGCAGGTCCTGGAATATATTCCGGCTCTTGGTAACCACCCTCCGGAATAATAATTCGTTGTTCTTCAACCGCAGCCATAATTTCCGTTGCACTATATCCTTGCGCTTTCATGGCTTGCTCTGTTTTCAAATTTCGCAATTCTTGTAATCGTTCTGTATCTGCCCATCTACAATCTGTATAAGGTTTTAATTTCATTTTAGATAAATAACGACCAAGAATTGTCATACCAGTTAGCTTACTTCTATCTTTACCATATTTCTCAAGTAAAGTGTACCAAGCTTCTGGAACCCAAGGCACGTCACATTCCTGAAGAATCCATAAGAATGACTCAGGATTGAAGTTATCTACGTGCATAGTAATGCATTTCTTACAAGTATCTAATTTTCCGTTCGGATACTTCTCAAGATTGTTCGTTCCGTAGAATTCGTCGGCGCGCATGGTCTTTTTACATTTCTTGCAGAATATCTGCTCTTGGTCTGTAACTGCCATAATACTCCTCCTTTATTCAATCATAAGTTTAAGCGCCCTCAGATTAGGCCTTTTTGCCCTTTGAGTTTCGACAACATTTACAAATACTGTAAAAGCCATCTTTACTTGTCTTATTCTTGCTAAAGTACTTATTATGCGCCAATTTAATTTCGCCGCAACGACTGCACTTTTTATATTTACCTTTTTCTACATTCAAATAATGCCAATCAAGCAAATCATCTTCTGCTTTAGAAGCTATTAAACCAGGAATTTTATTTCTCCAAAGACTTGAAATATATTCCAAGCTATGAGTTGTTCCAAATTCTTCTTTTAATGCTTGTTGGATATCAACATTTTGCATTCCATCAATTTTATATAAAACAATTTTTTCATACATAGGGAATTCTTTTAATGCTCTATCGCACACATCATCAAAAGACTCCATTAAATAATATAAATCAGAATCAAAACGCCCGTAAGCATCTTGTCTAAGTTTTGAATAATTACATAAAATCGCGGAGCAAACACGCGTGTCACAAAGTGAAATTCCCTTTGGAACTACATAACCTTCTGCGTCAAATGAATAATCATCTTCTAACTTAGTAGGGAAATTACTTCGTGTAATTTTGTTAAAGCGGATTGGTTTACGATACGCATCTTTTACTACATATTGGTCTTTTCGTAAATCAATAATTGCTTTCTTAATAATATAGGCATCTCGCCCTGTTGCTGTTTTTAGTTTTTGTTCCCACCATTGGATAGCTTCTCGAATCTGCTTCAAAAATGGAATTTCTTCTAAATCCTTCTTTGTAATCTGTACCTTTGGTTGAAATATTGTCTGTTTATTATCACTAATTAAGTTATAAATACCATCTTCGCCATTTTCCAATTTAGAAATGAGGCCCTCCAACGATGTCTCTCGCTTTTGGACTGTTACTGCGTGGTTCTCACTTAATGCCTTAATCTTCTTTTCTTTGCGTTCTTGTTTTTCTATTCCTCGAATTAAATAGTCGCCTAAAATCTCTAAATAACTATCAGTTACGTCTGGGTTCTCTTCAAGAATTTTCTTGACGAGCTCATTTCTTGCCTGTGGGTCCTCTAAAGTGTAATCTAATTTTATCACTATTAAGCACCTCCATCTTAACTATATTATACCAGAAATTTTGGGCAAAGTCAAATTTTTTGACAAACCTTAAAAATTTTGATATAATATAGGTAAATAAAAGGAAAGAAAAAGTAGATAAAAAGGGGTGGCACTATGTCGATTATAATTCAAATTATTATTATGGTTTTTTGGTTCACTATGGCAGGAATAGTGTTCTTCTCAAATAGTGATGTGTTGGCAGACGCAGAACCTAAAGACCGCAACATTGCTCTACTTATAATGATTATTTTTGCACCAGTATTAGCATTAAATAATGTTATAGAAGATATATTAGATATAATATTAGGAATAGATAATGACGACGATGATAAGAGAGGAGGCTTCTTCTAATGTTTAGCAACAGACCTATTGTTGTATCAGCTGTTGGATTTGCTCGAATGGAATATAGTAGTGAATTTGAAAAAATGATGAAATCACAAGGCTATACAAACCCATTTGTATTGCAGCGTCACGCAGCAAAGAGACTCTTTAAAGAGATAGATACTAAATCAGAACCGCAAGTACCTAAAAATGTTAAAACACTTCCGGTTGATGAATGGATATTAAAGCGAGATGAATATATTGCTCGCAAAGTATTTGAAGAATTTGGATGGGAGGAAGTACAATGGGATATCAGAACTAATCATCTTGAACACCTACTGGATGAATTAAAACCATGTGAAGACCCTATTGGTCAGTGTTCATTGTTCTGTAAATTTTTCCCTTGTGATAAATAAATGAGACCAGAGGATATTAAAGTACCAATGATATTAAAAGATATTAAAGAATTTACTGCTCAATGGAAAGCTTGTATGAAAGACTATATTGAGCGAATGGAAAAGAAGCCTGGGCTTGCAATCATTCAAGTCGGCGACGTTGAGGCCTCAAACCGATACGTCCGCAACAAGATTAAAGACTGTGAAGAAGTTGGAATTAAAACTCAATTATTCAAATTTCCTGAAGACATTTCAGACGTGGCTTTAATCTCACAGTTAAATATGATTGAGGAGAATGATGATTTTACAGGAGTATTTATTCAACTACCCCTGCCACAACACCTGCAAGGTATTGAAAAACTAATTGACCCCGCAAAAGATGTTGATGGTTTTACTCCAGATTCTGGATATACACCTTGCACACCTCTTGGTATAGTCAAGTATTTAGACTATTGTGGTTTTAACTTGGACGGTAAAAATGTTCTTGTTATTGGCCGCAGTGATATCGTAGGTAAGCCAATGGCTCGTCTACTATTAGATAGAAATGCAACAGTGACAGTTGCTCATAGCCATACAAAAAATCTTGACGCATTTATTTACACAGCAGATTTAATTGTATGTGCAGTTGGAAAAGCAAACTTTTTAAGCTGTGAAACAATCTATGTACCAGTTATTGATGTTGGCATCAATTTTGATGAAAATGGTAAATTAGTTGGTGATTGTTATAAAACTGAAAATCGAGATGTTACGCCGGTTCCCGGCGGTGTTGGACTACTCACCCGCTGTGCATTGCTTCACAATTTAGTAACTGGTATTTCATAATAAGGAGGAATAGAAAATGTTAAGACCAGAAAACGCAACTAGAAAGATTGACTCTCTTGGAAGAGTAACACTTCCTAAGGGAATGAGAGATAGAATGTTTATTGCCGACACAGATGAACTTGAGTTCTTTACAATGATGGCTGATGGAAGAGAATATATCTGTATGGCAAAAGTTAGCTCGGTAGACCCTAAGTATCTTGCAGCTCGCTCAGTACTTGAAGAGATGGGGGTTGAAATTCCGGAGAAGCTGGAAGCCGCATGTAATGGAGGTGAATAATGGTACAAATGGATTCATTTACAATTAACCATTCATGTGATACATGTATTCACTCAGAGGTTTGTCAGTATAAAACATATTTTAATGATATCGCCAGTCAGATTGAGGGAAAAGTTGATAATGTGTGTATGCCAGAAATTTTCAAAGTAAATATGGAATGCACAGCATGGGCAATGAAGTATTCAGTCCTTGCAAAAGATTGGGATGCTAAAGGTATCTTAACCACTACTGGACTATATACTGGAGATAGTTTATATACTGTAAACCCAGTGACAACACTATGCGACACAAGTAAAGGAGAACCTAAACCACATGAGAAGAATTTATAAATATCAGTTGATGGAAGCAGAATGCATCACTGCAAGAATTGAAAAATTTTTACATCTTGATTATCAAGATGGTATTCCTACCGTATGGGCTATTATGAATGACGACTATCCTGAAGTTACTTATAAAATTGTGGTTCAGGGAACTGGTTGGGATATGCCTAATGACTTAGATGAGTCAACCTATATTGGAACTCTCCAAGCAGGATTTTTTGTATGGCATTATTTTGCAGTACCAGACCGCAGAGTCCGTGAATATCAAAAAGTTTATAATGATTATTCAAAAGACATCTATGATAATTTCAAAGATAAAGATTTTGAAATTGATATGGAACAGGCAATTCAGTACAATGAAGCATTTCAGAATGTGCTTCGTCAGATTATAGAAAAGTCGCCCGTAGCAATGCACTAATGGACATTGCAATTATCTGTTCTCCAGGATTGGAGAATATTGAACTGATTGATGACACCATTATGAAGTGGATGTCAGATAATGATATTTGGTTGGTAGGTGTAGTTTGTGGTAAACCCACTTCCGCGGGCGCAAAGTGGGCAAGCCGCAGAGGCGCACCAATAAAGTATTCTGGTGTTTGGGAGGCAGATTTTATATTTGCCTTCGACACCGGAGTTGACTATTCAGTAAAAAATTTCGTTTCGCAAATGAAGAATAGGGGTAAGCATGGTAGATATATACAAGTTAGTTGAGCCGCAATATGGCGATATGATTATTGTTGAAGTCGACATGAGTGATGATTCGTGGCTAGATATCGAGACTGTTCAAAAGATACATCAACATATCCAACGACAGTTCCCTTTTAATTCCGTTATCACAGTCCCTAATTATTTCTCATTAGATTTATATTCAAAAGAAGAGGCTATCAAATATTTGGAAGACCTTCTTCAAAAGATTAGAGAGGAGAAGTTATAATGCAGGTTACAGAAAAGAAATACAACCAGACTACTACTTTTGGTAAGCTGAAGCCAGGTGACACATTCAAATATGCAAATACAGTTTGGATGAAAACCGAGAATGTAAGTAATATGCAGACAAAGATTAACGCAGTTGTTTTGACTACTGGAACTTTTGACCAGTATTTCAAAGACACAGATACTGTTGGTGTAATCACAGGTAGCTTTGTGGAGGGTTAATTTATGGAACCGGTGTCAGTAATACGAAAAACAGAATATCAAGTTGGCGATTTTAATCGAGAGTCTATTATTCATAACTTTTATTGCGGACATTGTCAGGCAAAAGTTGAAAAGTATCACAAGTATTGCTGGCACTGTGGTTACATGTTGCCAGATAACTTTGTAAAGAAATTAGGGGGCGATACTTGTGAGATACATAATAGCGGGGAGCCGCAATTTCTCGGATTACTCACTTATGGACGCGACGCTCAAATCATTGAACATATCGAGCAACGATGAAATAGTTTGTGGAGGAGCCCGTGGTGCGGATTCACTTGGTGAAAAATGGGGTATAGCAAATGGAGTCCCTATAAAATATTTTTTCCCGAAATGGGAAGAATTTGGCAAAGCCGCAGGACACATCCGAAATGCTGAAATGGCTGAGTACGGCGACTTCTTGGTCGCGTTCTGGGATGGGCAGAGTCGGGGAACCGCAAACATGATACAAGCAATGAAAAGGAAGAAGAAGCATGGAAAAGTCGTCCGTTATTAAATTTATTGAAGGCATGACAAAAGGACACGAAGCCGCAATGGATGAAGTGTTCGCGCATGGTTATTGCTACTGGTTTGCCAAAATCCTCGAACTTCGGTTTGATGGCGAAATGTGGTATTTGCCAGTAGAAAACCATTGGGTTACCAAAATTGGTGACCACTTTTTTGATGTTAATGGAGAATATGAGGTTGGAGATGGTATCATAGGTACCTGGCACGGAGTCGCGCAAGAAGACCCTCTATTGGCAGAACGATTGAGAAGAGATTGTATTCTAAAAGAGGAGGTATAGTGAAATGATTTATACCAGTTATTTCGCGCAAATGCGCAATTTTCCCGTAAACTTCATACCAATAGCAATCTGCGGCGGCATACCAAAATGGTACAATGGTTTATGGTATAAGAAGGTCGCACCAAAGTGGGCTTTCTTTTCGCAATGGAAACAAACGCATGATGATGAATATTATGTAGAACATTTTAATAGAGAAGTATTGCAACCGCACGAGCCGCAAAGATTTTTGAACGAGATTCAGCTTTTGGTTCCAGAAGAGATTAGAGCTGGTATGGCAGAACCAGTTTGGCAAAGTAAGAATGTTCATGTCGTGTTGCTTTGCTATGAAAAGCGAGGTGATTTCTGCCACCGACATTTAGTTAGTAAATGGGTCAACGACTGGGCGGGCAAAGACCTTATCCAGGAGTGGATTCCAGAAGCAGTGGAAGAAAGGGTTATCACTGAAGATGAGTATCAGAAAGCAAAACAGTCCTTTGCCAATGGCGGCGAAGATGGCACAATTGAGCAAAGCGAACGAGATACGGAAATACCAGAAGACAGTGCAAGCACAGATTGCGGCGGTCACCAAGTCGATTCTCACAGCGACGAAACTGGGGGAGTTTTCGACGGGAGCATTGGATTTGTTGCCGGAGACAATTAAACATTTAGAAGCACATGGGTATACTGTGAGTGAAAGAAATAAAGGTGCTGGTGATTACGAGATTAGTTGGCGTGAACAATATAAGGTTAATCCATCGTAATCCGAAATCGAAATACGACTTGGTGGGAATTTTGCCCAGGTCATAATGATTTTCATTTTGAAAAAAATTTTTTTCCCGAAATACTACCCCCTAACAACCAGGACAATAGCTTTCGGAGTCAGCTGATAAAAATACTGTAAGTACGGCACATACACAGAGCCTTGGCGGCGCGTTGTCGATTGCGATGCGCCGTGTTTATCAATAGAAAGGCACTACAACAATTTTGTGCGCAACACTAACACACAACACAAGCACAAAGCTTTCCTAAAAGTCTTTGTGCAATTTGCACAAACACACACAACAATCTTTGTACATTATTACTATAGACAACACACAAGAGCTATGGTATACTTTAATTACAGTAAAGGAAAGAGAGAGGTAACAAAGATGATTAAGATAGAATGTTATGAAGCAAAGACAGCACAGTGTGGTAGCGACTACTTCAATGGTGGTAGAGGTTGCGCTATGGAGTACAAGGTAGAGCACTTCTACACAGAAGAGGAAGCACAGAGGGCTTGTGCTACAGAGAGAGCAAAGGTTGCTAAAGAGATGGCTTGGTGTGATTGGTGGGTAAAGAAGTACATCACTGATGAGCACTACACAGTAGCAAGGGTAGTAGTTACAGTGTAGGGTAAAAGGCTTAGGCACAAAGCCTAAGCACACACAACAACAAACACACAACACTAACAATACATACAACAACAAAGACACACACAACACAAAGAGATAGTCAAACACACACATCAACAATACACAAAGACTTATTGTTGTAATGTTATAACAAAGGTATTGACAAGGTCTTCACAGTGTGTTATAATAAGTATGTATTAAGAGAAAGGAAGAGAGGGATTAACAATGTACAAGACAGAGGTAGCAACAAAGAAGATGTATGGTTATGTGCATTTGTCTATGGAGAACACACCTTCTAATGCTGTAGAGTTAGCAGCAGCGTGGGGGTTGTATAGTAGAAGAAGATGGCGAGAGACTTATTGGATAAAAGGTGACGACATAACCTTTAGGTTTAAGAGAAGCACCTTCAAGGAATGGTTAGAGATTGTGAAGAGTGTCACAGAGGACAAGTAATACACACAGCATCATGATACACACAAGGTATGTCATGGTGCTGTTTTTGTCGTGGACGAGCCTAGTTGGCGTAGGGAGGGAGGCACGCAGAAAAGCTTGCAAAGAGTTGTACAATAAAAGGCTTGACAAACTTCCTATAAATGTGTTATAATAAACACAGTAAGAAAGGAAGTGTTAAGTAATGATAGAAGTACAAAGAAAAGGTTACTATGTTATACAAGAGAGAAAGACACACTATGTTATTACAACAGTTGAAGGAACAGTGTTTGAGAGAACAGTTACACAGACACAGTTAAGAGCAATAATGAAAGAGATAAAAATTCGTAGTGTAAAAATTAAGAAATAAACTATTGACAAATTGTAAAAAAAATGGTATTATAATTATAGAAAGAGAAAAGAAATTTAAGTGAGGTGCTTGCCATGATGAAAGAATACCAAGTAACATTACTCGACAAGGAAGGTCACTACAAGCCTGTTAGCACCATTGTAAGGATGGAAGAGACAACAGACAAAAAAGCGATTCTAAGAGAAGGTCAAAGAAAGATAATGATAAAACGTTATTGGACAATGAGTGACTTGAAGCGCTACGGATACACCACAGCAAAGGTACGAGAGTACGACAAGGAGAAGATAGCCCAGGAGAATGCGGCGAGATACGAGGCGATTAAGGAAGCCAAGTACGCAAGTGGAGAATGGAAGCGTCCAAAAGGTAAGAAGGGAGAGTAATCTCCCTTTGAAAAAATCCATTCGCACGCGCGCCGGCGACTGTGGCGCGCGTTATTTTCAGCTATTGGCAGTCTGCACAAAAATCTCCGGCGAATTTTGTGCAAAATTACCTGTTGACATTATCCCGAAATGGTGCTATAATAATTATAGTAAATGAGAGAGAGGTAATGACTATGAGTACAATGTTCGTAACAATCGGAATGCCTGGATGTGGTAAGAGCACTTGGGCACAGACTAAAAACGCAAGAGTGATTTCATCTGACGCAATTCGCGAAGAGATGTTCGGAGATGAAGCAATTCAGGGCGACCCTCGCAAGGTATTCGCAGAGGTTTACAAGAGACTTGCACAGGCTCTCATTGATGATGTGGATGTAATCTTTGACGCAACCAACCTCGACTACAAGAGAGCAAAAGCAATCGAAATGTGCTACGAAATGGATTGCGAATGTGTTGCCGTTTACTTTGATGTAGACGCACAGACTTGCATTGAGAGACAGAACATGCGTTCTCGCAAAGTTCCTGCGTCAGTTATTCGCAGAATGTCTCATCAGTTAGTTGTTCCTTACCTCGAAGAGGGTTGGACACGAATTGAAAAAGTTTCGTAAAAGGGGGTTGACAAACACCCCTTTCGGTGCTATAATTAACTTATCAAATGAAAGAGAGGAAATGAAAAATGTTTACAATAATTGCTTTAATAATCGCAATGATAATGAATGGAGTACCAACAGAGAACCTCAATGAAGTCAAGGTGTACAGTGACACAATGTGCGTTGTTGATGTAAACTACGCAGAGGACATTGTAACAATCGCAGACTTTAATGGATTTGAATTTCAGTTCGAGGGTTGTGAGGATTGGCTTGAGGGGGACCTTTGCTCTGTGACAATGTGCGACAATGGAACAGAAAAAATCTTTGATGATGTAATCCTTGGCACAAGATACAGTGGTTGGGTTGAACAATGGGGTTTTGACATCGAAAGCAATGAGTATTTATACTATTTTGATTTTGATTAAAAAATTCAAAAAAAGGGGTTGACAAGTTCAACCCCATCTGTTATAATTAAATCATCAAAGAGAGAGAGGTAGATAAAATGATTTACACCGCATTATTTATTAACGAAGAAGATAGAAGAACATCAAGACTTGATAAGACAATCGAGTTTCAGCACATCACACATCAGTTCAGACCAAAGACAGTAGATGAACGCTTATTCGGTCAGCAAGCAACTCTCAAGGTTGTTGGCTATGGTATCAACGAAGAGAATGAGGGCTACCTTGTAGAAATCGTTGAGGCTTCCGAGGAATTGAGAGAGGCTTTTGCAAGTGTTGAAGTACCTCACATCACAATCGGCATTTCCAACAGTGGCAAGGCTGTCAATACAAGATACCTTGAGTTTGAGGAAATTGAGCCTTTTGAAATCGTGGCAACTTACGGAGGTTTCTGCGGCGACCACGTAAAATTCTAAAAAAAGTTTCAAAAAGGGGTTGACAAATGCCCCTTTTGGAGCTATAATAATTATAGAAAGAAACGAAAGAGAGGTAATTACAATGAACGAAATGAGAGAGAACTTACTTGATAGAATGATTAGAATTTACGGATTTGAACACGAGGTAGTAATCGAGTTCGCAAGAATGTGCGAGAGCGACGCATACACCGACAAAGACCTTGAGGTGCTTGTGAAGTGCCACGAGGAAAACCCAGTTGGGTTTGATGAGGACGAGGAGTAATCCTTGTCCTTTTCATTTGGCGGCGCGCTTTCGGCCCTGGCGCGCCGAATTTATATTATACCATACCACCCGGGATTTTGTCAAGAGAAAATTTGCACAAATTTTTGGCGTTCAATTTCCCGAAATTTGTGCACATTTACCTATTGACAAATGGCTCAAGCTTTGCTATACTATAATTACAGAAAGGGGAAGTGAGGCTTGACCGTTAAGCGTGTGCAGTTGGTATTTGACTTGACAAAGTCGGGTGCTGATTAGCGAGGGTTCAACGGAACCTCGAACCCTTTGAAAAAAAATAAAAAAAGTGTTGACAAAGGTTGTCAGCTATGCTATAATTAAATCATCAAAGAGAGAGAGGTACACAAAATGTATAGAATTGATAGAATGAGAAGAGATTACGAAAAGTTTACAGGTGCAGAGGGATACGCAATCGGTTTCCACATTGGCGAAGATGTTTACTGTGCAATGCTTGACAGAATACCAAGAAGATTTACAAGAGTACAGAAAGAATGTTCTTCTTGTGGTGGTGGCTACGGACTTTACATCAATGTAAAGAATAAGAAAGCAAAAGCCGAACTGATGAAGAAAGCCGTTAAGGTTGGAACACTTGCAGACCTTGAGGGAGATTATAACAGAGGTGTAATGTTTGAAAAACTCGTTTACGAAATGAATGGACAGACATTCAGAGGTAAAGACTCCGTAAGATTTACAGAGGGTGGCGACATTGTAATTGACGGAAAGGAAATTCAAGTCAAGTATGAACACGCAAGAATTTGTTATGATAGCACATTAAAAAAATTGAAAAAAGGGGTTGCATAATTGCTCCCCTTGTGCTATAATAAGTATAGAAAATGAGAGAGAGGTAATGATAATGGCATTTGTAGAAATTTCCAAAAGAACAAAGAAAGAGCAGAAAGCCTACTACGCAAGTATGCGAAATGTGAACGGGTTCAACACCGGCACACGCACAATGAAAACACCAAAAAATCCTACTCGTGCAATGCAGAAAGATGCTTGGCGAAAAGGTAAAGAAATTTAGAAAAAAGTGTTGACAAACACCTCAAGCTGTGGTATTATAATTATAGAAAGAGAGGTAAACAGATTATGATGAAAGCAATTAACTTTGACATGGACGGAACATTAGCAAACTTCTACGGAGTAGAAAATTGGTTGGAATACTTAATGGCAGAAGATGTAACACCTTACGAGGTAGCAAGACCACTCCTCAATCTTCAGGCACTTGCAAGAGTTCTCAACAGATTGCAGAGAGAGGGTTGGGAAATCAACATCATTTCTTGGTTAAGTAGAAACGGAAGTGATGACTACAACGCAAGAGTGACAGAAACCAAAAAGGCTTGGTTAGAAAAACACCTTGCAAGTGTTCACTTCGACAACATCACAATAGTAAAGTACGGAACACCTAAACACACTTTAGGAAACGGAATACTTTTTGATGATGAAGAGCCAAACAGAAACGCTTGGGGCGTTGGTGCTTACGATGTGCAGAACATCATCGAAATTCTGAAAAATCTCTAAAAAGGGGTTGACAAAACCCCTTGCAAGGGGTATAATTAAACCATGAAAGAGAGGTAATGAAAATGAAAACAGTTATTATTGAATACGCAACAATTAGTCCAGCAGTTCTTGCTAACAAGGTAGAGAAGGCTTTCTCTTGCTTGTGTAACTGGAAGGACATTGATGAGGACTACTTTGAGTTTACAGTCATTGGTGTTTGTGCTTGTGACATGGATGAACTTGAGGATGTGCTTGCAGAGTATGTGTAAACTCTGCAAGCATTTTTTTGCCCAAGTTTGGGCGCCGCGCGCACGAACGATGCGCGCGGAATTTTCATTATACCATACCCCACAGCTTTTGTCAAGAGAAAAGTTGCACAAATTTTCAATCGGTGCTATTCCCGAAATTTGTGCATTTTGCCAGTAGACAAAGCTCTGTTGGAGTGTTATAATGATTATAGTAAATGAGAGAGAGGTAATGAGTATGACAGTATTTTATTTATTCGATGAGTATGGAGTTTGTTGTGGCACTACTACTGACGAGGACTATGCGTCAGCGTGGGCAGATGCGAACGAGGGCTATTATTGTTGCGATTAGCCCTTGACATCATTCCAAAAGTGTGCTATACTAATAATAGAAAGAGAGGTAATTGCTATGGTAGAAGTTTGGGCAATCAATAAGGTAACTGAAGAGGAACTATTCCTTGGATACTGCGACACTGAAGAGGACGCACAAGAGGACATTGACAACAACATTGAGTGGGATGACCTCGACAATCCAGACGATTGGAGATTTGAAATCCGTCCAGCAGAGGACTATGAAGAGCCTTGCGACATTGATGATGATTGCGGCTTTGACCCTTACTGCGGTTGCTACACCTACGATTGTTAGGTGTAGCTGAAAAAAATTTCAAAAAGGGGTTGACAAGTTCCCCACAGTGTGCTATACTTAATGTATCAAATGAAGAGAGGTAATGTGTATGAAGATTTATTTGGCAAGTCCATTTTTTAATCAGTTAGAAAGAGCAAATGTTGTAAAGGTCGCAGAGAGATTGCGTGCCGAGGGTCACGAGGTCTATGTTCCAATGGAACACGAGATTGAAAATGCGTGGGATTTACCTAACAATGAATGGTCACGCAGAGTATTCAAAGACGATGTTGACGCAATTCGCAAGGCTGACAAGGTTGTTGCAATCACTTATGGAATGACTGATGACGCAGGAACTTCGTGGGAGATTGGCTTTGCTTACGGCATTGACAAAACTGTTGAGGTTATTTCTGTAAATCAGACAACTTATTCTTTAATGGTTTATCAGAGTTGTGCAGAGGTTTCAGACCTTGACGGAAACCCATTAAGAAAAAAAGAAATTTTACAAAGTTAGGGGTTGACAAAACCCCACTAATGGGGTATAATAATTATAGAAAATGAAAGAGAGGTATTTACTATGAGAATTGATGTTGAAATGACTTGCCCATTCTGTGGGGCTGAACACAGTGTTGAGGTTAATCTTGCTGGCTTTGAGGCTTGGCAGAATGGCGAACTCATTCAGAGAGCAATGCCAGACCTCTCGGCAACTGAAAGAGAGCAGTTAATCTCTCAAATCTGCCCGAAGTGTCAGGCAGAGGTCTTTGGCGAAGATGAATAATCTTCCCAAAGATTTTTCAAAAAAAGTCTTGACAACCGACTGAAAACGTTGTATAATGATTATAGAAAGTGAGGTAAGGATTATGTTGATGTTTTTATTAGGTATGTTGATAATGTATTTAATTGTTGGAGTTATCCTTGTGATAGAGGGATTTTCTTCAGATTGGCTTCAGTGGTTGTTTGGTTGGTGGTTTGTATTGCCAATTATGTTTTGCCACTGGGTTAAGAAAAAAATTAAGAATTTTTCAAAAAAGTGTTGACAAACTCTTCGGAGTATGTTAATATATAATTGTCAAGAGGAAGTGTTTAAAACCACTTAAAACGTATCCGTAGGGCAACAAGTAGCGAAGAATGAGAATCAGTAGCGATAGTAAAAACCCTTTCGATTTTCTCAAAAACCTCTTGACAAGCCGAAAGGCAAGTGCTATAATAAGTACATAAGGTTGAGGTAGTTAATGTGTGAGCCCAAGGGAGCAAGAACCGAAACGCTACCGACAAAGACAACCTAGCGCACGGGCACTCAGGTGTGCGCTATACAAGTGTGAACCAAAACCACAGTTCCGTTTGCAAGTTTGTGGACTAGCCTAGAGTGTAATGGAACAAGAGCCGAAAGGCTCTATTTTTTTTGTCCATTTGAGCCTGCCGCGCCCGATGGTTGCGGCCGGTATTTTTGTCAATAGGTAGTCTGCACAAATTTTGCCACCAAACTTTGTGCATTTTGTACAGTTGACATTTTCCCGTATCTATGGTATTATAATTATAACAAATGAGAGAGAGGTAATGAATTATGAACAAGATTATGTATTGTACTTTAGACACAGAAACAGTTGGTGGCGCAAGCAATCCAACAGGCACATACAATTATGGTGGAAAAATCCACGACAGAAACGGAAATGTTTTCGCAAGTTTTTCGCTTTTGGTTTCAAGTCACTATGAGGACATCAAGAACGATGACTATGCAAAAAAGAATTTTCCACTCTATGAGAGATACATCAACGAGGGAAAAGTCACAGTAGTTCCAACAGAGGAAATGGCACTTGACATTATCCGTCAGTTGTGCAGAGCCTACAATGTAAAGTATTTAATGGCTTACAATTCAGGCTTTGACTTTGTAAAAACTAATTGCGCCGAGTTGCTTGACGAGTTCGAGTTCATTGACATTTACTTAATGGCATTACAGACAATTACTCACATCAAGAAGTATGCGAAGTTCTGCCGAGAGAATGGCTTTGTTTCAAGAAGTGGTAAGACTTGCGCAACTTCTGCCGAGAGTATGTTTGCATACCTCACAGACAATGCAGACTACAAAGAAGAACACACTGCCTTTGAAGATGCTTGCATTGAAATGGAAATCTTCCTTGCTTGCTTACGCACTCACAAGAAATTCACAAAGAATGTTCATCAGTGGGATTGCCGAGAGGGAAAAATTTTTCCAAAATGGGTTGACTAATCGGTCAACCCATGGTATAATAATTATAGAAAGTGAGGGAAGCCAATGCAAAAAGAAATGAAAGAAGTTAAGTGTCCCAAGTGCGGAGCCGAGGACGTGGAGTTCATTGACCAAAACCACCACGAATTGATGTGGGAAAGTCATACGGGTTATGAGGACGGAATTTACGATTGCCGACATTGTCGCATTCGGTTTGGTATTTGGACAGATTTTGAAATCAAAATCACAAATGTAAAAGTCGATTGGGTCGAAGAATACGAAGAGGAAGAGGACGAGGAATAAAATTCTCGTCCTTTTTCAGCGCCGCGCCGGCGAACGTCCGGCGCGGTGTTTATTATACCACATCGGCTCAGCATTTGTCAAGAGGAAAATTGCACAAATTTTCAAATAATTTTTTTTCCCAATTTGTACAATCTGCCTATTGATTTTTATTAAAAAATTTGGTATTATAATAGTGTCAAAAGGAAAGGGAATAAAAAAACCGAGAGGAAAAAAAATTCCAAAAAAAAATGAAAAACCTATTGACAAAATAAAAAAAATTTGTTATAATAATTATACAAGGTAAGGAAAGAATTAAAAAGCAAAAGCCAATCGGCAATAAAAAAAATAAAAAAAGTGCTTGACATTCTTCAAAACCTATGTTATAATAACAATGTAAACAAAGTAAACCAACTCAAATCAAGAAAGGTAAATGGTGGTAATTATGGAAAAGATGACTAATGTTAAGGCAATCGAGTATGTTCTTGCAAACGCAACTCTCCCTACTGATGTAAAGGAGAAGTTAGAGAAGATGAAGGCACAGTTTGTGAAGAAGAACTCTGCCGACAGAAAGCCTACTGCAAATCAGGTTGAGAACGCAGAGTTTAAGGTGGCAATCCTTGACTACCTTGCAACTGTTGAGTCTGCGACTATCTCCGACTTAATGAAGTCCGTTCCTGCTCTTGCAGAACTCTCAAATCAGAGAGTATCGGCAATCGTTAGACAGTTAAAGGACTCTGGCGAGGTTGTTAGAGAGGAAATCAAGAGAAAGGCTTACTTCTCTCTTGCCGAGGACTCTGCCGACCTTGACGAGTCCGAGGACTCTGACGAGGAGTAAAAAAAATCGTCAAGGGGTGTAAAAACCCCTTGACAACTTCTCTAAATCGTGCTATACTATAATCAAGAAAGGGGGAAAGCCCAATGACAAACGAAGAAAGAATTGAACAGTTGATGAAAAGTCTTGATTGTAGTCGAGAAGAAGCAATCCAAGTAATCGCAGACGATGAAGCCATTGACAAGGGCGAAAAGTTGTTTGAACTCTCTGCCGAACAGAAAAAGGCGAGCAAAGACGCACGAAACACAGGTGCGAAAAAGCCGACCGTTTACAAGTTCGATACTTCCAAGAGAAAGAAAGCCGAGAATGTGGGCAAACGCACATTGATTGATACAATCAAAGCAAGCCTTGATGAAATCGGTGTCGAGGGAATGGAAGTCACGAACCCCGAACGAGAGTTGAACTTCTCCGTTGATGGTGTCAAGTACAAAATCGTGTTGAGTTGCCCGAGAAAGTAGGGCAACTTGCACAAATAAAATTCTCTGTTTTGCACAAAGTTCCAGCCGGAATTTTGTGCAATTTTTTTTATCCAAAAGGCTTGACAAAAGCGGCGACCTGTGCTATAATGGCGCGCCGCTGTCGGCAGCAGCGGCGTGAATTTCCAGTATACCACACTCTCAGCAATTTGTCAAGCAAAAACTCCAGGGCAATCTGCACAAATCTTTTTCCCGAAATTTGTGCAACATTGCCTATTGCATTTTGGGGGTGGGTGTGCTATACTTATAATTGTCAAGGGGAGGTGGCAACGTCCGATACGAACACTGAAAAAAAATTGACAAAACCCCTTGACAAACCTCTCTCAATAGTGTATAATGATTATACAAGGTAGGGATAACAAATGAGATTGAAACCCACTTAAAATAAGTCAAAAAAAACTATTGACAAATAAATAAAAAAGTGTTATAATAAATATATAAAGAAAAGGAAAGCGTCTTAAAAGTCGGTGTGGAAAACTCCTATGGCATTAAAACTCGCGAGGTGTTAAGAGAAAACCCATTGCAGACAATTTCAAAAAAAATTAAAAAAAACACTTGACAATTAAATAAAGAAATGTTATAATAATAATGTAAACAAAACAAATCACATTCAAAGAAAGGTAAATGGTGGTAAACATGGAAAAGATGACAAACGTAAAGGCAATTGATTTCGTACTTGGCAACTGTGAGGTTCCTGCTGATGTAAAGGAAAAGTTGGAGAAGATGAAGGCTCAGTTCATCAAGAAGTCTAGTGCGGAGCGTAAGCCTACCGCAAATCAGACTGAGAACGCAAGCCTCAAGGTGGCTATCCTCGACGCAATGGAAGAGGGTAAGGGTTACACCATCACCGACTTGATGAAGGTTGTGCCTGAACTTGCAGACCTCTCTAATCAGAGGGTAAGTGCAATCGTTCGTCAGATGAAGGACGAGGGTACTGTAACTCGTGAGGAGATTAAGCGTAAGGCTTACTTCACAAAGGCAACTGACGAGGTTGCCGACCTTGAGGACGAGGAGTAATCCTCGCCCCCTTGGGGGTAACTGAATAACGGATAAACTAGGGCGGTTTGAGCAAAGGCTTGAACCGCCCGCTTACGTTCGACGCGGGCGGTGTTTTCGTCAATAGGCAGTTTCAACAAATTTTCGGCGTAAAATTTGTGCAATTTTACCTATTGCAATTTTCCCGTAATCGTGGTATTATAATAATGTCAAGAGGGGATGGTAACTCGGTAACAAGTCCTTAAAAAATTTTCACAAGAGTTGAAAAAACCTCTTGACAACCTCTCTCAAAGGTGCTATAATGAGAGAGTAGAAAGGAAATAAGAAATGGCACAGATAGTAATTTGTTGTGGTGGACAACCCACAGAAAAAGATAAGCGAGAGATTTACAACTTGCTTGAGTTCAAAAAAAGATTAAAAAAAATAAAAAAGGTATTGACAAACCTACAAAGTAGTGTTATAATAAATACATAAAGAACAGAAAACAAATCACAGAAAGAGAGAGGTAATGAGTATGAATTACAGAGAAATGCAGACAATCGCAAAGGTTAATGAAGTAGTAAAGATGATTGAGGCTCTTGGTCTTAACGGAGAGTTCACAAAGAAACAGTTTGACAAGGTTCGTGCAAACGGCTCTACAAGTCTTGATTGGATGAGAGAACAGGGTATGAGAGCAAACGGACAGTTCGGTTGCAAGCCTTGGCGTAAAGAAACTTTCAGACCTATCGCAAAGTTGGTTCGTCAGGAGTATTTCACAATCACTCTCAAAGAGCCTATCGAAAAGAGAGTTGTTGTCACTGCCGACGGCAAAGAAATTCCTAATGTCAAGGCTGATGACATTCGTTGGAACTCTACCGCAAAGGCACTTCTTGAGCAGATTTTCCCTGGCTTTAGAATTGACTATGTAACAACAAATGAAATCGAGGTTTGCCGTAACTATTACGAAATCGACTATGATGTAGTAAGAGAAATGGTAGATTGGTGCGAGAGTAAGAATGCACTTGTTGCCGACTACTACGGCGAGAAACTTGCAAAAGCAAGAGCCGAGGTTGCAAGACTTGAAAGAATTGTGAGTGCTTTCTAAAAGAAAAGAGGTGGGGGAGCAATCCCCCTACCTCTCTCAATAAATTTTCGCAGCTACAAAAATTTTTCCAAAAGGTATTGACAAACTATAAATTTAATGTTATAATAATTATAGAAAGTGAGGAAAGAACTATGGGACTTAAAGGAATTAAAACAATAAACAGAACATTAAATAAGTTTCTCGCACCTTTTGAGTGTACTGCAAGAATGGGAACTGAATTTTGTTATTTATACAGTAAGAGTTTGATTTTGTATTCGTTTGTAATGCCCGACCTCGAAATTGAACACGATTTCCAAGCAAGCATTGACCGACTTAATCCAACAGTAAAAATGGATAGTTTCCTTTGGGGTTTGCTTCACGAACTCGGACACCACGAAACAATGGACGAAATCGAGGACGAAGAATACGAGTATTGCCAACAGGTAAAAGAGCAAATCAACAACCAAGAGGTAGACGCAGTTGAATACTACGACCTCATTGATGAACGACTTGCGACAGAGTGGGCTGTGAGATACGCAGACGCCCACGCACTCGAACTCAAAAAGTGGTGGGAAGAAGAAATGCAACCTGCGATAATGCACTTTTACAAAATCAACAATGTAGAAATCGAGGGGTAACACCCTCGGTTTTTTAATTTGAGCCGCGCGCCAGTGAACGTGGCGCGTGGTGTTTTGTCAAGAGTAATACTGCACAAATTTTTCGTGCAAAATTTGTGCAAAATGACCACTTGACTTTTTTCCCGTAATCGGCTATAATGATTATAGTAAATGAAAGAGAGGTGGACACAATGGACGCATTCAAGAGGGAAACTGTTGTGGGTTGCACTGTTTGGGACATCAACGCAAAGTGTGTTCATAATAAAAACAGAGCAAAGGACTATCGAAAGGTTGTTCGGTCGGCTCGCAGAAAAAATCGAGAAAATTTGAAAAAAATGCTTGACAACCTGACCGAATAGAGTTATAATAATTATAGAAAATGAAAGAGAGGTATTGCCTATGAATACAACATTACTTATTACTTTTATCGTTTTATCTATCGTCAATGTAATCTTACAGACAGTAAAGTCTATCGTGACTATCAAGTGTGGTAAGATTTCAGCAAGTGTGGTAAATGCCGTTGCTTTCGGTCTTTACACTATCGTTACAGTTTACACAATGTGCGACTTGCCTTTAATGATTAAGGCTTTAGTAGTTGCCCTTTGTAACCTTGTCGGTGTTTTCATTGTAAAGTGTATCGAAGAAAAGACACGCAAAGACAAGTTGTGGAAAGTTGAACTCACAGTAAGAGCAGATAGAACAAATGTTCTTGCAAGAGAGTTAGAGGAACTCGCAATTCCTTACAACTACATTCCTAATGTTGGCAAGTACACAGTATTTAATATTTACTGTGCGACACAGAAAGAAAGTGCCTTTGTTAAGGAATTGACAACTCGCCACAAGGCAAAATACTTTGTCACAGAGAGCAAAGCCCTTTAATGGGCTTGCCCTCGCAAGGGCGGAGCTGCCGCAAAATTTTTTCAAAAAAGTATTGACAACCCCAGGGTTTTGGTGTATAATTAACTTATCAAATGAAAGAGAGGTTTTAAGATTTGGATTTTGGAATAATGATTGATACAGAAACTACAAACGGTTTTGATGACCCTATGTTTTATGACTGTGGGTGGCAAGTGATAGACACTCTTGGCAATGTTTACAGAGAACGCTCGTTCGTAAATGCCGACATTTTTTGTGGGGAAAAGGACTTGATGAAAGAAGCCTTTTTTGCCGACAAAATTCCTCAGTATTGGGAAGAAATCAAAGACGGCTCGCGAATGTTGGCAAGTACAAACGGAATACGCAAGGCACTTGCCGAAGATGTGCGAATGTTTGGTTGCTCGTTCATTTGTGCCCACAATGCACGATTTGACTACAAGGCACTTGCGAAAACGCAAAGATACATCACAAAGTCAAAATACAGATACTTTGTTCCTTTTGGTCTTGTGTGGTGGGATACCTTGAAAATGGCTCGTCAAGTCTTGGGAAATGATGAACAGTACCGAGAGTTTTGCGAACTCAACGACTACATTTGCAAAAATGGACAGTTGAGAATGACAGCCGAAATCGTTTACAGATTTATTTCTGACAATAACGATTTTGTCGAGGAACACACCGGCTTGGCTGATGTGGACATTGAAAGACAGATTTTGGCTTATTGTCTTGCAAAAATGCCAGACCTTGACCGAGAACTGTGGGGAAACTAACCCCCACAGTTTTTTGTGCATTTTGCCTATTGACAAATAAATTTCCATGTGATAAAATGGCGCCGCGCCGACGGTAGAGAGGCGCGGTAATTATTATACCACATCACCCCACAAAAAGTCAATAGGAAAATTGCACAAATTTTAACCCCATTTTTTATCCCAAAATTGTTACTTTTGCCTATTGACACAAAAAGTCAATAGGCAATCTGCACAAAGATTTTCTGTTCAGTTTGTGCAATTCGCACATTGATTTTTTGTAAAAAATTTGGTATTATTATTATACAAGGTAAGGGAAAGACCTTAAAAAAACTTTTCCAAAAAAATTAAAAAAAAACTGTTGACAAACCTTAAAAATTTTGTTATAATAATTATAGAAAGTAAAGGAAAGGGAATTTCAAAAAGCCATTCGGCAAACAAAAAAAATAAAAAAAGTTGAAAAAAACCCTTGACAACTTTCAAAGTAAATGTTATAATAAGTATGTAAGGTAAACAAAAACAAATCACTCAAAGAAAGGTAAATGGTGGTAATTATGGAAAAAATGACTAATGTAAAGGCTCTTGATGTTGTTCTTAATGGTGGCGAAATCACTGCCGAGGTTCGTGAGAAACTTCAGAAAATGCGTGAGCAGTTTGTGAAGAAAAATTCTGCCGAGAGAAAGCCTACGGCAAATCAGACCGAGAATGCCTCTCTCAAGGTTGCCATTGTGAACGCAATGGAAATCGGTCGCAAGTACACTATTACGGACTTGATGAAAGCCGTACCTGAACTTGCCGACCTCTCAAATCAGAGAGTGTCTGCCATTGTCCGTCAGATGAAAGACGAGGGAACGGTTGTTCGTACCGAGGAAAAGCGTAAGGCTTATTTCGAGGTTGCCGTTACTGACGAGGGTGAGGACGAGTAATCGTCCTTTGCCCCAAAGGGCAAAAAAAGTTTCAAAAAAGGCTTGACAAATGCTTTCGGCTTTGGTATAATGATTATAGAAAGTGAGGGAAATGCTTATGACAGACTACATTAAAGAGGTTATGGAAATCACAGGCTACACACAAGCCAAAGCCGAAAAGTATTATCAGTCGGTTTACAAGGACTTGTCCGAGGACGGCGAGGTATCAGCCGAAGATGTAATCGAGGTTATCCGAATTGAAAAAAAGGTTAAGGACAACGGCGTAAAGACTGTTGCGAGAGCCGACAAGCCGAAAAAGGCACCAACTGTCTACAAATTTGACACCGAAAAGACCAAAAAACGTCCAAAGGACGAGGAAAAAGTGCAAATTGTAGAAAAAATTGCCGAATTTATGGCAGAAATTAGCGAAAATGCTGAAATTTCCAACCCTGGACAGACAATTTCGTTCAAAATCGGCGAAAATTCGTACAGTTTGACCTTAACCAAGCACAGAACACCGAAAAAATAGTGCAATTTGCACAAAAAACCGGTGTCAAGGGGCAAAACCGACAAGGTTTGCCCCATTTTTTTGTGCATTTTTACTATTGACAAAGGGGGTCGGTCTGTGGTATAATGGGCCGGCCGCTGACGCAAGCTGCGGCCGGAATTTCGTCAATAGGCAACATTCACAAATTTTTCTCTCAAAATTTGTGCAATTTGACGGGTTGACTTTTTTCCCAAAATGGTGTATTATAGTTACATAAGAAAGAGAGGTAATGAGTATGAAATACACAATTAGTAGAGATTGCACTTTTGGTTGGGATTTTACTGTCTATGATACAGAAACTATGACACGCACTAGGAACTCAGGTTGTGGGGACTATGGCTCAACACAGTCAACAGAAATGACCGAAGAAGAAATGCGACAGTTTATCAACAACAGAGAACTTTCGGAACTGAAAAATTTTCACTATGAAATAAAAAGACTTAAACAAAGGTATGATGAAAAATTTGAAGAAATTGAAAAATTCAAAAAAGCCCTTGACAACCGTTAAGGACTGATGTATAATAGTAATAGAAAGAGAGGTAATGAGTATGGAAAAAGAAATTACACTTGTAGTCAGCAAAAAGAAAAAAGTGTTCGTACATCAGTTTGATACAGTGACCGAGGCTTATCGCTTCTATCTTAAAAAGTATTCCACTCTTGGCGATTGGTGGTATTATCTCACTTGTGCCCACAAGTTACTTTCTTCTGTGAGTAATGAAGAAATTATGGAGTGCGTTTTCCGTAACTGTTTCACAAATGCGTGTATCGTTGAGAGTTACGAACGCAGACAGAGAAACGCAAAAATTATCAAATTCCCCTTGACAACTTAGTCGAGGGGTGGTATAATAAATACAGAAAGTGAGGTTGATACTATGAACGATACAATGAAAATAATAATGATGAACATGCTCGGCGGTGCGGACAGTTTGGTTCGTGAGTATGGAGATGAAGAGGTTCTTGAGCCTTGGTTAATGTGTGGCGTTCCCGATGGTGCGACAGTAGAGGACTTGGCAGAAATTGCTGATGACCTCGACGGGTTCATCGACATCATGGAGTGCTTTGTGCGTCGGCTCAAGCAGATTAAGGAAAGCGAGGGGTAAAACCCTCGTATTTTTTTTTTTTTTTTTGCAAAAAACACTTGACAAGTGCGGCCAGCTATGGTATAATAAAAGTGAGCTAGAACGGGCCGCGGACGAAGGAGCAGGCCCGAATTTCCGCCCGCACACCCCATATGCAAATTTCTCCGTACTTCTAGCATATGCCGCATATGCGCACATTTTTCCCGAAAACCTAGGTCGGCCCGCCGCCGGGCGCATGCACTCGCCGGTCCGGAATTGCCGAAAGCCTTAACTAATTTCTGGGCCCGCGGGACCGGGCCGCCGCATATGCGAGAATTCCTAGAATTCTCACGAGCATGGCTCTAGCCGAGCCACGCTCCAGTTAATGCCATTGTCAATATTTAGGATGCACAATGCTTCTGACGTGTTGTTGTCAGCAAACTTGACAATGATATAAAATTTTGCTATAATATAATTGGGGGGAGCAAAATTAAAGAACGGTAATTTGATTTTCTAAAAAAAATATGGTACAATATATATAGATAAAATGAAAAGGAGATATGTCAAATGGTTAACCAGAACGATATTTTGAAGGCGCTCCAGGAGGGCCAGGACGCTGGCACAATCGCCCAGCAGATGACTGATGCACTGAACGCCGCAATCGCACAGAAGAAGAAGATTGATGCTGATAAGGCGAAGACTGAGCAGGAGAAGAAGATGCAGGCTGCCCGCAAGGAGCAGATTATGCAGGACATCCTGAACTCTATCTTTGACTTCATTGACGAGTTTTATCCTGACTTTGCAGTTCCAGCAGAGCTTGAGGAGCAGATGACTGCTGCCGCAGTAATCGAGTCTATGGACAAGGCCGCTGCCGAGGTAAAGGAACTCGTGGCGCAGATGAAGGAGTTCGAGGCTATGCTGAAGAACTCAGATAAGCCAAAAGTAAAGGCAAATGAAACAGCAAACACTGTTCGTAAGCCTGCGGCTCCAGATAAGATTATTCTGGACTTCTTGCGCTCACAGGGCTTGGCATAAGCATAAGGCTTCTAAGAACGAACATAAGGAACCCCGGCAAATACTCGCTGGGGTTCTTTTGCGTCCTAAAAATTAAATCAGAGCAGGCAAAATGATAAGGCTTCTCCTCTGTCGAGGGAAGCCTGTTTTTCTTTATATTTAATTAGGATAGCGATGACGATGACGGTGAAATGGACCGCATGTTCCAGGCGAGCCGGGCGCACGCATATCTCACCATTTCTCACATTTCATCGCAATTTTTACCCTTTTATCTCTTTCCAGAAGTCACAGAAGTTGGAGTCGCAATCGGTTTAACCTCCAAACTCCACATTCCAACAGCCAAAGCAATAGGGTCCCAGTCATCTGCGACATAATGTAGAAACTCATCTGCGGTCGTCGGTGTAAAACCTTCACTCTGCTCTGAATGTGTACACTTATGAGAAGCCTGCGGCTTCTCTGTTTTCTGTGGCTTTGGCTTTGGCTTATCAACTGCCTTTGAGCGCGAAGCGCTCAAATAATCAAACGGATTATCATATTCCGTTACACCACCATCGGGACTAATATGCCCCATAACCACCATATTTTTAACTAATATACTCTCATACTTACCCGGTTTAACCAGAGCATAAACAATATTTCTTTTAACCTGAGACAACTTATCA